AGGAAGAAGACCTTGAACTTCTTCTCCTCCAGTTAGCATTACTTTAGTGGGATTGAATCCTAAAGCATTATGTTTGTGTATCTGAAGGTCGTCCTGAGTTACATAAACCGTAGAAGCACTCAAATTTATTGTTACTTCGGGTAAATTTACTATTTCTATTAATAACTTCTCCCTAAAATCATATACGGCTCCTTCGCTCGGTACATTTTTATACACCTCTGGGTGAGCTGCTACACAGAATAGTTCATTGTTATCTGTAAATATTCCTACTTCTCTTATATAGAATCCTCCAACACTAGCAGGAACTATAGTTAAAATTTCTAACCATATAGCTACATTGCTATTAATATATAATGAAGTTATATTTTGTCTATATACTTCATTAACTAAATTTTGTTGGGATTGACTAGGATTTACATTAAATCCTCCTCCGTCGCCCCAAGCAAAGTATTTTAAATTGATAGGAGTTCCGTGAGCCAAACTTTCTAAAACTAAGGTTTGTCCTACAGTAGTAAGTATTGGATTATAAATAGTAACCATAATTTGTATCCTCTATATGTAAATAACTTTTATAATATATATATAAAAACCGTCCGCTCACCAATTCCATTTGGATGTATCCCAATCTGAAATATCCCAAATCATAAAATCTATTCCGAAATACCATTTTTTCTCATCCCAGTTAAACACGTCCCATATAAGGTATTCGGTGTCTGGATAAGCTGTATACATTAACGTACCCTGACTCGCAATTCCTATATAGTATGTAGACTTGTCTAAAGCGAATTCTAAGGTAAGTTTATTTATAATAGGATAAATATAATTCCTAGCAAAATTTACTATCTTATCTACAACTTCAAAACCTCTAACTTTAGTAGGGCTAAAAGATACTAAATCCAAAGAAATGGTATGAGGCTCTCCTACTGGAGTTTGTTCATACCAATCAGATAATTCAAAATCTATATCTAAAAGTTTTAAAGCAAACTCAAAACCTTTTCTGCTCCCCTTATTGATATGTATAAAATTTATAAAAGATAAAAATGTCCTTACTGACTCTTCCTCTAAGTAAAGAGTATCTATTATATACCCGTAACCAAATTCATTAATCAGAGAATACACATCCTCCAAAGGAATATCTTTTAAACTTCTATATTTACTCTTAACAGAGTAAAATCTTTGAGCTAATTTATCAGAGTATGGATAATCAACACTAAGAAGCCAATCTACAGAGTCTGCAAATTGTTGCATAGTTTCTTCTTCTCTTCTATTTTCGGGTATCCATTTTCTTATTGAATGATTAAACATGTCTTTATAAAATCCACCCTCCCGAATTCCTACCTATAATATAAATAAAAAACCGTTGATTGATGGTTCAACGGTCAAAACCTTTATACATCTCTTACCTTTGGTAAGAGACTATACTATGGCTACATTGGTTTTAATTTTTATATATTCATTCCAATTATATTGGAATAAGATATTATCACTATCATAGTACTTCCAAAGGATACCTCCATCCTTAGTAAGAGTATCTTCCATAACTAAATCTCCTCCCACATTACTAGTAGGAATAGGATTAGATACTTGTACTACGGTGTTACCACTAGATATTGTAGCTGAAATAACATTATAATATCCATCATTTCCGTTAGAACTCTGAACCCTCACTACGTCATTAGGTAGAAAATGAGATGTCTTATCTCCAGAAACAGTAAAAGTATACGGACTAGAATTATTAACAGCTATTATAGAGTACCTATCTGTGGTTTTAAATAAGGGTAAAGAACTATTGGAAGAATCTAAAAACCCTACGCACTCATAAGAGAAATTACCAGACAACACCGAATCCCCTATTTGATAGTGATGATTAGCTTGCCAGTTTGGGTCTCCCTCTACCTTGGTCTTACATACCCATATTATGTCGTTGTCCTCGGTAAAATCACCTAGTGTGGTAGTAAATGTAGGAATAGAAGAACCAGAATACTTAACAATATCTACAAGCTCAAACATAACATCTATAGATAAAGCATTTATTAAAGTACCTTGAACTAAATCGCCCAATTTATAATATCTGCTAGGGTACCATGTAGGAACTAGCTTACCGTATCTTTGTATACATTTCCATGTCATTCCATTATCTATAATTAAATCTCCATCAACATAAGACCAAGCGGGTTCTGTAGCTCCCGATTGTTGTATAAAATCAGAAGCCATATATATTTTTCCGTTATCTGGGGAGAGAGTTATGAAATCTCCCAATCTGTATTTAGTACTATTGTCTCTAACTGTGGTATTAACAGTTACTCTGGTTCTTTTTATATAAGAAAAATTATCCATATCGTGTTCTAATTGTTCTAAATCAAATTCAGTACTTAGAGATTTCTCATAAGCAGACATTAAAGAAGCTACATCACTTTCTACATCAGTTATGGCTATTACATTATTAAGATACTTTCTTAAGTTAAAATTCAATTCTAATTTAAAATGTCTGGGGTCTGATATTCTAGGCATAGGAACTCCCATAGCCCTTCTTATATCCAAAGAACTAAGAACACTAGACTTCTCATCATCTGTCATAATAGTATAGTCATTCTTAATATAAGTCAAATTTACTATAGCTGGAGAAAAATCAGTACTATTAGTATCTGCAAAGTTATATCCTAAATTTCTAAATTCTTTCAAATAGTCATTTCTAGCTCTTATAAGTACTTGTGTTTCGTGATACAAAGGAGCATTTACCCTTATACTATCGTTACTCTCTGGAGCTATATATGGAAAAGTACTAGTTACTGAAGTTACGGAACCAAAGTCAAATTTAATATCTGATAGAGAATAAGATACGGTAGCTAACTCTATGTACTGAAGCGTTAATGTATCTGAGGGAGAATATAAATAGCTACCCTCTTGTATGTATGAAACATCTACAGCTCCTAGAGGATTAGACAAAGCTACATACATATCGTTAAATAAGTCTTTAAGATTGCTACTGAGAGGAACTATTGTTCCATTCAATAGTATCCTTATGTAATCACTCACATTTTCAGATATAAATCTAAAAACTTTCAATTTGTCTGTGTCTACTATCAAATCTTCTGTTTTTAAATTACCTATATATACTTTGATAGTGGAAGCTACGTTTTTATTTAATTGTGTTTTATCTACTGTTATGATTTCTAAGTTTTGTATAGTTCCCACTTGAGTGTATTCTGGAATAAATCCAGTAGTATTAGGTATTATATTTAATTCTATTATCTCATTCTTACCCCTGATTACAGAATATCCTAAGTTCTGAGATATTCCTACCAAAGAAGTTCTATTTTGTGCATAAGTAATATAGTTCTCTCGTCTAGCTATGGTAACTAGATAAGATATAAATGAAGCAAAAGCTGATAACAGTCTTATTAACAACCTACCTGTAGAAGATTCGTAAAAATCTTTCCACTTCTGAGATTGGGCTTGACTATTATAGTACTCAGTCAAACTATCAAATATCTGAGAAAACGATAATGAATCTAATTTAATAACCATTTTATATATCTAACCCCTAACTGTTTCTACAACTGAAAATTTTTCAGTAAATCCTTTTATCTTGAAATAGATAAAAGCTTTATAAGCATTATTATCTATGTCTGTAACAACCCTAGACATATTCATATCTAACAATACTCTATCATCCCAAAAAGTTATATTATTTACTATATCCTGAAAAAGTATTATAGCATTTGTATCATCTATAACATCAAAAAGATAATCATCCCTCTCAAATCCAAAATCTGGAAGATACAGTACTTCCGTCTTTCTGGTTTTTATTATACTACTAATACTCTGAATTACAGAATCTAAATCTATAACTTCAGGTCTTTTGTAGGAATCATTAGCATTTATATCAGAATACAACATTTATTTTCTCTTTCGTTAAACTTCTACATATAATATAAATCTATAGAGGGGGAGAAGTTGTACCGCCTTGAGGGTCGATGTGTATATGACTTTTTCCAGATTTACCACTAGAAATATTATCATTGGCTGTAACAGTTCCAACAACATTAACAGCTCCTCCTATGTTGACATCTCCCGATATATTAGTAGTGGTAGCTGTTATATTATATACAGTAGTTATTAAATCGGTGGTTCCATCAGGATTCATCCTCAAAACATTACCAGAGACTTGAAAAATATCTATCGTAGTATCTTGATGAATTTTAACATAGTTACCCGAAGGATGTAAAAATTCCCAAGTTTGTTTTTGTTTGTTGATTCTAAAGGTGGTTCCAGTAGGGTCAACAAACCCATAAGAATGAGGGTAGTCCTCATCAAAGGCAGTAGTTCTAGTTTCTAAAGAAGTAACCCCTCCTTTATAATATCCGAAATAGGGGTCTGAGGTAGGATATTCAACAGTTACTTTAGTTCCTATATCTGGTACTGAAAACATTCCAGAGTTAGTACTATTGCCTAAAAATGAAGAGGGTACCTGATTTATCCAAGGTAAGTCGTCGTCTGGAATATACTCAGACGTTCCTACAAATCCGTGATACTGAGGAACTCTAACTCTAACTCTACCTAATTTTAAAGGGTCATTATTGTCTGTTATAGTTCCCTCAAACGAAGATGTCTTTCTATTTTTATCTTTAAGCCATATAAGAGGTTTAGCTAACATACTAAATTATCTCCAGTGTTATTTTGTTTGAAAATTTTACATTACTACGATATATTATATAATCGTAATATTTGTTATTTATTTTTATACTCTTATAATTAACCTTAAAACTTTTCTTATCCACGATATCTTCGTCTGGAAGATAAACTTTATAGTCTTCCCCATCAACCCTAACAGTTCCTACTTCCATATAAGATGGATAGGCTATGTACACATATCCTTTAGGAACGAATATTTTATGTATATATCTTCTTATGCTTTCATCACTGTACAGTTGTTTTAATTCATCTTCATTGATATTAATATCATTATAGGAGCCCCAATATCTTCTGAATACTGCTGAATCCTGTTGATTTATTATAGCTCCGTCTTTAAGATATGCTAATGTTTCTAATAAAAGATTATTCAAACTAGCATTTCCTGTCTCTACAGTATCTGTTAATTTATCCTGTACATACCACCCGAAGGTACTAGCAGTATATTCGGTTGCTTTCAAGGAGGTAGCTCCCATATTAGGTATAACTAAATAACCCATATCTATGAAACTATCGTAAGTTCCTGAAGTTAGTTCTAATATGATAGAATTATCCTCTGAAAGATATACCGTCTCTCCTCTAGTCGATAAATAATCAAAGGTAGTCTTAAGTATATCAAATATTAAACTATCCGATAAAGAGCTTAAAACATGTTCTAACTTAATCCAAATTCCATTATCATCAAATCCAAATAAAGTGGAGGTTAAACTTTCTAACTCCTGAGCAAGTATTCTTATATTAGGTAAATTTAATTTTAGTCCTTTTAAGGATAATAAGTCTTTTATTTGATTCATTACATCATTTATTTTAGATATAGCTTGTGTATAATCATTATTCTCTTGTACCTCCAAAGACACGCTATTCACCTCCCTAGTATAATCAATTAATTCATTAAAAGACTCTCTAGTAAGAACTAGATGAGTTTGAAAATTTTTATTTTCTCCTATAGTTCTAACAACTTTAGATATTAGATATTTCCCAGAATATAATCCCTCTGTTATATTAATATTACTATCGGTACCCTCTAGGTACTCTACCATATCTAAAACATGTAAATCCTCTATATATTTACCAATAAAGGATACGGTTAATCTAGCAGTCGACAAGTTAATCAAACTTGATATATTATGTAGATAGTTATTCCAATATCCAGAAAAAACATTATCGTTAGAAAGAAAATCATAACCATCTTTTCTTTCTACATTAAAAGAATCTAAATCAGAGGTCATGGCTATAATAGGGGATTGGGTAAACTTTACCTCTTGATAACCTCCCTTAATCATATCATAAACCCTGTTTATTCTATTTTGAACCATACTATTAACTGCCCCAGCATCGTTAGTTATTTCTGGAGTACCATTTATCCGTATATCATTTGAGTTAATTGCAGGTCTGTTACTTAACCTATACTTGGGTTTACTTTTCACTTGAGTATCAGAATTAAATAATCTGAATGCTCCGTTCTTAGTAATAGCTACCAAAGGAATAGCCTTATTAGATAATCCCATCCTATACCAAATATCGGTTATAAATTCCCTATAACTTTTTCTACAGCATAACCATTTTTGTAATCCTGAATCTTCCCCATCTATATTTGTTTCAAAAGTGAAAAACCTAGATACTACTTGTTTTATGGCTCCAAATCCAGATACTTCAGTATTTGAGTCAGAAGTAACAGATTCTGTATGGCTTCCCTTCATATATCCTAAAGCATCGTAGAATCCAGATATCTCTATATAAAATCTATTCTGTCCGTAATTCTGTAAATCTTTTTTAAATATTCTTAGGGGTATCGAGACTTTATCCTCGTCAGAACTTCCTATAGTTATTCTTATAACATTATTTTCTATTAAATAACTTCTTAGTTCTGGAATAGAAAAACGGAACTTCAAGTCAAAACTAGGAAGAGTGTTACCTGCTTCCTCTATTAAAGTAAATTCTACAAGGTCTCTGGATTCTATAAAATCCTTATAGTTACCTACTTGCATATCAAAAATATATTGTCCTTGAATTTCTATCATGATTATCCTATTGAAGACTTTTTAAACTATAGTATAAAGATTCTAAGTCAGATACACTAAAATAGTTTAACAATCTCCCCGTTTTTAATTCTGATAAATCTATTATATTATTATACAACATTATTAAATGAGTATATATTACAGTATCATATATTCTATACGATATTAAGTCTGGTCTTTCCTCTTCTACGGTTATAGTAAAAACTCCTTTTACTGGAAGATTTTTAAAATTTTCTAAAAAATAAGAATCCAATACGTCAAAATTATCATCTTTCCAAGGAAGAAGTTTTCCTAAATCATATCTCTCCTTACTTATATATTCTGGGTTGACAAAAAACATTATTGTATCTCCATATTTGGTGTTTGTAAAAACATAGACTGCATTTCATCATAGTAGGGAAGTCTGGTAGGACTTAAAGTAACTGTAAGTTTAGTCCAATATGGCTGACCATCAGGAGTAAGGGTAGTGGAGTATTCTGGTCTAAAACCTTTAATTAAAAGATTCATAGCTCTAAACCATTGACCTATAGTCAATATCACTGTTCCTTTTAATGGTTTCCTATTAATACCTATATTATTACCATATTGTGCTAAGTTGACTGGTTGGTACCCCCAATGATATTTAACAGCTACAGGAACTCCTAATACTGGAGAATTCTCTGGATAAATAGCTTGGTATAGTTTATTAACTATCTCTGTTGGTTTAATAGTACTGTTAGTTGCTATGATATAAAAGCTAAGATTGAATACAGGTATATTGGCTCCAGTCCACTGCTGAGTAGTGTCTAGGTGATTCAATATTTGAATGTCGCTTCCTAGCCTAGCTAACCATTGATTAGCTTTAGTAGAATATTCTCTTCCGAATAACTGGTCAGACCAGTTAGCTTCGTTTTGAAAATCAAAAGGTCCCTCAAGATACCCCAAAATAACATTACCTTGGTCTGGTTCTCCTCCAGTTTGTTTTGGTAGTATTAATTTTACCTTTAGTCTATCATCATTTATAACTCTATCGAAAATATTCATTATGCTATATCCCCATAATCTATATGATGATTAAGTAATTCGTTGTCTGATTTTAATTTTCTAGTTGATTTATCTTTAGCTGGCTGAGGAATAGGTATCATCTGAGCTTTATTATCCGCTATATTTCCTACTGTCTGAGATATGGATTTTTGTTCTGGCATAGTAGCTACTTCGTTACCTATGTTTGAAAACTCGGCAGGATTTTTCACCCATTTATTTTGACCCCCTACATCGTAAGTTAATACGTCAGATGCGTTTAAGCTCTTCATCTCTCCTGTAGTTTTATTGGAGGCTAAAACTTTATAATTACCATCTTTATCCTGAGTTATGTTCTTAATATTGTATTTATTTTTAAAGTTATCGTAGTTAGTTGTATCTACTGCCTGTCCTTTATTAGATAATGCTAATTTTGTAGTATCCACGTTACTGGCATCCATCATAAATTTTTGTCTTTGCTCCCAAATAGACGGACTAGCAGAGGATAATTTATCCCCCAATGAACTAACAGTACTTTTATTCTTTTGATAGGCTGGAATTACCTTTGTGGGGTCTATAGCTTTTCCAGAAGTATCCCTTACTTTATAATGTAGAACAGATTGACCCTTTCCTACTCCCACAACTCTACCAGTAGTCCCAGTCTCTCCTACAACCCCTCCAGTAGGTACTATGTCTCCGAGTTTAACATTCTGTTTACTTAAGTGAGAAAAAGATTCAGTAGTTCCTTTGGGATTTTTAACAAAGACATAGTTACCTGAAAGTTTATCGCTTCCTATTTTTGTAACTTTCCCGCCCCCCAAAGATGATTTAACTGGACTTCCATAAGGCTGTGCTAAATCTAGGGCACCATGTATTCCATAGTCTCTAGGCGAACTAAAAGTATCTGTTATTTTTCCTTTAGTGGGTAATAGCCCTTTTAACCCCTTAAGAATTCCAGCACCCACTCCAGTATACTCACTTTGTACTTGAGCTGGGGTTTTGCCCTGTCTTTTAGCCATGGCATCTATTCCCTTACCAGCAGTATTAGTAGCATTACTTAGAGCTATTCCTCCTCCCACCACTAGAGCTCCTCCCGCTAAATAAGGAAGTAATGGAGCCAATGCTCCAGCAGCAGCGGTTAATTTAGGTAAATCTGTAGCTGGATTAAAATTCTTTACCATATCCCCAACACCTTTACCCATCATTTCAGCAGAGGAGAAAACAGCGGGACTAGCTCCTCTTAACATTGGATTTTCAGCCATGCCTAAAGCAGCGGTTTTCCCTGTCATTACTACTGCAAAATCTGCTAAATCAGCAGTAGTCTTTTTAAGCTCTCTAGCTAAATGTGATACTGCTCCCCCTTCATCTTTGCCTTTTCCTCCCTTGCCTCCAGTTTCCCCCTGTTCTTCCAGATAACCTTCTATCTTATCATTACTTCTTTGATTATCGGTTAATAGTCTAACTACCTCTTCTAAAGATACGTTAGCTTCTTTCAAATCAGTATCTAATTTCTTATAAGGGGCAAAGGTAGCAGTTTTAAATTCCTTCTCGTTTTCTGCATAATATTCTAAATTTTTATCTAGCTCCATTAAAATATTTACAATCTTCTCATCATTAACTTTACCCGTCTTTAAAGTACTATCTAACAATCCTTTGAGTTCTTTGCTCAAAGCTAAATCCTCATCAGAATAATCTCTGAGAAAACTAAACAGGTCTAATTTAAAATCATTACTAATCTTCTCATCTTTAACCATCTTCTTAAAATTAGTCAAGATATCTTTTATAGGCACTCCTATCTGTTCTTGACTATCCGACAAAGCATCTTTCATAGTCTGTACAAATTTAGCTAGTTCTTTTTTCTCTTCTAACTGTAATCTCTGTCCAGATACATATCTATCCATAGTTTTTTTAAAGTTACCGTCTATCTTAGTCATGAGGTCTATTAACTTTAAAAATCCCTTATCGTCATTAAGACTCTCTTCTCTTCCCTTTTTACTAGAAACTTTATCTTTATTGTAAGAATTCTCCAATAATTTATAATAGAGAACCATTTGTTTTATAAGTTTGTCTAATTTATCATTAGTGGCTTTCTCCCTTTGTTCCATGCCAGAAAACATCTTCGACATTGAAGATGTTAAATCCAAAAATGGATTATTCTTTATTGGTTCTTTTGGTTCGTTTAAAGCCATGATTCCTATTTCTTTTTCTCTTTTATTAAGGATTCCCACATATATAATATTTCTGAATAAGGTATATCCATAATATTTACAATATCTGCTACTTCATTTCTAGCCAAATGATATTTCATTTCTAATATCATATTCCTGTCCACGAAAGGGTCTGGTTATTTCTGCCTCCGCATAATTCGCAGGATTAACAAGATATTCAAAATGACAATCAGAACATTTGAATGGTATCTTAGATAATCCATGATAAAGTAATTTATTGATATATTCTACTTTTTCTACATCATCTCCTACTAGGCTATATATTAAGTTATAGGCTTCTCCCGAAGGTAAGTTATCCACGTGTTTAGCAAAAACATATATGACATCTCTTATTTTATCTAACTTTAATATCTCCAAGTAATCCCTAATAGTTAAAAATTTAAAAGAAACTTCTGTTTCTTTAATTCTAATTCTTATAGGCATCTTAGGAATCTCAGTATCCTCAAAATCCATATCTTTTAATTCTAGGGTTCTCGAGTTTTTTAAATCACAGTTAGGACAGAAAGCTTGCATTTGAAACAAAGGAGTTCCAAGACTTGCTATCTTTCTTAACCATCCAATATAAACAACATCATAGAAAGTTAATTCATATTTATCCATTCCAGTAGCCCTTACACCCTGTAAAAGATATTCATATAATTGTACAGCATCCATATTAGAGTTATTTATCTTTTGTAAATCTCCCAATGTATAAGGATTATAATAAATCCTAGTAGCTTCTGGGTAAGATAGTTTTTTAGAAGGTAGATTCTTAATCTCCACTTCTGGTAAAAATTTGTTTTCCATCCAACAACCTCTCCTGTTATCCTAAATAATCAATTACTAAAAAATTAACTGTTAATTCTCTAGCAGAGGAATCCCGAGAGGACATTTCTACTTTAACATCCCCCCTAGGAATTACTTTATATTTAGTTTCTAATACGATATTTCTCTCAAAATTTAATTTATACACAGATAAATCTCGATAGGAATCTTCTAAATAGTTACAAGTAACTCCATCATGCACCTCTAAAAACCAAGCACGTAATGATTTTTCTATTATACATTCTTCTGTATCATATATTGTCATACTTATTTCTGGTATACCTTTTTGAGAAGGTATCCTGAAATTATTATAGTTTGGTAATGCTATATCTTGGGTAACTATCTCTGGTAAGTTTTCTGTAACGGTACTAGCGGGAATGATGTAATTATCCAAAGGACTATTTATACCCCCCTGAAGTCTTACCATGAATAGATATTTAGCTCCCCAAGTAATATCGAAAACGGTGGATAAATCGTCCCTCGAAGAATTATTAACAACTCCAGAAGAAAGAAGTCTTTGAATATCGCCTACCTTATCTGACAATGCTCCTAGAGAGGATATCTTACCTAAGCTATCCTTAGCATTTTGAATTCCTTCTTTAGCTACAGAATCCGCTGTCTGAGATATCGCTCCAGTTAATAATTTAGGAGTGTATTTATCAACCATAATTAAATCCTACCTCATTCCTATTTATAATATAAATTATCTTGAGGTAGTATTTTTAAATTTAAACTCGGTAGATAGCTAAGATACGTTCTATTGATGGGTCGCTTTTAGCTAAAGCACTCGCTTCATTAACACAAGTAGCGTAAACAAATTTCTTAGATTGAGCAAAACCTTTAATAGTACAGTCTATTCTATATTGATAATAGTTACTCCCATAAATATTATTGCTAACAGTTTCTTCTTTCGTTTCCTTGGAACAAGAAATTGCTGGAGGAGTATTAAACATAACCCAAACTACAAAAGCTATGAAAGCTACTACTAAAATAACAACTGGATTAATCATCATAGCTATTAAAGAACCCATAACTAGGATACCTATCAAGATATTAGAAACAAAATTGTCTTCCTTGGTTTGGTATCTTTCTATATCTAACATAATTCAGTCCTCTATCTTAACCTTATATAATTAGTATAATATAAAAGAGGGTTGTTGTCAACCCTCTTTAAGCGTATTATGAACTTTTGTAACGTATTATACCTTTTGTCCATCTGCCAAGAAATAATCGAATCTCAAAGTTATTTCTGGGTTTATTGTAGCATTAGAATCTCCCGCAGGGCTTCCTATGGTATGAGACTGCATCCAGCAATTTTTAAGAGTATACTCAAATATCTTAGCATTTTCACTGGCTAGAGGTCTTAATACTATAGTAGGACAAATATACTCAGGTTTTCTTTTTTGGGTACCTGCCCCTGGTTTCCAAAGTAACTCTCCCCAGTCTCTGATAAATCTTTCAATGATACCATTATCACTTTCAACAAATGTTAAAGTGATGGGGTCATACGTCCTTAATCCTGCTTGGTATACTTTGTGTCCATGAATACCAACCTCTATTTCTTCATTAGAAAATTTAGGGTATTCTGAAGAAAGAGCACGAGCGTTCAAAGAATCGCTGTTGTAATTTCCAGCATTAGCTATAGCCGATGGAAGGGTAGGTATAATAACTTCCCATCTATACAGAACAGCAAAATCCTGATTGTTGATGATTTGAATTATGTCTGGTCTAGTCATCTAAAAGACTCCTATCTATATTATCCTAGTAAGTTCTGAGCTAAATTTAAGTCAAATCCAGTTCTTGTGATAACCACTGACAGTGTAATAAATTCTGCTGTTTTAGTTGGTTGCACAAATAACCAGACGTTCATTATGTTATTGTCTATATCGGCTGGAGTATTGTTTGTTTCATCACAAACAACTTTATAATCATAGACACCTTTTCTGGATTTTATGTTATCCATATAAGATTCCATACCTGTTCTTATTAATAATCTTGTGAAGTCGTCATTAAATTCAAACAGATAATCTTCTAAGAAAGCTGCTAAAGCTGGTTCTATGGTTATTAAAAGTAATCTCACGTTCAATCTATCTAGTGCTGAAGGTCTAGCAGATAATGTTTTTTGACCCCAGATAGCTATCCCTTTTCCCACAGAAAATTTAATAGGGTTAATTCCTGAATCATAGAGTAAATCCAATTCCCCTTCAGTAAATCTTCTTTTGGTGTCAAGTACATTAATCATACCTCTTTTGAAACCTGCTGGAGCGAACCATATTTCGTAATTTGAAGAGGTATCTGATATAGCTGCTGCTGCGTATCCGTCAGGTGCCACGAATATATCTCTATCATTAAACCTGTCTCTAATTTTAACGTGGGGTGAGTATAGAGCAGAGTATGAAGAATTCAGGTTAAGAGTGGTTTTTCTATAAGTAACTATGTCCGTCATATAGTTACTTGAATCTTCAGTATAATATGGAGTAGACAATATACCAACACAGTCTTTTCTGCTTTGGCACAAACTATCTATAGCTTGTTGATATGCTACGGTAGCCCATCCTCCGTCCATTATTACTGTTAAAGGTATCTCTGCTTTGTTATTCAATGTATTAAGAGCACTAATCATATTAGTATCAGTTACTGATAATCCGTCTAATGCTCCAGTTAATGTCAAGAAGGTAGTTTGTTCTTTTATAGTCTCAGTACTGACAAGAGAAGTATTATCTATTGCCCTAATATAACTAGAACCTAATAGAACATCTTCTATGTAGATGTTTTTACCATATCCATCTTTAGCATTTACATCTCTCGAACATGTAAATACCTCTAAAGTTTCTCCAGTAGATTGTTTATACACTTGAATCTGAAACGCATCTGGTTCTTTTACAACGTCTGGACTATTAGCATAAGTAAATAATTTTATCTCAATATCATTAGCCCAAGAACCTTGATTAGCTCCTGTTATAAGGAATAAGTCATCTGATTGAAATTCATAAGTTTGTGGATTTACTAAACTGTTTCTAAAAATGGTACCGTCTACTACGTTACTAGCTAATGTTTCGGATACTACAACTTCTGTATCTCCTGCTACTAAAGTAGCACTTACTACTGTATAAACTCCATCATTTCCCGTAGAGCCTTGAACTCCTATTTTATCTCCAACATGACAAAAAGATGTTAAATCTGTAGCCATTGTGAATTTTTTGTTAGGTTGGTCTACTGCTGTAATAGCTCCTATCTCAACATCAGTTAATTGGATGTTGGTATTAATAGTAGATACCTCTTTGTATATGCTACCGTCTGCTGTAGCATCGGGAACAACTTCGGATACTACAACTTCTGTATCTCCTGCTACTAAAGTAGCACTTACTACTGTATAAACTCCGTCATTTCCAGTAGAGCCTTGAACATTTATAGAAGTAACTCCTGTAAAGGAAGCTGTTAAATCTCCAGTTAATGTGAATTTTTTGTTAGGTTGGTCTACTGCTGTGATAGCTCCTATTAGAGTATTAACTAATATAGGAGTTTTTCTCACAACTAAACCACCGTATGTGGAACCATTATCGGCTCTTACAACCCATAATCTATTAGCTTTTGATAAATAGGCTAAGGCAGAATAAAAAGCCATATTATATCCCACTTCTACTCTTTGATTAGGAGTAAAATAGTTTAATAAGTCTGTATCCGAAGTTACAAATATAGGCTTATTAATATCACCTTTTGGTGCTGGGATAGCTATAGCTGCATAAGTTCCTAAGGAACTTGGAACTCTTGTAGAGATATCAATCTCTTTTACATTTATGCGAGGTGCTGTCATTATTAATTCTCCCGTATCAAATTATATTAATTTTTGTATTTTTAACAGAGGATTAAGTGCTCCTTCTATATCGGAGATTTTCTCAACAAAGAAACTTTCCCTAGGAGATACTACTTTAGATTCTCCTTTAAGAACTATATTTATAGGGTAATCTGCTCTGGAAACGATTTTTGCTTCAAACATTTTATTATAACTCCTAATTAATACTTCAATCCTATTTATAATATAAACTATCAACCATCTATATTTATTTCCTCGTATGGTTGGTTCATAATTAAATTTCCCATATCTGGAACATTTTTTATCTTTAAAGATATATGTTTTATTAGCTTAGAACTTGCAATTCCAGAAGGACCCCCTGAAGCATTTTCTTTTTTTATGACGGGATACTCTAAATTAAACGAATTAACTAAAAAGCATATTTCCCCTCTTGATTGGTCGTTATAGTTTTCAAATTGGTTAGATTCAATATCTTTTAAAAATATTGTAGCTGGAACTTCCATTATCGTATTTTGTTTAATCATGATTCCATCAGCTATAGCAGAATTTATAGATTCTTGAACTATTATTTCTGTGGTTCCCGCTACTATGATTGAACTTACTACGGTATAAGAACCGTTATTACCAGTAGAGTTTATAAGTAACAGAGAGTTTAGAGGTTCTAAAGTAAATTCTGCATTCAAAGTAAATTTTTTAAGTCCTTGGTCTACTCCAATTACAGTATCCAAATCCAAATAATCTGTTGGAACTTGATAAGTAGTCTGATAATGTTTGGTTCTGTCGTAAGCCATTAAAAAATATTCTTCAAACTCCATTAAATAGGTAGGGTCGTTAGATACCCAACAAATATTAGTTTGAGCTTGCACATTCTTAACAGTATATAAATCTGCCGATAATGCTCCTACGTTTCTATGAGATGCTTTAAATTGTCTTGGTTGTGTGGGAACAGCATTTAAAACTCCTCTATTATACATAGCAAAAATAAAAGGTTCCCCCCTATCCTCATAAACAAATTGAGATAATCTTTTGTATACCTTGTCTTCAAAGCTAAAATTAATATTATAAAAATAATGCTTGTTCCCTATATCTGGAAACTCTAAAAAATTAAAGCCAGAATTAACTTTCATATCTATAAAGAATCTTTGTACTGCAAACTGATAAAACATATTCTTTCCTTTAAGTAAGTGGACGTAAGTATTGTTTAATCATAATAGTGCTGTGGTCTCCAGTAACAACTCCATTAGCATCTGTAGCTAAGGCACCAGTAACCACTTTATCTATTTCTGTTTGGAAAGACATCTTAGCCCCTCCTAAGAAAGCATCTATCCTAGCTCTTGGGGGTATCCTTTTCTGTTCATGAGTTATTATGTAAGGTCTTTCGTCTCCAAAGAAGCTTTCAAACTGAGTTAAATTTCCTCTCATAGCATCTGGTTTTATAAAATTAACTATAAGGATTTTTCTATTCGTTTCATCTGGAATAGCCTTATATCTTACTTTTCCAAAATCATCAAACATATCATCCAACTTATCTGGTAAGTATACACTACAAGGGAGTCCAAACAAATCTTCGTATATGTCTAAAATATCTGGTGTTAAATCCGTAAAAATCTGCAATAAATCTGTAAGAATTGACGACATCTAATAATCCTCTCAATCTAAATATAATATAAAACAAAAATGGGACAGACCTCTCGGTTGTCCCTTAGTAATTATAATATAAAATTATCTTTCGTTTATGAGATTATCTAAATGTTTACTAAAATAGAAGAGAACTTCTCTTTTATCAGACTCTGTAGCGTGGTGGTATTTCTGTATCTCTTTCCATACCTCTTCTTTGCTCAAATCCTTCCATCTATTTTTTATGTTGTTCTCTATCCGTTCTATAGTTCCAGTATAACCTGTTTTATGATTTCCTCCTCCAAAGTCTCCTACCCCTTCATGTTTCTTTTTCTTTTTAGTCGATTTCATTTTCTTAGAGGCACCAGCACCCGATAAGTTATAATTCTGACCTCTGGCATCTACTACGCTCAAAGGAAGTTTAGGAAGTGCTCCTAAGTCAGCTACCGTTCCGTCCTCTTGTATTTTTGCTCTTCCTACATTTATAGCTTGTATTAAATGTTCTTTTACCTGTTTAGCTCTTTCTACTACATCGTCGGATGCTCCGTAGGACATTCCTTCGTCTTTTATTATGCTGTCTAAGGTCTCGAGAGAATTGTGTATATCGTCAAGAGTACTTTGTAGAGTATCTTCATATATATCATAGTTTTCGTTTATTACTTTTTTTATTCTCTTGAAAGACATTTTTATTACCATCCATCTTCTTCGTTATCGTAATCATCGTAACTGTCTTCTTCTGACTGTTCAAAATGGATACATCCAAAGTTCATACCAACCATGTGGTTTCCTTCTTCTACATACACTCCAGCACCATCTATGTTTAGTTCATTATGTTCATTGACATCTTCGCTAGTACATTCACCCATCAGTCTGGAAGATTCATTCTCTTTATAAAATTTACACTCGTGGCAATACCCAGTCATTATTCTTCCTCGTCTCCAGATAATTCTTTGTGTAGTTGTACATAGTGGTCATAGTTATCTAAATCTGCTTTAGACACTGAGCCAACACCCATACGTCTTCCTTCTTTTTGAGCTTGCATAGCTTTAACCTTAGCTATAAATTTAGCTTTCTCTATCTGTTCTGGAGTTCCTGCTCCGACAGCACCTCCAGTTCCACCCTGAACATCTATCGCATGGAGTTTAGGAATGTTATTTTTTATATTATCCATAAAGCCTTCACTTTTTTCTGGACGGAATTTAACTTTAAGTTTATCCATGAGAGCATCAGCTTTATTACCAATCTCTGGGTCTTCCGATTTATGCCAAACTTTAATATTGTTTAAAGCTCTTATTACCTTGGCATACCCTTTTTTATCTACTAAGTCAACATAATGTTTAAAAGGAACTTGCCAGAAGTTTTTATCCTCTGGTATCTCTAATAAATCACTATGTTTAACTTTAATCTTGACTTTGGCTTTTTCGTCGAGTTTTAGAGAATCAATCAATTGATTAATTCGTCCGAAATTTTTACTCTCCATCTTATTTTCCCCATTATCTTTATTATCAATTCTATCCATTTTATCTTTAGGAGATTCTTCTTCTCCCCCTTTATCTTCCGTAGATAATTGATTCCATTTTTTATTTACATATTCATCGTCAAAAAAAGGTATTACAAACTTCACTCCCTTATAAGAAGAATAATTTTCTTCTGCTTTGTCTCTAAAAACAAAAGTTCTTCTTACTTGAGTACTGTTATAATTTCCATCATCGTCTACTTCCATATAATGAAATATCATATTGTCATCAACACCATTTCCATATATAAAAGAAAGTTGTCCGAATTCCTTAGCTAACTCTTCTAATTCATCTAAAGATAATCCAGTAACTAAATAAGAATTTTCCAAAACTCCTTCAAAATTTCCTTGAAGGGGAAATACCCTCGTATTGGGATGAGTTTTAAATTTCTTTAAAAGAGTATAATTTCTTTTATTATTAACAGAGTCGGGTAATCTTTTACCCATACTATTTTCAGCAGTAATAATACCAATACTTAAATTCTTTCCAGACTTTCCTCTTAGTACTTTTTCCACATCTGAAAAAATAGTTCTTTGCTCTGAGGTTAGCATTTTTAATCTCCGAATTTAGTTTTCCTAAATATAATATAAATATTACAACCTTGTTTTTCTAAACTCAAACTTTTTATCGTTTATTAATCCATATAATATAATAGACTCTTTATCACAATCACAAGAAGTTTCCTTACTTCCTAGTTCCAAAGTATTAGATACTAGTTTAATATTTCCACAAGAATGACATTCTAAGATAGAATAAGTATTCATGGTTAAACTCCTAATTCGTTCCATACTTGTAATATAGTGCCATAACAAGAATATTCTTTTCCTATCTTATTTCCATCCTTAGTCAAATTCATCACATCTACTAAAATAGAAAAAGGTAACTGTTTTATCTGAACTTTATAAGAAAGTTGTTTTAACAATTTAACTTTATCTTTTTTATTTAAACTTATTGACCCGTCTTTCAATATTCTCATAGTATCTCCTTTAACAATATAATTTTATAATAACAAAAAGAAGACTATATTTCAAGTCTTCTTCTATAAGTTTGTTACAATACTTATTATTGATTTATTCTTCTTCCCCCCTAAACGTGGGACAAACCTCCCAAGACATATCTTCAACACCACAGGTAATTTTAGTTTTACTACAAGTTCCATTAACTTGTTTTTGAGGACAAGTTAATATAGTTCCCAAACTAAAACCGCAGGAACCACAGGTGTCCTCTTTTATATCTATCTCACCGCAACTGGGACAGAAAGCTCTCGTATCTTCTGACATGTTATCCTCCCCTTAAACTTTATATACTATAAAGATAATCCATTATTCTGTAACATGGCTGCAAACTGAGCTAGGTGCTTACAAAGACCTTGATATTTTCTAACATCTGGATTTCTGGGGGCATGAGTTTTTGTTTTCCTGACATAAGGTTTAAATCTTCCTCCAAATTGAATACCAGCAAGCATATTAGACCAAGACCATGTGAAGTAATAATCGCTACAGGAGCAACGCACCAATACAGATTGTCTTTTCATATCAAACTTCTTTATCCAATAAAACTTATTTTGATACTGTATCCTAAAATGTGTATTGGGGTCATAGGTAGGATTAACATTAGTATTAACTATAGGTTTTCTTACAGGTATCTGAGGTTTCTCTGAATCTATTATAGTAGGTTCTTGAGTTTCTTCTTCTGCCTGTACTGTTTCCGCTACCTCTTCTATTATTTCACAATTCATAAATAATATATTGGATAAGTGAACTGAGTTTTCAGTCAATCCCCAGAAAGAAGCGGATATAAGAACCGTCTTAGTTCCTAAAAAAGGAACTATCTGGTTTATTTGTCTCTTAGGAGATTGAGAATAATTTCTTCTCCAAACCGCTGGTTGCCCTTTAGCATTGGGTATTTGTGTAGCCTTTATCCATATTTGTTCTAGCGTTAATCTAGCCATTTAATTTTCCCCGACAACTTATTACTAATATTATATCATAAATTAATTAAAATATCAATAGTCTTCCCTATTGCGTATTAAGTTTATTATATCTACATTATTATTCAGTAAGTCTTTTTTATCTATTGATATAGAATTAATCTTATCTCCTCCCTTAAATACATCCAATAAAAATTTATTAGGATATTCTTTAACAGTCTTTATGTCGTAACCTTTTTCTCTAGCTAATTTAATTACATTATCCAATTCATAGTTAGGTGTGGGTTTGGAATAAGTATCCAATATACCCACTTCTTCTGGACTTAAAACTCCTTCTACTAATTTTAATATCCTTTTCATCATGATTTTAATTCCCATAATTCATTTAAATATTCTACTACAAAACTAGCCTCATCTTCCGTATCCATGTTTTCCAACCATGCTACGGGTATTGGAAATACTCTGGGATTTCTTTTAGTATCTAATATAGGTTTTCTATTAGACAATATAAATAACTGAGCTAAATAAAAACTAGGGCTTCTAAGTTTACCCGTAACTTGAACTAAGTACCCTTTTTTATTAAAGGCTGGTAATAGTAACTTATTCACCTTATCCACTACTTCATAAGTAATAGGTAATTTAGGTAATTCTCTATAATATAATTTATTACCATAGTACCAATTTCTTATTTCATTTCTATCTTTTTCATGTATCTTTTCTATAAAAGTTTTAGAGATAGTTTTTCCTATCATATCTGAAAAAGCGTTTACTAGAGGCAGGGGGACTGCTCTTAAAAATCCAGTAGCTAATCCTCCCAAAACATCAGCTAATTCGTTTCCTACCGTGGATAAAACACTTTTTCCTACTCCCTTCAATAAGGACAAAGCAGGATTTTCTTCATTTATTTTATTACTCAATTCTATTATTTTATTAAACTTCATTATTACTAACCTTATTTTCATTAATAAGTTTATTAAAAATATCAAACAGGGGAACTTTCTTGTCCCCCAACTCAAAAACTCTAGTCCTGAAGTACTCTCCTAGAGTCATTTCTTTCTGACCATCATTTATTATAGTATCCTCGTTAAACATCCTCTCAAGTAATCTTCTGAATTGTTCTATCTGAGGCTCATTAAAAGATACTCTATCTTGGAGATACTTATCATAATGGTATTTATCATCACTAGACGTTTTTATGCCATTCAAAGTTTCAGTGAATAATTGATTACTGTAAGGTTTCTCCTCTGTAGCAAAGTGAATTCTTGTAAATAATAAATAAAGTAGGAACAAGGTAGACTTATCGCTAGTGGGTGTAAAAGAAAATCCATAATGTATACATAACTCAATAATAGATTTTAACTGTGTCTCAAACCACTGTACTAATTTATTAATACTAGCTTCACTTCTAGCCACTTCTTCTTTACTTAAATAAGATTGTTGATTTTCTGGTTTGAAATCTGGATTATCTGGGGAAGTATCCCAATCACTAGCTATCTGTCTAGCTATTTCCTCAAAAGTAGTATCTTTAGAAAAAGTGATAGTTAGAAATTTCTTTTCGGCATATATCATAATCTTAGGTCTGTGATAATCTGACCATTTGTTTTCCTTATGTGTTTTTTCTCCCCAAGATTTATTTTTATAATAATCGTCATCTACATCAAATTTTATCGCTATTCTCCTGCCTTTATTAGTCCAGTACACACTATAGCCGTTTTGATTAGTTCTTAAAGCTTCTTGAGATAACAATTTATCCCCATCTATCATAGCAAGTATCATAGATGCTAATTTTCTGGATAACCTTTCTTCGTCTTGAGAAGACATACTGCCAGCTATATAGTCCTCTTTTCCTCCCCTTAACTCATAGATATCTACAATTTTAAAAGAATCTCTAGTTAAAAATATGGTTTGTTGAGGTTCCCTAGGATTAATAACAGCACCTTTTTGATTCTTAGCATTATCTATTATACAATCAAAACCTGCTTTCAGAAATAAACCTGTCTGCTCTTTTCCAGAACGCATCTCCAATTTTACTTTCTCATCACTACTCCAAAAAGGTTTCTTTCCCGATAATTCATTTACATTTTTTATCTGAACTACGGACATAAAAGCTTTTCTCATAGCATTAGACCCTGTATATCCAAAATACTTCTTAGCTCTTTTCAAAAGGTCTTCGATTTGAGAAGGCTTAAACCCCATGTTATTTAAAATTATCTCTATTTGCCTATCAGTCATCTCTGTTATATACAGGGGATTCTTAGAATTATCTTGAATAACCCTAAGATATTTAGCGTTTCTTCCATACCATATATCAGCAGGGTAATCTATAACATACTTTAAAGGATACCCATATATGCCTACGGGGTCTGTGTGGTTAGGATTGTCGTAGGGATTCTTATCTATAGTGTTATCATTAAAATTTGAAAAATTAACATATACTCCATAATCGTCTTTCTTCTTAGTATAGTCTTTTCTGAATTTAATAAAATCTTTGGGATATAAATCAGTCCAAGATATTTCATTAATAATATCTTTTATATCTTTTAAAGATTTATTTTCATTTTTAGGAAAGCTATTGAATAAATTTATGGTAGATAAATCCAAAACAACTACTTCCATTATATGACTATCTTCATCCTTAGTTATAACAGAAGTATAACCTTCTCTCATAATTCTTTTAGCTAATATTTTCCCATTAGTAGTCTTGTACTTACCATGAAGATAATCTTTCCAAAACTTACCATCAGTATAGAATCCTAATTCTAACGGGTTAGCTTTAGAGTTAAATTTAGCATATATAGTAGCAGTTTTACCTAAACCTTTCCATGACAAGGTTTCTTCGTCGTAGGGTTCATTGGTAACAGAAAAACTAATACCGTATAAATCTTTCTTATAGTCCATACCCCAAACTTTGGAAGTTTCTCCAAACTTATTTAAATTAAAGCCACTTCCTAATATGTTAATCTTTGCTTCCTTGGTAGTGTTATGTGCTAATATCAATTTAGAATAATTCATTATTCTATAACCTCATAGGTTACATTGTTATCATTTAGATATTTTATAAAAGCATCATAAAATTGATTAGCTATTAAAATATTGGGAGAATCTAGTTCTCCATTCTCTATATTCAAATTAAGCTCATCTCTTAAGTCTCTTCTTTCAGACCTAAGCATGCCCCCTACTCTCATCTCTTGTAGAAATTTATCTCTATATATTATAATCTTTGTTACATAATCTAAAAAATTAGGTATTTCTATACCCTCTATAGCATAAATACCTTTACCTACTACTCTTTCCTCTGCTTCTACACGTTCTGGGTTACTTTTATCTGCATAGTTATAGTAATTAAAAGGTTCTATTTTATACTTATTAGATAATTTATCCCCATCCACTATAAAAACTATAGCTGTACCAGATATACTTCCCCTAGGTACTTTGTTAAAATTTTTATCCCTAGTAAAAGATATGTACCCATAACCACCATAACCGCTATCTGGTTGTCTCCTACTAGATTTAAGAGAATTCTCTTTAAGAATATGTATAAATTTATCAGCATTAGTAAAATGATAAAGAGTTCCTACCTGTTTACCTTCTAACATCTCTATCAAATTTTTAATCTTTTTAATGGACATAATACACCTAATATACTAACTTACTCATAGGAACCCCGTGAACTAACTTTTGTCTTAGTAAGTTATCATGAAAGTCTTTATCCAGAACATTCATTATTTTGCTACTCTCCACTTCTGGATATACTCTCTCTGGTGTTTTAACCTTAAAAAATTCAATATAATCAGGATTATAGTAAACACCCTTTACTTTATAGTTCTTCTTTAATTGATTAGCTACTTCATCATGTTCTGCATCATCAAAAGCCCATACGTAAAAGTCTCCGTTAAGAGCTATAAAAAATCTAACAGGAGTTTTACCTCCTCTAGTCATTTTTAATATCTCCCCTTTACTGGGATTAACAAAAACATCTATGAGGGCATCTTTTTTCCAACTGGTTTTTACAGAACCCGCCCACTCTTCTTTAACATTATTACATAGTTTTAATATTTTGTCAAACATGTCGAATCAATACCCGAACTCGTACCACTTATCATTGTTATTAAGCATCGTTTGTAACTGGTCTTCTAATACTCTAGCACGGTCTAGCATGGTATCCGCTTGCAGAGAGAAAGGAAGTCCCGCAGAAGGGTCTAATGTTGCTTGATATTTCAAGCTACCGAATGACCTTAGTACAGCTACAGTGAAAGCTAACATAAAGGGTCTATTACTTATATCAAAGTCTCTTATAGCTTTTCTTTTATTGTACATAGTAACAGTTATATTACCCGCACTTGTATCAGTAAGGGTCATATTTACTTTCAAAGTACTCAAATCTATAGTTCCAGAGCCTAAAGTACCTCCTAGTGTAACAATATTACCTACACGTGATACTTCCGTAGCTATATGTTTAACATTAAGAACATCCGTTTTAGATATTTCTAAGCTACCTTGTTTATAATTACATCTTAAAAAGAAATCTATAACAGATTCCCCGTCAATGGTATATGTGGGAGTATCACTTATCTGAAAATTACCTATTACATACTCTCTAAGATATACTACGTTAAAAGTAGATGAAAAAATAGACTTTAATATCCTAGTATGAGGGTCAAACCACCACAAATTACGTGCTATGGGAGCACTATTTCTGTCAAGATTTGGGTATAGTGGATATTTTAAAGCTAAAACAGATAAAGCATTAGGAATGCTAACACCATTTTGATTTACATTCACATTTAAAATATCTCTAACAGGTCTCTTGTTCTGCAATTGTTTAGCAGTGTATACAAATAGTTGTTCTAAATTATCATCATCAAGTCTTAAAGCTTGTAAAGGTATAAGAAGTTGACCTTCACTTATCTTAACTTGCTTTATAGCTTCTTCAAAAGTCAAAACCATATAAATACTCCAAAGATAGTTTTATCCTACTTAAAATATAAACTATCTTTGTTAAAAATATTATGATTTAGGAGTATTCTTCTTAGAACCTTTCTTCTTAGCAGGTAATGTATTTTCCGACTCTTTTATTTCTAGGTTAGGGTCTATCGTAACATCTCCTACTAACTCTTCATCTTCTGGATAATTATTATCTGATAATTCGTCTGCATCTAATACAGAAGCATCGTCGTGATTAAAATCTTTTAATTTATCTAATAGCTCTATATTCTTTTTACTAAATGCTATTTCTTCTTTAATCCCTTTAACTATGGCTAAGTTAGGTTCACTATCTTCAAAATTAAATGTAGTCTTCAAGTAAGTTTCTATTTCTTCTTCAGATAAGGGCATCAGTTCAGATTTTATATCCTCAGAGGAATCAGTTTTCAAAGAAACATATAGTTCGTTTAAATCCTCATTTACATTTTTATTTATATTAATAGCCACATCTCCAGTTACTCTCCTATTAATAGGAATTAACTTTCCCTCGTCAGTAACTTGGTTGAATAAAGATTCTTCTGGTTCCTCGTCGTACAATCCCATCTCTTGGGAAAGCCTTGAAAGTTTACTCAATCCATCTTCTTCTATAATTTCTTCTAAAATTATATCGCCTTTAAATATTCTTATAGTCTCAGTAAGATGATTTATATAATAGTTATCTAATAATTCCTCTTCACCGTCTGGAGGAATATTAAATACTTGTTTCATTCCATTAACACTCACACCGATAACCCTATTAGATTTATTTATTAATTTATATCTTTTATCCATTAAAAAACTCCTTATCGAACTACTAATATATTATAACATACCTAATTTAAAAAGTCAACATTAGGATATCTTAGATTATGCCTATAGTATACCATGATTATTATATAATGTCAATATAGAAATAGAGATGGTTTTTAAACCATCTCTATTATTGATTCTATGTTTATTACAGAGTCTTATACTAAGTTCTGCACGTCAATCTTAGTAATAAACCTGTTCACGATGACCTTCATGGCTGACCAAACCAATGCGTACCCTTGGGTTTTTAACACATTGTTTAATACTGGTAAACTTCCGTTTACAACTAAAGGCATATATGGACAGTAAACAGCAGGAGCATCGAAGTTGCCTGTACCTTTGTAGATACAATATACAGCACTGTCGTCTATTACGTCTATCGCTCTGATTACTGGAATATTTTTGTTGTACATACCATAAAGTGTAGGTCCTGAAGAAGCAAATCCAGTTCTTTCAAATAAGGTTCCTAATTGGTCAAACAAGGCTGCTGCTTTAACACCACAGATAATAGCTGTTACTTCACCACGACCTGCGTTTTGAGCAATGTGGGAAGAAGCTTCAGCGATTCTGTTTCTGAAAGCAAGTTTGTGTTCGACTTCGGAGGTTCCTGCTGGAGCTGCTGAATCCCATACGATAGGAGTACCGAAAGAAGCATTAGCTATTCTGCTAATAAGAGTGTTTCCCAATTCAGCGTTTATTTCCATTGTAAGGTCGTTAATCATTTCTGTTTCAGCATCCTTACCAAAGGTTTGTTTTAATTCAAACGCTTTCAAGCTACCCATTTCACTTCTTAATGCGAACACTTCGGCTCTAACATCAGCGGAATCGAAACTTGATTGAATCGTAGGAAGGTTTCCGTTTTCTTCGTATTCTGTACCAAACTCAGCTCTAGCAACTTCTACACCAGTAATAGGGGTGATGAAGTCGATAGTTACTAAACCTGTAGCATAGTTAATAGTACCTGTACCTAATGCTCCACCAACTGGAACAATGTTTCCATTACCATCATCTATTAAGGTTTGGGTTGTCGTGGAAAGACTGATTGTTAATTGTCTTTCTCTAACAGGTGCTGGAGTTAAGTTGAAAGTATAACTTTGTTGAGCAGCTATCAATGTTCCTAAGTTCTGATAAACTTTCTCACCAGCGAAACCTACTGCTTGTACTTGAGGTTTAGCAATAGCATTTCTAAGGATGTCATTTTCACTAACATTTCCTCTAGTTGTTCTAGCTTTGATTTGTTTGAAATAAACAATACCTTGTTGACCTTTAATAGGTTGAACTGAAGCTAGTAAAGGAAGAATGGAAGCTGCGTAGTTAGCTGTGATAACATCATAAGCGTATTTAGGTAATTGACCTAAATCTTTTAATGTACCAAATGTTTCACTTACCATTTTTTTGTAGTTTTCAAACTGTCTAAATTGTTTTCCTAAGATTACATAATCCATAGGGGAAATAGCTCTTACTCTTGCAAGTGGTGATTCTTCCAAGGATTCCATGTAAGGCTTGTAGGTAGGGTTCTTTAAGAAGTATTCCGCACCTCTTAATACTTTTTCATTCTGAGTCATCTTCATAATTTTAAATCACTCCTGTGGTCTGACGTTACTTATATCTTACAAACTATCTAACAATACATCTATATATAATATAAAGAACTATTTTGATTTTTCATTTTTGTACTGTCTGAACAAATTATAGACAGGTGGTTTATCCTCTTTCAAAGACTGTTGCTGTTTTTTATCAACAACTTTTTTCTCTTCCATTCTAACTTCTTCTTTAACAATTTTTTTGTTTTTAAGGTTAAGTGATTGAAGAATACCAACTGTTTGAACTTCTCCCAATGTTTCTAACATGCTTCTTACGTTTTCTATAGGAGCATTGTATTCTCTCGAAATAGAAAGAACTAAATTTTCATTTTGTTTTTCTTTTTCTTCATTTACTAAATGTTCCGCTCTTGAAATTATTTCTTTAACTTCACTAAGAGGAATACCTAAATTAACAGTTTCTTCAAGAACATATTCAATAACAGGTATAGCTTCTACGATAGAATCTAACTCACCAAGTTCTGACCACTTTTCATTGTCTTCTGTTAATTTTTTAACTTTTCTTTCAATCTGTTCAGGTCTTCCTAATTTAGCATAAGCTTCGAGTAATGAACCAGACTTCTCTAAATCTTCTTTAAGAGTGGTAATATCTTCTATTTCACACTCTTTCAAATGATTCTCAATAACTGCTAATTTTTCTGAAATCTGATTTTTTTCTGTTTCTACTTCTTCTGCTTTAGCTAATTTTTCTGTAAGACTAGCTATCTCAGCATTTTTCTTAATAACTTCTTCATCTAATTGTTTTGCTTTAGCTTCAGAAATAGCTTTCTCTTCCCTAAGTTTCATAACTTCTTCGTTAAGAGAATTCTTTTCTGTTCTTAAGTCTTCATAAATTTTTTGGGTAAATTCCATCTCTAGTCTCCTCATGTCTTCTTTTATCTTTTTGATATTTTCTTTAATCAAAGGATTAGTTTCTGTAAAACCTGGATTCAATACGAAGTCAAAAGTTTCCAAATAATAACTATTTTCGTCAACTATTGGCATACCTTCGTGAGTCTCGTTGGATTTATAGTCCCCAGATGCTCTGGAAGATACTTTTATTCTCGAACCTGCTTTCATAACAACATAAAGGTTTCTTCCAGCAGGAGTACCTAGAATATATGCCTCGCCCATACCCATCTTAGTTTCTTCGTCAATCCATAATTTAGTAACAATATGAGAAACTTTGCCATCCGTTATATCTGATTCAGTTATACCTCTATCTTCATGACCTATACAACCAAACATAACTTTATCGTCCAGTCTTCTTCTTAAATCTGGATGACCTATAATAGTTTCCCAAAATACTTTAGGATAATATCTTTCATTTCTTGAAACACCGTCTGGAACAAAGAAAACACCTTGAACAACTGCCAAGATATTTCTACCGTCTGCAACAGATTTATTAGAAGATTCATTTAAATAATCTTCTTTTAATTCCCATTTATTATCGGGTATGTCCCAAAGCTCATATTGAAAATTTTTACTCATTACTTTCATACTCTCCAAAATTTATTGTTTTTGAATAGATGACTTGATTAGTTGTTTCCGTTTTTTTCCAAGATGCTAAATTAAATAAATTTTTAATTTGTTTATTGTGAGGCTCGAATTGTTGAAGAGCATGTACCAAATCTGAAAAACTTTCATTATTCTTAATTGATTTTAATACATATTCTTCTATTTCTGTATCCTCGTCCATAGCTCTTTTGTCTATTGTTATCTTTACTTTTATAGTTTTATTCTGATTTTCTGATGTTATATCCCAGATAAGAGGTGCTGTGGTAGAATTTAAATCGTATTTAAAGTGTCTTAAACTTAAGGAAACTAGAGGACTTTCTATATTTACATCTCTGGGTATCCCTACTTTTTCAGTCAACTCTAATACTTTTTGTAATTTACCTTTCACCGTCTACTTTCCTTCTTCTTATTAATAGTGAATGTTTTTTGGCTAATTTTGCTTGGGGGGTTCTCGATTTCAACCTAGCTTTTATTAAAGTAGCTTTATTGTGTAAATCGTCTACCTCTTCCACATCCCCCAACTTATTTCTAATGTTCTTAACTCTTCCGTGTTCAACTTTTTTAGTGAAAAGTTCCTCCTTTAACTCGTCCTCCTCGTCTTCAGAGTTGGTCTCTTCACCATCATGGCGACGTGGTGATTCTGTTATCTCCACAGCAGACCCACCACCTTCGCAAATTATTCTAACTAGTTCATTAATTCTTTTAAACATTATTAATCCAATAAATCAAACATGTCGAATTCATCAGCTACTATAGACTCGTTAGTAAAATAAGTACTTCTACTTGATTCAAACAACTCATTTTTAAATTCGTTATATTCTTCATCTTCGTCGCTTAAGGATTCATTTGGCTCTTCTTCATCTTCTTCTGAACTTTCTTCGCCTTCTTCATCCTCTTCGCCATACATATCATCTTCGTTGTCGAAACCTTCACCGTCATCTTCGTAATCTTCTTCGCTTTCTTCCTCTTCGCCCTCATCTACATCGTCTATAAATTGTTGAAGAGTGTCTATGTCTACGTTTGTATCTATCATAATTCTAGTAAACATTATTAAAGCATGCTGAACTTCTTCTGGAGATGATTCAAAAGCATTTGTTAATTTAGATAAAGCATGAACATTATCCTCATCTCCATCTCCGTCAACATCTTCTCCATTTTCGTCATCTTCTTCGTGGTCTGAATGTTCTTCATCATCCAAACTTTGACTATCCAAAGATTCTTCATCGTCTTCTTCTGGTTCTGCTATAGCTCTAACAGATAAATCTTCCAACTCGTCGTCTTTTTCATATTTAAAACTAGGAGTTAGTTCTCTAAGACTTTCTAAAAGTGATTTTTTCTTATCCATCTTCAATTCTCCAAACTTATATAATATACATATTATGTATTAAGCCTCTAATTATAATATAAATTAGACTTAATTAATTATAAAATTAAAACGTATCAGCTACATTAACACTACCACCACTAGGGGTTTCTGGAGGTGTTGGAGCCTCTGCTGTTATAGTTGGAGTTTCTCCTGTAGGAGTACTAGAAGTACTAGGAGCTCCTTGAGGAGATTGAGTAGATAATTGAGGACCTTGGAAAGAAGTATTTCCTCTGCTAGGAGTTCCAGAAGGAGTCATAAGTTCTCCCCCCCTATCGGGTAATGATACCCTACCCTTACCATCAGCATATAATTTTAAAACTTTTTGCATTTTAGGGAAAGCAGCGGTATACATTTTAAAGAATTCAAGTAACTCTTTACTGTCTACTTCTAAAGCTATCTGGTCAGATGAAGAAATCTCGTTTAATAAAGCTACAAAATCTTTAAGTGTAGTCATTACTGCTACTATTACTTCCATATCGTCCATTAAATCCACATTAGTAACAGATTTAAATTTTACTTTTATATCATTTTTCTCAACATAATACCCCTTATGGAATAAATGTTTCCACATTATATCTTTGATACCATTACCGTAACATGTTTGAATATTTACTAGCTTGGTAGAGTAAGCAGAATAAACTTTTAGCATATCTGTCTTACCTAATAATTGGTCTCCGTATGCTAAATAAAAAGAAGGAACTCCCATAGCCAAAGCTATGTTTTTCCTTACATCGTTTATTCTATTATTTAAATCAGAACTATCAAAATTAAACTGTATTTGTTCTATACCACCCTTACCGTCTGAGAATCTTGGGATAACTTTAAACCTAGAAGCTGTCTGTAGAATATCTCCTACGTTAAGATTTTCCATATTTAAGGCTTCAGTGTTCATACTGTTAAGTATGTTCTCGTATCTGTCTATAGCTTCTGAAGTATTAGTATTATCCATATCTGCGTTCATGTCTACAGATACTATAATGGGGGCTAATACCCTTTTCAACTCTGAGGCTAGGGCAGTAGTCTCTAATACACTTAATTTTTTAACTGAAGATAATACGGGATATATTACCGATGTTCCAACTCTTACAGACTCTGGAACATCTATAATATCTGTATCTGTTTCTACTTTTACTCTCAGTCTGTTGTTATTTAAACAGAAGTGTACTATCTCGTCCTTATCTATAAGCTCAAACTTAGAAGCCTTTCTGTTAAATCTGAAAAATGAATCAATATCTCTTCCCTTATAAATAGCCAAGTAATCGTCTAAATCACAATTATCTGTAATTTCTACTACTCCAACACCTTTTACTATCTTAGTCTTAAGGAAGTATTCTCCCATTAGCATAAAGTCTGGAAGAATATCCGAAGAGAGACCAGCTAAATCATGCTGGTCTACAAACCCGTCCATTATTTTTTGTATATCTTCATCTGTTTTATATCTTTTTTCTCTATTAGGAGAATATTCTATGGATATAAATTTATCATCAGATACACTACTGAAAGCATCGTTATATAAAGAAGTCAATAAAGTTTGTACAAGTTCATTATCTCGTACAGTCATTAAATTTTTTATTAAATCTTCCCTAGACTTGAAACTAGCCCCCATCTGTTTCATTATCTGACCGATAACATTACTTCTGGAATAGTCCCCATAAGAGTCCACGGGTAAATTATATCTGTTAGTTAAATCAAACGTCTTAGTACTGTCGGGTTTTAAATCATAATGTCCCGTTAGTCCTCTAAATATGTTCATTGCTTGACTTAATTCAAAACCGCCACCAAAAGGCATATAAAAACCTCCGAATAAATCTACTTATAATATAAATTATTTAAAGTTCCATGTTTTATTTATCTGTTCTTTTTGTTGTTGTGTCCTAGCCTGTCTCATTAACTGAGATAAACCAAGTCCTAAATCTGGAGTCAGTCCATCTTTATTAGACAGGTCTACGTAAACCTGATTTCTGTTCATATAATCTTTAGAATTGATACATTTCCAGATACCCCCACACACAGAGTCAGCAATATCTTTGCTGTTATTTGATATATGGTCTATCTTCTTTTCTAAATCTCTTAGCCCTAACAGTTCTGTTATTAGTAGTTCGTTTTTAACCCCTATTAGTTTATTAGTATACATTAATTCTCTTAAAGTGTAATAAGGTTCCTTAGTTCTATCCACAGATAAATATTCTGTTTCTACATTACTTGTTCTAAGTAACTGACGAGTAACATCTCCTTGAAACATGTCAGTAGTTATAACTTTAATAGGGTATCCCATTTTTATCAATAAAAATAAAAAATCTATGACTTTAATTATATTTATTTCTTCCCCTTTTTTGGCTTCTATCCCTATAGCAAAATCTACATAGAACATTCTTTCTCTTTTTTTAGTTACAGGAATACTAGGATTCTCTATAGTAGGTCTTATTTCAAATTCCTCTAGTGTGCTATATACTGAAGATAGTCCAAATCTATCTTTCTTAGTAGCTATATCTAAATGAACAAACCTGTAACTATCCTGATGAAGAGGTTTTTTAAAATAATCTAAACTATGAACATAATTCTCTAACTTATCGTTTGGGTCATTAAAACTCATGCTAATAATATCATTTTTGAATCTGTTTGGATTAACAAATAAGTTCCTAACGAGTTGTTTAGATTTAAACAAAGATATATCTGCATGAACCCTACGTCCAGCTACATCCCTTATACTCCCTATTAATCTAGTACCACTAAAATCTTCATAATAAGTATAAGGAACATCTATTGTATTTTCTTCCATCTCTGGAGAAATTATTTCTTCATCATCAACTAATCGGGGGTCTCTTTTAGAATCCCCTAAGAAAACCCTAAAAGTATCTTTTGTAAAAGTACCCTTAACTTGCCAAGCTGACAAGTTATCCCTAAAATTTCCGAATGGGTTAGTCTGTATTTCTTCAATAGCAGTATTTAAATAGTCTTGTTCGTCTATGGGGGAACTTACTAACCATAAAATACCAGGCATAAAATCGCTAAATTTATCAAACCTAGATTTTCTTCTCGTCTTGAACAGGTTATGAATATCTTGAGCTTTTTTTATAGACTCCTTCCCTAAGTAATAAGAAACTTCGTCCATTAAACACCCGAAATTCATCTTACCTAATAAATGGTTAATATTTGAACCAATATTAACTAGGATGATATCGTTAATTATAACACCCTCGTCTGAAGCAGTGGTTCTAGCTTTTGGAGTTGCTTTTCTCTCTATAAAATAGGGAGAAGTATTAACCATCCCCAAAAACTTAGAGAAAGCAACAGAACTTCCCTGAGCTTTATCTGGTGTCATTATTGTAAAAGCAAAAGGGTCTAAGCGTTTTGTCTGTAAATAATAGGTATAGGGGTCTTTTAAACACATCAATTTGTACATTTCATATACCATAGAGGCTATTGCTATAGTCGTCTTACCTACTCCTATTGCAGTTGAGAGAATAAATTCGTTATACATGTTAATACAAGGGTGCGGATGTACTTCTTGAAGTAGTTCTAACCAGTAATCGTATATCTCGTCCCCTAAAGAATTTCCTAAATAATAAGGGTCTTTTATAAAAGTAACTATATCTACAGGTTTCTCCGTATAAGAATCTTCTTCAGCATAATAAATAGCCTCCCCTTTATCCCAAATGGAAAGGTCTTTGTAATTGGTAAAAACATCTTCAGTATAATTAATCCTCTGAAGGTAAGTCATTATTTTCTCTAGCCCTTCGTTTCATTTCATTAACAAATTCTCTTATTCGGGCATCCTGTGGAAGATTTCCTCCTTTAGCAGGAGGACTATCTTGAAAATAAGCTCTTATTATCTCATTTTTTGTTGAAATATCATACAGTTTAGTCAAAAAACCAAGACTAGCGTACTTAGACTTAACCACGCTATTCAATAGCTGTATTAAATCTTTAGGTTCTAACGCAAAGATAAATTCATCGGAACACAAATACTTCTCTATCTTTCTAATTATCCTGTTACATTTTCTAATACATCCCATTTCGTTTGAAACAAGACTCATAAACTTGTCAGGTGTCAAATTCCTCTTAATACGAGTTTTATTCTCAACTAAAGATTTTACCTCAGAAGTGATATCTATTATTTTATCTTTATTGTCGTTAGAATCCATCTTAACCCCGTACCCTTAATCAACTAAATGTTTATTTCCATAGAATCGTTGTCGATTATTTCTATAAATTCTTGATAAATATCTAAAGTCTTAGCTTTATCTATTTTCTTTTTAGGATTGACAGTAACCTTAGAGAATATCTCTTCAGCTTCTTGTATAAACCCATATAACTTTTCTTCTTTAGGAAAACTTACCTTCTTACCAGCACACATAAAAAAGAACTTAAAGATATCTACTCCAACATCTTTGTATATAGAATATAAAGTAGGAAAGTCTATATTCATGTTCCTACTAATATAGAACAAGATACAAGTGGTTCTATTCACTGGTATTTTTAACGATGGTTGAACTGTTGTTTCAGCATGTTCCATAATAAATCTTTCCTCACCACATCTAGCTTATGTAACTCATTTATATCAACATTTTCTAATTCTTTTAACTTTTCATATTGCTTTACGATATCACAATAGTATTCTATATCCTCATAAGCATCGTCATACTTTAGCTTACCACAATAATTTTCTACGTTGTCTAAATTATCGTCTTCTATTTCCTCATCTTCTAACGAGTCGTTAGCCTTTAGCCTTAACTCATCTTTATTTATATATTCAAAGTCTAAAGATATAGGATTTTGATTATTTATCAAACGATAATTAACCTTAGTACAGTAATTCCTAACTATTGTATGAATAAAAGTCCCTAAACATCCTTTATTAACATCATAGTTTTGGGAAACTTTCTCATAAATAACTACAAAACAATCATTGATATTATCCTCATTGAATTGTTTTTGTAACAGATATTTATTTAAAAGTCTTTTAACATAAGCAATTATTTGAAAATAGAACTCTCTACTACAGAGACCTTCGTTATCATAGATATCCTGTATCTTTTTATAATTGCCGTATAATTTTTTTGGTGTTTCAGACATATAGTTTCCTTAATCATTCAAATTGAAGTTATGTGAATTATCTATATTATCATTTAAATTCATTTTTTTATCTTCTGTTTTATTTTCTTTTTGGGGTTCTTCTGGAACCACTTTCAGCTTGCATTTACAATTAGGACATTCTAACTCTAATTCCTCGTGTTTATGGTCTTCTCCCATTCTAGTATCCCTCCTGAAAGTCTTGTATAAAATCCACATTAGGTAGTTTATTGTGTTTCAATAAAATGGAATAGATAACATCATGTTTAAATTTAAATTTAGAACTGTATGTTCTTAAATTAGGTAAAAATAAATTACTTAATTCTACAAGTTCTAACACATTTAATAATTGAAGTTCTTCTTTTTCTATGTACCTTCTTATTTTCTTACTCTGAGATTTATTTATGAGTTTATCTTTCTCGAAGGATAATAAAAGATTGATGCAGGATTCAGAATCAGTATTAATATTTTGTAAATGTTGAATAGTTTTGTCAATATTAGTTTTCTTAGTATTGTCGATTAAATCTAAAAAATATCTATTATGGTCTGTCTCTGGAAGAACTTCATTTTTTAATTTTATCTTCGTATCTGGAATCAATATTTCAGAATTTTTCTCCGAATCCACCGAACTAATTTTGTAGAAACCTACATTAACCACCATCGATTTAGAGAATAAAATAGGATAGTCAATAAAAGTTCCGAGCATATAGGTATCATTAACCACCTTATCCGCAGTCATAAAATATCTTTGATATCCCGCTTTTAAATCCTCCTCTATAAAAATCCAATCATTGCTAATAGGAACCCTATCTCCCAACTCAGTAAAATAATCAGAATCTAACAAAGTAACAAATTCCACTATATCATTTCTTTTTAAAATTATTAATTCCTTGTCTTGAGGAGTAAATAGCTGTTTCTGATTTAATAATAATTCCATCTGAGTTTCTACGGGCTGTTTTATAAAATAATTTACAGGTATTTTTAAGGTTTTAAGAAAGGTTTCAATACCTGAATTAGACATTTTAAAAGGATAATTGTCCTCGAAAAATTTATCAATCTCCTTAACACTTAAATTATAGATTTCCCCGTTTAAGTATTTATCCCTAATTAGTTTCATATATTCCTCCTAAATCTTCTATAGCAAATTTTAGTTTATCTAAAAAAATATTTAATCCCGAAGGATTACTTAAAAACATAGCACAATCTTTATGTGCTGGAGTAACAACTTTATGCTGAACATGCCAATCTGTGGAAGTAGTTAAAATTCTATGTATTCTATTTTCTTCTTTATTTACAGATTTCTTACCTACGTTGTCTATTTTATCTTCATCATTATCGTAACAAAATATTATCTTAGAGACAGTATTCTTAAATATTTCTAAATTGCTAATAGTTATCTCAGAGCCATTTAAAGCTAGGCAATATTTGTAATATTGTTTTAACCATATAGCATCTTTAACACCTTCACAAATTATAACAGGTTTGGTATAGTCAAAATCAGAAAAATCCTCCCACCCAAATATAGGGGGAATGTTGTTTTTATAATCAAAAATAGTTCTATACTCTTTTTTATCATAACTTCTCAAAACAAAACCTATGATTTTTTTACTGGGGGTAGCTAAAGGAATCATCCAAAAACAAGGATTTTCTTCAAAATACTTCCAAAAACTTTTAATAGGATACTGATATTTTATAGTATCCTTAACAAAAACTAAACCCACAGGTAATCCCTTCTTCAATTGAAAACATGTATAGTTTTCATTAGTTTCTGGAACTAACCCACACACAGGTATAGAATGTTTATAAAGTTTTATAAAATCCTCTAACAAACCCAATCCTCAATATTCACCCATAACAACATTATAACATAACACAAAGGATATGTCAATACCGTTACAAGATTAAATTTTAATTAAAATGAGGCAAGTATTACAAAACGCTAAGATGACAGAGTGTGGTCAATGAGCAAAAGTAATTTAGCCTAAAGTCAGTGATGACAAGATACAATTACTACTATGTAAGTTTGTATAGTTTCATTTCTTGTTATTAAGATTAATGATAGTAGTTTTCCATATACAATCCAAGCTTACTCTTCTTAACAGGTATTAATAACCTATTCTCCTCAAAGAGAGATAACTGTGAACGTGCTTTTTAACCTATTATTATAACAGGTTAGGGCTTTAAAAGAACAACTGTATGGGAAACTTCTGTAACTATTTAAGTGAGATTGCTTTTTTTATCAGCGTTTCACCCAGTACATTCATCTCTACGAGATGGTTTAACAATTTACTTACAGGGAGATTTCGTTGTTGCATACAGAAGAGTATTAACCATTTCTTCAGCATTTTACCCATCTGATAACATTTTAGCATATTATAACAATTATGTCAAGATTTTAATTCCTTCAGTTTCCGACAAGATACAATTACTACTATGTAAGTTTGTATAGTTTCATTTCTTGTTATTAAGATTAATTCTCTAAAGAGAAAAGAAATATAAATATATTTATATAATATTAAACTCTATAATAAGGAGTTTTATAAACTCCCATATCTCCAAATAAGTCTAACTTATAATTTCTTTTATCTGCTATTCTTTTTTTAAAATTATTACTAATATTTAACTCTGCTAATTCATTGAAAAGATTCTGAATAAATTCAGAATTAAATAGGTTATGTAATCTATCTGTTTTCTTAAGATTGTTAAAACTAACTATTAAGCATATAGAATTACCGTCTCTATGATAATCAAATTTTGCTTTATACAACTTTCCTAAAGCTTCCTCTTTTTTATACCTGTCTAAAATTTTCATGACATCGTAGATATCTGATTTAATTATTTCCTCTTCTTCGTCATGAAGAACATCTTCTTTTTCTAAATCTAACTTATCCATTATCTGTTTTATAAAATCTAAAGACATAAATCCACCCTGACGTATTATGTTTTCTAAATATAATATAAAAATATCCGTCGATTTAGGGTCGACGGATACAAACTTATTATAGTTAATTATTATACGCTAGGTTTAATTGAAGGGTTGCCTCCAGATTGTACATTTTTGTCTACTTTATCAGCAGTACTTTTCCTTGTTATGATACCCATAATGTTATCAATATACTGTTGAAGTTGTGGGTCCATCTGACCTCCCATAGCAGATTTAAGATATTCAGCAACTCCTAGAGCCCCTTCTTTTCCAGTTGAGTTAGGATTCATAATTTTTTCCAAAGCACTCAACATAAGAATATTTTCATTCATTAATTCTTCTGACTTAGCCTTAGCTTTACCTTCTCCAGATATACTTTTAGGAACAGTGTGTTCAATGTCTGGAGCTTTATCGTCTTTAGATTTAGCTAGTTGAGCTTTATCCACTCTTTTTTTAACTCTCTTAAGGTCTACTTTTTGAGTAGTACCTTCCCCAGATATATCACTAGGGGTAGTGTGTTGTATTTCTACTTCTTTAGCTGATTCTTGCATCTTTCTTAATTGCAGTCTAGCTATAAAGTCATAAGAGCTGTCGAATCTTTCGTTCATTTTAATACTCCTGTTTAATAATTATAACTTGTGTCTTTATTTTTTAAAACTCTCTTTAGTTCTTGTTCCAACTCCATATTATCTATTACTTCAAGAGCTTTGGATAAAGTAATTAAAGTTGGGTCAAATTTTCTAGCAAAGTTTATAATGTCTTGTACTTTATAGTTATCCCCATAAACATTACAAGTCTCTTTTTCATTAAGAACACTACAAAATTCTATTATTTTTTGAAATTTACTAATCATAGTGAGTTCCTTATAATATATCTATTTATAATATAAACTAATGTCTTCTACAGTTTATATTCCTTTATGTATTTTATTTTTTTACTAGATACTCTACTTTCGGAATGTTTAAATTCATGGGAACATTCAATACATTTAATAATTTTTGAAGTTACTATTACTTCAAAACAAGTTATTTTACATTTGTTCTCTAAAACATCTATTTTTTTATCTATTGTTTCTTTTATATTTTTTGTAATTGTCCTAAAAGTTAGGTTACTTCTACATTTAGGGCAATTGTGAACATAAGTATCTTTTAACCTCTGTGTCAGCTTATTAGAGACCTCTTCTAAAGTTATTTTACCTATTAACTGATTCAATAAAGTTTCTTTTAATAAATTATTTATCTTCAAATTTTTATTTTTACATAAATCTAATAAATCTTCTTGTTTTAAATTTCTTAGTTTACTATGTAACTTATTTATTTTATCATTTATAAGAGCTTCCCTGCTTATTTCAAAAGATAAATCATCCTTAACTGAAACAATCCCCACCTTATTTAATTTATATCTCTTTAAAACGCTACAAACTTCTTCAGAATGTTTATGATGTATAATTAAGTAGATGTAGTCAAAAAATTTAAGATATGTCCTTAGCTGAGGTATAAATCTCTTTAGATTATCTGCCTCGGACTTTATTTCATATCCTATAAAATGCTCATCTTTAAGTAATGCGAAGTCAACTCTATTCTTCCCATTTATATCATATTCGTTAATAAAAATTCCCTGATTAAAAAATTCTTTATTTTCTAAAATATACTTTAATCTTATATCTTTATCTTTAATCATACCCTTATACTTGATTATCTAAGCCTAAATATAATATAAACCTTACTTAGATATAAAATATTCGTAAACTATATAATCTTTCTCATATCTTTTCCAATTTATCGGGTTAAAAAATCCTTTGAAGAATGACCCAGAATCTTGAATAAATTTATAATCGTTTAATAATTTTTTTAAAATTCCCCCTAACTTAGTACTGTTTCTTTTATCCTGAAAAAATTTTCTAAAATTGTTATCTAATAGTTCACTTTCTTTTTTAATATATAATTTAAATGAAAGCCTGTTTTTACTGTAGTATCTAATCTCTGCCACTCTTTTTGGATTGTAGTAATTAGTTAAGTTCTTGTTCCAGAGGGTTATTTGGCAATCTAAATCATTCATAATTAACTCCTTAATATAGTGTATATCATACCACCAATAATCAATTATATCAATACATCTTGACAAAACATTAACAATATGTTACAATGTATATATAATAAATAAGGAAATATTAAAATTATGATTTATTTTTTAGACAATAATCCAGAATTAGCAGGAATCTATTTGTCGGATAAACATCTATCTTGTCAACTGGGAAGTGCTTGTACTGTAATTTGTACGGTATTGGAAAATTACACCGATTCTTCTATGCCTCAAAAAGTAATAAATAAAAGTAACGCTGTAGTTAGTTGGGCTAGTATCTCTAAATCTAATTTTGAATGGTTAGTAGAATACGCTCAATCCGTGCAACGTCATTTTTATACCATTTATGGTAAATATCATAATACTACTATAGATTTATCTTCCATTATAGTTCCTGAATTACCCAAAGGAGGACTTATGGAATTTCCTCAGTTACTTCCAGATAGGTATAAAATGGAAGGAAATTCTGTAGAAGCCTATAGAAATTATTATGTTATGGAAAAAGCTAAAATATCCAATTATAGACAAAAAGCTCCAGATTGGTTTTTAAATAAATTAGACGAGACCCAGAGAACTCTATACATGGATTATTTTGAACACATAGGTACCAATTTAAGAATATACAGGGATAGTGATACAGGTATTGTTATACAAAAAAAATTAGAGGATAGTTGGGTATCCTTAGGTAACTTAACTTTAGAAGAGCAAATACTGATTGAGAGGATACTGGATAATGGGTTTAGGGAAGGATAGCCTAGAGGAGCTGGTTTTTGAACTTTACCAGTCTGGGGAAAATAGGGAAGAGTTATTGAAGTCTTTAATCTGTACTTTTATTAATCTAGCAAATATTGATAAAGATTCAGAAGTACAATTAACAGCAAAAAGTTTATTAGAAACAGCAAAAAATTTAATAATATAAGAAATTGTATTTTATATTATAATTGAATACTATATACAATTTACTATGAAGTTTTTCTGAGCAGGTTTCCTCCTTTACTGCTCAGTTTTTATTTGTTATATTTTGAATATAGAAATAGAGCCTCATAAAGGCTCTATAACGACTACGTATTTCGATTTATACAGATGATATACGAGTAATGATTAATCTGTTAATTTTAACAATATCTGATTACATGTATTTCTTATCTCAGATATAGATATCTCTAATTTTTCATTAGTTTTTGCTTGACTGTCTAAGAACATTTTGAACTCTTGTCTCAATAGATATCTTTGGTCATTGTGTTCTAAGTTAGTATTTTTACATTTAATAGTATGGTTCTCTATTAAATTCTCTGTTTCTTCAAATATTTCTTCTTTTAATTCTTCTTTTAATTCTTCTTTACAGTCTTTTACTTTTTTATCTATCTCAGAGCTTACCCCTTTTTGCAAATTGTCCTCATAATATTTTTTAATTATATCTTCTACTACTTTCTTAAATATCCACTTACCTGCATATTTTATAATTAATACTATGATACCAATGCTACTGGCATAGTAAGCTGGTATACTTAAAAAGGATAAACAATCTTTTAATGTAGTAGCACCTAAATCTATCATATTTAATTTCCTCGTAAAATACCATTCCCTAAATATAATATAAATCAACCATAATAAAACAAGAGGGCTTTTTACACCCTCTTGTTTATTTATTTTTTAGATTAACTATTATGCTAAAGGAGCTTCTACGTATTCGATAAGTACCGTAGCAGAACCTATAACAGGAGAACCAGCTACTACGACTCTAGCAACACCTACGTTAGTTGCACCTACTGTCAAGAAAGGTCTTGATTCGTATGCGTTAGCTGTTTCAGCATCATTATCTCCAGTAGCTTGAATTTCTAAGTCGGTAGCACCGTCTACGATAACTTGAAGAGTAGCACCTGCTGAATAAACTGAGTTTATTCTAGTTGTTACTGATTTAACAATAGCATTTTCAGGGATTGATGTAGTGGAACTTACGCTCGAAGTACCAACTGTTATCGCTATGTGTTTTGCTAAACCGTTAGATGTAGCGATACCAGAAAGTAAGTTAGCTTTTGTTATTTTCTTGTTAGTGCCAGAATCGTTAATTAACAATTCATCACTGTCGTCTGCTGATGTTGCAGCCGTTAGACTAGCGATGTCTACATAACTACCAGAAACTTTACTATCTTTAAGTAAAACACCGTCTATGCTAACACCATTAGCAGGTGTTAATTCAGAGATAGTGTCCACTTTAACAGCTCCAGAGAAGGATTTGTCTCCTGTTACTGTTTCAGTACCAGCTAAATGGACAACTGCTGAATCTGTAGCTAATGTTGAAACGTCTTTACCATCGACTAAACCATCTTTAATAAGAACTGTTTCAATGGTAACACCAGCATCAAGAGTAGATTCTACGATATCATCAGTTTTTATACCACCCGAGAAATCTTTTTGACCTGTAACAACTTCAGCACCTGATAAATGGACAACTGCTGAATCTGTAGCTAATGTTGAAACATCCATACCATCGACTAAACCGTCTTTGATAAGAACTCCATCAACAGTAACACCAGCGTTAAGGGTAGATTCTAAGATATTATCTGTTTTAAGGTCATCTTGGAAATCTTTTTGACCAGTTATTGCTTCAGCACCAGCTAAGTGGACAACTGCGGAATCGACTGCCAAGCCAGCAACCAAGTTTGATTTTTGCATTTTTCTATAAGCTGTAGCAGAAGCATCGTATATAGGTAAGAAATCTCCATCTGCTATGCTTGTTTCTTCTGTTAATGTATTAAAGTTATCGTCAGCAGGTCTTCCAGTTAAATCAGTATAAGCTTTTGTAGCTAAATCTGCTAAGGAAGAACCTGTTTTGTCTATTTTAGACCATGCTATAGCTGCTGTAGCAGAAACCTCGTTGTTTGTGATTCCGCCAGCTTTAACTCTTAATATATCTGTATTTATTTCAATGGTAGAATCGTCGACTTTAACTTCTAAAGAACCGTCGACATTTTGACCTAAACCAGAACCCGCCACATCAGCGTTAATTTTATCTTTATCTACTGAATCGTTTGCTAATTTTGCTGTAGATATTCCTAAGTCTTTAACTCTTAACGTATCTGTATTAATTTCTATAGTAGTAGCATCTACGTTTACACTTAGGGTATTACCTGTTTTTGAAAGTCCATCACCAGCCAGAACTTGACCAGCACCAGAGAATTGAGCAAATGCTAACGCTGTTGTATCAACTGTGATAGGATTATCTGTAGTTAATACAAAACCTGCATCGGCTAAGGTACTACCTGCTTCTACGAAGAAGAATGAACCCGATACTACTTCGGATGCAGGGCTTCCATCAAAATCTGTAGCTCTTGTTAATACGAATGGATTGGATACATCACCGACAGCAGTTACAACATAAATACCGTTATCTACTCCTGCTACTTGGTTTTTAACTAATATTCTATCACCTGCCACAACAGCAATACCATCTATAGATAAAGCACCATTAGCATCTGCTGTTAAAGTCTTACCAACTTGAGAACCAGAAGGTGTACAAGCAGGTAACACGTCCACACTAGCTAGTCTAACAGGAGCATGTACTGTTAAACCCTGAGCTACTGAGTCTACGTATGCTTTTGTGGCTGCATCTTGAGCTACTGTAGGGTCTGCCACACTTGTTAATTTAAAACCACCCATTGATTGAGCTGCCGTAAATGCAACCGTACCATCTTTTTTAATAACTGTGGAGTCAACTGCTAATGTTGAAACATCCATACCATCTACTAAACCATCTTTAATAAGAACTGTTTCAATGGTAACACCAGCATCGGTTGTTTTTTCTGTGATAGTATCTGTTAAAACTGAAGTATTGGCTGTTAAACTGTCTACTGTAAGATTTTTTAAAGCCGAACCATCAAAACTTCTAACTTCAAAACCGTTGGTTACTTTTCTAAGCATAATGCCTTTAGGACCACCGATTAAGAAATCAGTTTTCATAGTACCTAATAACACTGAAAATAATGACATTCTAATTCTCCTACTCTTTTCTACTACGTATGTATAATTATATTAATTTTTGGCAACAAGCCTTCATATATAATATAAATTAAAAAATTTGTACTAACTTGAAAATATTACAATCTTTCCAGAACCAGTTATAGGATTTCCTGTAAAGTATATTTTTACTGTAGTATCTGCTGGGTATACATATTCGCTTCCAACTATGTAGCTACTTGCATAGGTTACATCATTATCGGTAGAAGTCATTAATCTTGAATTGTCTCCAGCATCCCCAACTGTTATACTTCCCACATCGAAAGGATTATCTATTATAAGTTTTATTTCTTCTATATTTAAATTAGCTTTTAATATCCCGATATCTAAGGAACCAGAGATAAAATCAGAATATATGAAATCTAACTCTATTGAAGGGTTTCCTCCAGATAAAGCAACTTCAGCTTCGTCTACTATGTTATTTAAGTTAGCATCGTAAACGTCTTTAACCATGATACCGTCATGACCAAGTTGTTTACCGTCCAATATATCGTCCTGACTTACAACATACCCATCCAATAAAACTAAGTCTGGGAAAGGAGATATGGCTTCCCTTACCTGAGCTTCTGTAAATTGTAAAGGTACGTTTATAGTCGTATCTTCTGCTATCTTTAGATTTCCTAATAGGTACACATAAGCTGTATTTTTTAATGATTTATTTTTAATTCTCATTATTTATTCCTCTCTACTATTTATAATATAAATGAAATAGAGTCAGTTCTCAAATATAATATAAACCCAATCCTTTTGGGATTGGGTAGAAATAAATACGTATTTATGGCTGACAATTTTTAGTCTTTATATAATTTCATAGTAGTAAGTTGGGGTAATTTTGTACCTTGAGTTTGTTCTAATAAACCTTCTTTTAGGGTATATATTTTTTCAACAGATTCAAAATTATTTATATAATAGGGTTCTGGAAACAGAGCTCCCATAACTATCAGAAGTTCTTTATACATATCTTTATATAAAGACTTAGCTTCTTCTGAGGTATCTAAAATCATAGCATATATAGAAAATATTGGAAGTATTCCCACCTCTCCTGTTAAATCTTCGGAGTCCACCACTCTTTCAAAATTAAGATAGGCATTTATAGCTACTTTTTTATCTTCAGTAGATATTAATATAGTATTTTTAACTACGTTTACTATCATTTTTAATTCTCCATGATAAACTATTATCTATGTCGGGTAATATCTTTTTATTATTTAATTTTATAGATGCTATATAGGATTCACATATAGTTCCATCGTTTAATTTTATCTCCGTCCTATTGCAAATATGGTGTATTTTATCTAGGTATAATAATATCTCTGAATTGACTTCATAGAGTTCTCCTTTTATGGGATAGTCAGAAGGTTCTAAATCTGACATTATAGGGTAATCTCCCAAATCATACATGGTATAATTAGACTCAGTAATTCTTTCACCGAAGAAAAAACAATCGGGATTATTAAATATATCCGACCTACTAAACTCCGATTTAAGAAAATTATATATAAATATCTTAAATTTCTTATCTTTATTATTTTCTATGAATAATAAATCTTGGATATTAAGATTGTTCATTTTATAGAAAAAACCTCGAATATTCATTTAAGTGCATTATAGTTTCTGATAAACTATCTTCAGATAATCCGTCATAATGTTCTCTGTCTTTATCTGTATATGAAAAGAAATCTTCATCTACATTATCTAAAGCATACTGAACATCTTCTAAGCTTATAATACGTTCAGAAACTTTTTCTTCCTTCTTATTATAGAATAGAGTTTCTCCCGTATAGGAATTACGTACTACTCCGTGTTCATATAGGCTTATTTCAGGAGAGGTATTTTCCACACAATCATCATAGTTGTAGAGTTGTTCATTAATCATTTTTTGGTTCTTCCTTCTTTTTGCTCTTTTTACTTTCTTTTTTTATTCTAATTTCTTCTGAAACAATGCCCTTTTTTAATTCTTGTAATTTTCTAATAACTAAGGATATGGCACCTGAATCAAAAAATATAATATCTACTCCTTCTTCAGTTATTTTATCTTCTATCCTTAAAGTATTATTAACTTTAGTTCTACAAATACCCAAGGATACTTGTAGTTCATGAAGACCAAATAAAACTTGACTATTCTTTTCTGCTCTTTTAATCATTTTTTAAACTCCCATTTCTACATTACTTATTCTTGTTTGTTTATTATCTTTATATATACTATGTTCTTTTATCTTTCCTTTTATAGGATAAAAACTACCTGCTGTTAAATCTAAAAACGTATTAGACATGTATGTTAAATCATTACCTTCATGTTGAAATTTATAAATGTTACATAACCCAAATCTTGTTTCTGTTTGTATTCTAGTTAAGAATTTTACGGTACCTTGAAAGTCTTTACCTACCTCCCCCACAAAACTTTGATTATTTCTATCCAAGAAATCTCTAACACTTTTATAAAGAAAGGATACTGTATTTATATCTTGGTATGACACAAATTTTTTATCGGATAATAATTTTATACTGGCTAAAAACTCGGATACCCTTCCAGACATTATATTTGTATTGTACAAATTAATATAATTTTTAGCTTCTTCAATATATTCCTCACGAGGGATATCATTTTTCATTAATTTATTCCATGCTATTATAGGAGTATTATTAGAAGTATCTTCTTTATTATATGTCCATCCCCCAAAAGCACTTTCTTCTTCACATACCTGTATAACACTGGCTAAAAATATTTCTATAGGAAAATAGTTAGCTATACTACTTGTTCTATCTTGTAAACTATTTATCATTTTATTATCTAAGATATCTACTTTAATAGTCTTCAAACAGTCTTTACAGTATAAAGCAGTAGTACATTTTTTCCTAGATACTTCGTTCACTAAAAGGTACGATTTTTTAATTTCTTTCAAACCACAACACATTTTTATTTCATTTACGTCTAATATATTAGATATCTTACCACCAGTCAAATCGTAGTCTATCTTAAAATTTTTCAAATTTTCAAATTTGGATAGTTTTGCTAAAATAACTAAATCTTTTTCTTTATTAGGAATAAATATTGGTTTATTTTGTAGCATTACCTCGTATATTTTTCTGTACCTTTCACTATTGCAATCCTTTTCATAATAGCTGTTTAATATATTATAAGATATATTGGATTCTTGCAATTCTATTAATTTATTTTTTGTTACAGCTATTTGAATCATATCACACTCCGAAGTTAAAATAGGGAAGGTAGGTTAGTACCTTCCCATATTTATAATTTATCCTCTAGTTGCACCAAGAATGAACTTATATTTTTTACTGAAGTCTAAGAAAGTTTGAGTAGAAGCCATTATAGTTTGAATGTTAGCGTCTAATCTTAGGATATCTCTAGCCAACAATACTGCATATTCACCAACGAAACCGTCTTGTAGTGTATATCTAAATATATTTTCCAATTGTTGTTTATCTGCTTTCAGTGCTTTAGCTGTTAAGCTAGAACAAAGAGCAAACATTACATCAGGGGAATTAGGGATAGGGGCTTGTTTGAAATTACCTTCTAAAATGTATTCTGGATTAGGAAGTTTAGAATACAATTTAGTGTATTGATAAAAGTCAAAACTATTTCCTTCTCCTATTAATCCAGAGATTAAAGGCATAGCATCTTCTACACTTAAATAGTTAAGAACTTCGGATACTTTTTCCCAAGAACGAGGTGTGGGGAATGCGTTATCATCAGAATTAGCATCAAATTTATGTAACATAGAATTTTGATAGTTAAGATATCCTACTACTTTTTCAGAGATGCCATTAGGTAAAGCCCAAGCTTTCCAGTCATCAATTTCTACGGTTATTTTAAGATGGGCTAATCTATTAGCTAATGCTTTAGGCATTTTATAAGCTACAGACTTATCGGTTACTTCGTTACCAGCACACATAACTAAACAGTTATCAGGTAATTTGTGCTCTCCTATCTGTCTATCTAAAGTTATCTGATAAGCTGCTGCTTGTACAGTGGGAGGTGCTGCTGATATTTCATCCAAGATTAAAAAGTTCATGTATTCGTTAGAAGGATTCATGTTGAATAATTGAGGTCTTAACCATTTAGCCACAGTTGGTTTTAATTTATCAATATTTTCTTGAGATGGATTATCTAGTATGTCTTGGTCATCCACAGATGGAACAGGGATACCTCTTAAATCCACTGGATTAAATAATAATAATCTTACATCACTCGTATGAGTTTTTTTACTAAATTTTTTACCCAGTTTTTCAACTACTTGACCCATAGCTTGAGATTTACCTATACCAGGGCTTCCCCACAACATGATAGGTTGTACTTTTTTAAATGAGCCTGTTTTTGTGTAAACATTTCCTGCATAATTAACCATAAGATTAATTAATTCATTCACTTTGAGTTTTTGTCCTAAGTTTTCAGCCATAAATAAAGTTCTCCTTTTTAAATAAATTTTCTACTTGAATTCTTTTCATATTATTATACTAACAATATAATTTAATTAAGTCAATACTTTTTCTTTTTATGTTAAGTTATTTGTTACAATTATTTCTTACCATCGTTTAGATATACAGAACGTCCAAAGGGAGCTTCTTGTATATGATTTTGAGTGAATATCCAAAGGGTAGGGATGCCCTCTGCGAGTTCCTCACATTCGTCATAGTAACATTCACCGTCTGTCAATAGAACTATACCAGCTATGTCTTCAGTTCTAAAATCATCCCTTTTATGGATAGCTTCAAAACATACCCTGAAGCATGTTCCTCCGCCAGACCTAGGTTTATTTTGAAGGACATCTTGAACATCCTCGAACTTCTGTAAACTATGTACTGCTGTATCAAAATATCCCAACCAACCTGTCATAGATGCAAATTGTTGAATAGCTCCTACAACCTCAGAATATACGTCTTCTATTTCTTTATCACTCATAGAACCTGAGATATCTATAAAGAATAATATATTTTTTACTTCATTCTCGGTATCATTAAAATCAGGAAGCATACAATCAGTTATAGAATACAATCTTTTATCTGGAGGATTAAATGAATAATCATTTACAATGGGGCTTACAAATTCATTTAATAATTGTCTCCAATCCTTTTTAGGGGGTTTTAATTTAATTAAAAGTTCTTGTAAGAAAGCTGGAAGGTTACCACAGGATTTATCTTGATGTTGTTTAGCTGCACTAATCATAAGTTGTTCCCATTCTTGTTGAGACATTTTAACTTCTTCCATACCTTCACCAGAAATACATTGTTGTCCTTGTCCTTTATTTTTGTCTTTTCCGTCTTTACTATCTTTATCGTCTCCCTGACCTTTATCTTTATCCCACATACCGTGGTCATCGAGAAGTTTTTCTGTTAATTTTTCCAGTTTTGATTTACCGTTCCCATCTTGGTCTTGTTGGTCATTCTGATTTTGCTGATTTTGTGAGGACTTCCCACTTTTACTACTCTGTCCTCGTCCCTGTCCTTGTCCACAAGAGGAAGAAGAGGATTGTTGACTAATAAATTGTTTTAATAATATATCATAAATTTCTTCCGCTGACATTTTAGCATATTTAGGGTCGTACAATCCTTCATTTTTACCAGAAGGCATACGAAAATCACTATTCTCGAATTGTTTTAAAATATCATGTATTGCATAATCACAAGCTAAGTTAAAAACCGTAGCATTTCTTGAATCTCTTCTACGAATATGTCCATTAGATACGTGCATAATTTCATGAGCTATCAACCATTTTAATTCGGGTAGTGAAAGCTGTTCTAAAAATTCTGGATTAAATATAATTTTGGAGCCATCCGTACCTGCTGTGGGAATTTCTTCATCGACTAGGTATTTAAATTTTAATGCAAGTATCCCAAAGAAAGGAAATTCTTTGATAAGTTTCCATTTACATAAAGTTATTTTTTCTTTTAATTTTTCGATATCTACTTTTGATTTAGTCATAGATGTCATTCTTAGCTCCTTGATTAAGTGTTATTCGTATGATTATTAATTTTATTATTAACCCAATTTTATTAAATGTCAACCCTTTATTAAGAAATATTAAATATTATCTGTAAGTTCTAGCATCATTTTTATACGGTCTATTATATCTTTATCTATAGTAGGTAATTGATGTATGAATAAATAATATTCATATTTGTCTACTTTTTTAACGTCTACCTCATATATCTTAAATATTCTAACTATTTCTTCTATAGTTAATATTTGATGAGTAAGAATTTGTTCTAAGTTAAAATATCCACTAAAAGTTTCTATCAAATCTAAAGGAAGTTTATAATTTTCCACTAAAGATTTAAAATTTACTTTATACTGTAGACAAGCTAATAAATCCCCATCTAAAATTTTATAATTATTCATGAATATATCGTTATATTCATTATTAAGAAAACCACTCAATACAAATTCCTTTAAATAATCTAATATTTAAAGAATAGCATAGTAGTTTATATAATGCAAGCTCTTGTAAAGATATATTAAGATATTAATTCATAGAAGGTTTGGAGTCTTAATTTAGCATTTAGAGTTAATTTCTGAGTTTGTACTATTACAGGTATATATTCTCTTAATAGTACCATATTATCTATTAAAAATTTTTGAGGATAATTATTTCTACATAGAACAGAGGATACATTTAATTTATGTTTGAAATTTATTAAAATATCTTCAGTTATTATTCCAGTTAGAGAATAAGCTTCCCAGTGCATCTGATATTCAAACTCTTTTAGGAATGCCACTGTCAATTTATGGGTAGAACTTATACTTATGTTAAAAAAAGAAACATTAGCACTAAGAGCTTTTCTTTCTCTCTTGTTAAGTTTCTTCCAGTTCTTTATAAAATATTCTTCTTTAGGATTCTTATACATTTTTCTTACTTAGTATTTTTAATGATAATTCCCCACATCTAAGACATTCTGAAAAGCATACTAAGTCAAATCCTTTCTCGTTTTCTATCTTACGAGCATGTATAATTATTTTTCTATGCTCCTCGCAATAATTTTTTCCCATAAAACCCCCATAGATTATTATAACATATTTTAAAAAATTACGCAATACCCTATTGACAAAACATTTACAAAATGTTATAATGTATATGTAAAGTGGTAAATTTATAATCGTAACTTGGGAGGAATAGGATGTCAGAGGACAAAAGACAAGAAGTTATTTTAAGGGATGAGCGTGGTAATAATATTATAGAAGTAAATCCAGACAATATTGCGAAAAATCTTGTGGCAATGACTAACAGGGCAGATATAATGACCCCAGAGGATAAGAAGTTCTTTATAGAGAACACTGAGCGTTGGAGCATGGTACAACAGAATTGTCATATATGGAGAACTAATACAGAAAAACGTAGTATTTTATCTGAGTTGCCAACTACTCATCTTAAATTTCACCAAGCTATACTAGAAAATAAAGTATTTGTTGATGAAACTGTAAGATTAGCTAAAGATGCAGAAATTCAAAAGTTAGATGCAGAAGAGTTATATGTAGATATAGAGAATCTAAAAGAAGAAATAGCAGATTTAACAGAACAAAGAAGTGAATATGAAGAAGATAGTAGTGAATATAAACAATTTTCTTATAGAATAAGAAAAAAAGATATAGAAATAAGAAAAAAGACAGTAGAATTACAAGAAAAAGCTTATCAAATACAACAATCTGCTATTGCCATGGGGTACAGAATGGCTGAAAATCGTGCGTGGAAACAATTTGAAGATGAAATGATAGATGAAATGAGAGCAGACGGTCTTTCAGACGAAGAAATATGGGATAAAAATTCCGCTCAACTCCTTGGGTATTTCTATTTATTCTTAACTAAGTTTAATGCTGTTAAAAGTTCTACGGATAGTGGAGAAGTTCACAATTTAACTTACTTAGCAAGATTCGCTGTAGATGAAATAATAAAGATAGGTAGCTTTGAGGATGCAGTTATTAGATGTGATAGGACTCAGATTCAATCTTTGGTAGAATTAGGTTATATAGGAGTTAAAGAAGAGAATGGTAAATTATCAATAATGATACCTGAGCAATATAAAAAGAAAATATAATTTTTAGTCTATTGACAAATTTTTAATCTCCTTGTATACTATGTATAAGGAGATTTTTTAATGATAAAGATATGTGTTATATGTAAAAAAGAATTTGAAGCTAAAAAGTCAGCTATTACCTGTAGCTCAGAATGTTCTAAAATACAAAAATACAATAAAAGAAAGATATATAAAGAGAAGAACAAAGATTTTATAAATAAACAAGCTAGAGAATGGTTTTCCAACAATAAAGAGAAAACTTCAGAATGCCATAAGAAGTATAGAGATGCCAATAAAGATAAAATTAAAAAATATCGGGATACTTGGTATAATAAGAATAAAAATTATAAATTTAGAATACAGAACGATTTATCTTTTAAATTTGTTTTCAATATCAGACAGTGGTTTAATAGAGCCTTTAGACACAATAAGAAAAGTAATAAAACTTTTCAATACGTAGATTATACTTTTGAAGAATTTAGAGAGCATATAGAAAAACAGTTTAAAGAGGGAATGTCTTGGGATAATTGGACTAATAGGGGATGGCACGTAGACCACATAAAGCCTATCTCTAAATTTAATTTCTTTAATGAAGATGGAACAGAGAACATAGAGCAAGTTAAAGAATGTTTCTCCTTAAATAATTTACAACCTTTATGGGCTAAAGATAATTTAAGTAAGGGCAATAGGTATTAAGTACAAAAACCTCCTATAATGGGAGGTTTTTGATATGTGAAAACACATGGATTTATTCTATTAAGCAGGAGGTAATTCTGCTTGTAATTCTTCTAATGTTTTAAGAACTACCGCATTGTCTACTACTTTAATAATGGAATTAATAAAGTTATTGACTTGCATAAAAGTTGTTAGTTCTTCAGTAGGCTGAGGTATAGTATCGAAAATAAAATTACACCATACTCCTACGTCATTGTAGTTATCCCCACCTTGATTTTCGTCTATTCCTATACATAGGATAGAACCGCTTATTCCATCTGATGTTACGCATCTGTAAACAGTATTTGACATTTTGTTTCTCCTATCTAATTATAATTTAAAGAAGTAGTAAATTTAAAAATATGATATTTCCGCTATCTTGGTTGAAGTTACTGGTAATGTTATTTGGGTATTAAACTTTTCAGTTGTGCTGAGAAAGCTACCGTTAAAACCGCCAAAAGATAATCCTCCATTTTGTGAACCCGAAGAAGCTAAATCTCCCCTAGCAGTATTTAAATTACCTGTGTTAGTCCAAGTAGCTCCGTTAAACTTTTCAGTACTTACTATATAGGTAGGCACACTACCTCCAAAAACCAAAGCTGAGTTTTGAGTCCCACAAGCACTAGGAGCATTTCTTCCTACGTTTAGACCGCTGGTATTAGACCAAGTAGCTCCGTTAAACTTTTCAGTAGTAGGTTGGTAAGAATACCCTCCAGTATTACCTCCAGTACTTAACCCAGAGTTCTGAGTTCCGCATCCAGTTAGATAATATCTACCCGTATTTAAATTACCTGTGTTAGTCCAAACAGAGCCATTAAACTTCTCAGTCTTATCATAAGGAGATACTATACCCCCAAAACTCAACCCTGCATTCTGAGTTCCACAACCCGCTAGATTATAATTAGCAGTATTTAAGTTTCCAGTACCCGTCCAAGTAGAACCATTAAACTTTTCAGACACTGAGGAAAGAGTGCTACCGTCAGGAGTACCCCCAGAAGCCAATCCGCCATTTTGTGTTCCACACCCAGCCAATTTGTGTCTAGGAGTATTTAAAGAGCCTGTATTACTCCAAGAAGAGCCATTAAACTTTTCAGCTATTGCAATATTAGAAGCTCCGCTATACCCCCCAAAAATTAATCCAGAGTTCTCAAACCCTGCCCCTGCTGGGAATCTTCTTCCGTATGTTAAGTTCCCACTAGAAGTCCACACACCACCTATTACATCATCTAAGAAGCCCAGTGTTGCTAGGTCATTCTGTTCTTCTTCTGTTAATCCATTAGATGAAGGTCTTACTTCTACTGATAGATAACAAGGAGCCGTTATTTTTATATTTTTAGCATTAAAAGAAGTTATCTCTTTAAAATCAGTATCATTTTTTAAATTTATATATTGAGAGAACAAAGGTTCCCCTATAAATTTCTCTGTTATGGCAGAAACAGAACCTACTGTTCCTCCAAAGCTCAATCCAGAATTCTGAGTTCCACAAGCCCCTAAAGAATTTCTAGCAGTATTTAAATTACTAGATAAAATCCAAGTAGCACCATTAAACTTTTCTGTTATATCTAAATAGGCAGTAGTTCCAGCACCTCCAAAGCTCAATCCAGAATTCTGAGTTCCACTTCCTCCTAGGGTAGTTCTGGCGGTATTTAAGTTACCAGAAGCAGTCCAAACAGAGCCATTAAACTTTTCAGTAGTGTTAGAAGCCACAGAGCCATCAATACTCCCCCCAAAACTTAATCCCGAATTTTGGGTTCCGATTCCTTTAGAATAGCTTTTATTATTGATTAGGGAACCAGTAGTAGCCCAAGTAGAACCATTAAATTTCTCTGCTGTATTGACGGGAGTGTTTACACCTACTGTTCCTCCGATGCTTAATCCAGAGTTCTGAGTTCCACATCCTGCTATACGAGCCCTAGCGGTAACTAAATTACCAGTGTTAGACCAAGTAGAACCGTCAAACTTCTCCGTTTTGTTTAAAGGGGTTCCAGCAACCACTAATCCACCAAAACTTAATCCACTGTTTTGAGTTCCACAACCTGCTAAACTTTGTCTAGCAGTAACTAAATTACCAGTAGCTGTCCAAATAGAGCCATTGAATTTTTCTGTTACGGCTGATGCTGTTCCAGTATTACCTCCGAAACTTAATCCACTGTTTTGAGTTCCACAACCAGAAAGGGCTACTCTGGCAGTATTTAAGTTACCAGAAGCAGTCCATATATTTTTTACAAAACTACTTATCAAATTAGTCATGTTAAAATATTTATCTCCAGTAGAAGAGATATAGAATTCTTTATACATATCATCCATACTTAATATGGTGGCACTTCCACCGCCAGAACCTCCCCCAGTACCAGTTATTTCTAACCATCCAGTATTTCCAGAGCTAGTACTCTTTCTGTATAATTTTCCTGTTCCAGAAGTATTAATATCTTGATATAGTACACCGATAGTAGAAGCAACAACTCCTTCGGGAGAACCGCTTCCTTGTATAACTACAGCGTTATAAGCATTATAAATAATATTAAAATTAGCATTGACTTCAGGAGCTACCGCTAATGTCCCAGATGTAAATGTATAAGGTTTATTAATTGTCATAATATATTATTCCCTTATTATCCGTAAATAATTTCAAAACTTTTTTGCCCGACAGTAGGAAGAGAAATTTGTGTATTAAACTTTTCAGTAATAGCTAATTTGCTACCATTGGAGCCTCCGAAACTTAATCCACTGTTTTGAGTTCCAGCACCAGCTAAATCAACTCTACCAGTATTTAGGTTAGACGTGTAACTCCAGATAATTCCATTATATTTCTCACTAATGATACTGTTAAGTTCTCCTCCGAAGCTTAATCCAGAGTTTTGAGTTCCCGCACCACTAGCATACGCTCTACCAGTATTTAGGCTAGACGTATAACTCCAGATAATTCCATTATATTTCTCACTGGTACTAAGGCTACTCTGTCCTCCAGCAGTTAGAGCATTGTTAGAATTTCCAAATCCGATTATATATGCTCTAGCAGTACTCAGATTGCCCCCATAACTCCATGAAGTACCGTTATACTTTTCTGTAGTATTTAAGGTTCCCGTACCTAAACCCCCAAAACATAAACTAGCTGTTTGTGTTCCGCATCCCCCTCCGTAACCTCTAGCAGTGCCTAAGTTTCCCCCAGAACTCCATGAAGTTCCGTCGTATTCTTCTGTTAGGGATAGATATGATGTATTATATCCTCCAAAGTTTAACCCAGAGTTTAGTATCCCACATCCTAATGATATGTTCTTTACTACACTTGTGTTACCCCCAGAACTCCAAGAGGAGCCATTGAATTCCTCTGTTATATTCGTTCTACCGATAGAATCTATACCCGCCACCGAAACCGCTGAATTTTGAAATCCAAAACCAGCTAATTGTTGCCTAGCAGTATTTAAGTTCCCACTAGAAGTCCACACACCACCTATTACATCATCTAAGAAGCCCAGTGTTGCTAGGTCATTCTGTTCTTCTTCTGTTAATCCATTAGATGAAGGTCTTACTTCTACTGCTAAATAACAAGGAGTATTAAATATAAACGATTTTGATTCTTTAAATTGGTCTTCTACTACTTTTGTGTCATTCTTTAAATTTACATATATATTTAATAGAGGTTCCCCAACAAATTTCTCTGTTATGGCGGAAGAGGCACTAATATAACCTCCAAAAGACAGTCCACTATTTTGAGTGCCACACCCAGATAAATAATTTCTAGCAGTGTTCAAAGAACCAGTAGTAGCCCAAACAGAACCATTAAATTTCTCTGCAACGGCAGAATTAGAACCCGTATTTCCTCCGAAGGATAAACCTGAACTAGAAGTACCTCCCCCCTTTAAACCGTGTCTAGCTGTATTCAAAGAACCAGTAGTAACCCAAACAGAGCCATTAAATTTCTCGGTAACAGCAGAAACAGAACCTGTGTTACCTCCAAAAGATAAACCACTATTCTGAGTTCCGCATCCAGATAGAATATACCTAGAAGTATTTAAGTTTCCAGAAGTAGCCCAAGTAGAACCGTTGAATTTTTCTGTTACTACTATGGTAGTTGATGTGAACCCTCCAGCACATACACCAGAATTTTGGGTTCCAAAATCTGCAAATGCCCTCTTGGCAGTATTTAGTGAACCTGTAGCAGTCCAAGTAGCCCCATTAAACTTTTCAGTAACGGCAGAGTTTACTGTAGTAAACCCCCCAAAACTCAAACCAGAGTTCTGAGTTCCACATCCCCCTATTACAAATCTAGCAGTATTTAATGAACCTGTAGCAGTCCAAGTAGCTCCATTAAACTTTTCAGTAGTTCCAGAGGGATTAGTTCCATCGGTACTTCCCCCAAAAGATAATCCAGAATTTTGAGTTCCACATCCACCCAACTGTAGTCTAGCTGTATTTAAGTTTCCAGAGGCAGACCAAACATTTTTTACTAAGTTAGTTCCTATAAAATTAGATACATTGAATATTTTATTTCCAGTAGTAGATATATAAAATTCTTCGTACATATCATTACCGTCAAGAATAGTTGCTGAGAATCCTCCGCCTCCTCCAGAGCCAGAGTCTATAACAGTCTGCCATCCAGTATTTCCAGAGCCAGATATTTTCACGTATACTAAACCTGTTCCACCTGCATTCTGGTCTTCATATAAAGTACCTATGTTAGCAGTAACAACTCCTTCAGGAGAACCACTTCCATATAATACGATAGAATTAAATGCTGAGTATATAGTATCAAAGTTTGAATTAGCTTGTGCTGATTGAGCTAATGTGTTACTCGTAAAGTTATAAGGTTTATTTACTGTCATGTTTTTAACCTTTATATCATAATTAGTATAATTTCATAGTTCATCCTAAATATAATATAAAAGAAACGAGGGTTTTAACCCTCGTAAGAAATATCCTCCAACCGCCCTTCTAGTAGCCTATTATTTACTAGATAGCCCTCTCGATATAAGATAAGATTCTACATATTTATCTTTTGGCACTTCTATTGCTTTCTTATTTTTCTTTCCACTCATTTGTATCTCCTTTAATCTATACTACAATTATAGCATGTTTCATTAACCATGTCAAGTATAATATTGCCTAATGTAACAACAATTACATATAGGAAGGTATTCTAAATCGTCTCCCTCCAATATATTTACATCTTCCCAAACTTCACTAGGAAGTCCATTTACTCTTCTTAGAATCTTAGTAGCTCTTTTATCTCCACAAAAAAGACATTCAGAAAATAACCTAGTAATCTTATCTGCTCGCTCCATGAACATGTTCATTTTATTAAAGGAAGAACCTTTAAAATCAAATTCTAATCCAGAAGCTATTATACTTATATTATTCTCTAAACAATAATTAACAATATCCCTAAAGAAGACTACCCAATCTGTTATAAACTGTACTTCGTCTATATAGATAGTTTCTAACCTGTATAAACTATCACTGCTCTCATGCTCTTTTATTGTTCTTAAGATATCTTGGGAGTTATCTATCTTTATCGCTGGATATTTTAATCCGCTCCTTGAAGTAATAAACCCGTCTTCTGTTCTTATATCTACTGAAGGGTAAAAAACTCTAAACTCTCCTTCGTCTTCAGATATTTTTCTGATAAGTAATTCACTCTTTCCACTCGCCATTGTCCCCGTGATAATCTCAATCAATCAACTAACTCCTTTAATGTCAAATATTTATTTCTATAGTCAATTTCACTAAAAATCTTTAGGTCTAAATAATTTAAATCTATTTTAGATAAGTTATTGGATATGAATTTATCTAATAAATGATTACGATTCTCTAATAAGTCTAGTTTAACTACAGATTCTTGTTGAGAATTGTTTGCCCAGTATCTAACTACAAGATAATAGCCAGATTTTTTAATTTCCATAAAAGATTCAATATGTTCACATCTCTCGTCATAGTATTTAAAATCAAAACAATCTAGTATATGTTCTATATATGAAACTGTTCCTATATCAAGTCTTCTTAGTTCTGTCTTATCTTCACTAAACTTCCAAAATTTTCCCACTTGATTTCTTTCGTATTAACTATTATAATGATTATACCACATGTTACCAGTTAAGTCAATATTGTTATTTAAACACTTAAAAGTATTGATATTATTGGGTTTAAGGCTTTATATTATAAGTACAAGAGGCTAGTAATCTGTTATTTTAATATAAGGACAATTAAATATATGATTAAGAAAATTATTAGCCTAATTATGACCCTCACATTAGTTTTATTTATCTCTAATCCCATATCTTCTTGTGAAAATAAATATAGTTCTATGATTATTAATGGAACAAGAGTTCACGTTTTAAAAGCAGATGCTAAAAATATAAAAATTATAAAAGAACAAGGTAAAATAAAATATCTTAGAACCGTAGTTAAAGAAAATAATGGATGGGGAGCTATAAATGCTTCCTTCTACAATATGAATAACCGTAAACCCTGTGGTCTTTTAATTATAGAAGGTAAGGTTATCTCTAAAAATGTGTATAACAGACCCTACATAGTCATAGGTGATAAAACTTATATATCAGATGACAAGAATATAAGCTCTGATGCTAAATTAGCAGTAGGGGGAGGAAGTTATCTATTAAAAGACGGAAAAAAATATTTTACCAATAATCACTTTAGTAAACAATTCACAAATTCAGTGGTTAGAAGAACATGTATAGGCATAAATAAAGAAGGGAAAGTTCTTTTAGTAGTTATTAGAGGGTCAAATATCTGGGGATGTGCTGATATAATGAAAAAGTTAGGAGCAGTAGATGCTATATCTTTAGATGGGGGAACTTCTTCGCAAATGTACTATGAGGGTAAGTATATAGTAGCATCTAATAGGATAGCCCCAGTAGTTATTGTTGCGGGATACTAAAACACTCTTCTAAATTTTTTATAGTTTCTCGTCTTTTATTTAATAAAAAATATAAATAATTTAATATATTAATATCCTCTGAAACGATATCTAATTTTATAGATATTTCCAACATACCTTTATCTGCCTTATTATTCTTTAATGCAAAATAAGTATTCTTTTCATCTGGTTTTACTTTAACTGTTTGATTTTCAATACTTATCTTTAACTCAGAACAAACTTCGGAGATAATTAAAAAGTCAACCTCACTTAAATTACAAAGAGTTTTCCTGAATTCCGCCACGTATCCCCACCACCCTCTTAATGAATCTAAATATAATATAAATTATTTATAATGAGTAAATCATGTAGATTTTTACCTAATCCACAAGACCAACAACCAGTATAATATGTATGTGGAATGGGAGATTGGTTATCTCTAGTACTTATAACCTCCTCGACACTTATTACACAATTAGTGTCTATATTTCTAATAACTTTGAATAGTATTGTCCTACAATTGGGACAACATAAATAAGAACCCTCGTAGATAATCATAAAGACCCTCTGAGTTCATTCAACATTTCTATTTTATATATAAAATCTTTATCTTTTTTATATAGTTTTTTAAGATTACTATATTCTAAAAGAGTGTCTAAATCAAAACTAGCTAAATATTTTTCTATAAATTCTTTAGTTAAATCGTCTCTTTCAGATATCCATTCCCAGTCTATTATAGAATGTTTATCCACTATAAGTTTTTCTAGCCTAGGCAAAGAAGCTCTTTTGTTAATACCTCTAACTATGTTATTATCTTTCCAAATCATTTGAGGTCTATTTAGAAAATGGTCAAGTATGTTATCTGTTAATAATATAGTATGTTCTATCAGTATGTCATAGTTCCAATATTCTTTTAATTCTTCACACTCTAAAAGTTCTTTGCTATAGTTTTTTCTCTTAGACAGTTCCCAGAAATGTAACTGGTTTCTATATTTTAAGATAAAATCCTCTGGTAGCCTATATCTCCATTGGCAACTGAGGAAACCCCACATTATATAATGTAGGTTTAAAGTACCATCATCCATTTCTTTGTAATCTCTAAGAAATCTTTCAGTATATTTATATCTATGTCTTTCTGTATACATAAAAACTCCTTAAGTATATGATACCACAAGGAGTTATAACTGTCAATACTGAATTACTTAATTGTGTATTTACGTAACAATTCGGGATTAATCAGTTCTAGTCCCGCAACGTGTATAAATTCATTATTAAATATTGTCAATGAATCTTTAATATGATATATTAACGGTTTTTCTTCCACTAAATCAACGGTATATATGTCTCTTGAGGGAATCCTACTGGAATGGAATAATAAATCCCCTTCTAAAGTATCCCCTATGAATCTTAAACTTGTATTATCTATAGTAGGTTGAATAGGATAGTTTAAATCTAGTACATCATTACCTATTATGATAACTCTTGTATTTTCTCTTTTTTCAAAAACAGCTTTCTTGGATAAATTGACTGTTATGTTTATATCGGATAAGATATAATTCATAAAATTGTTATTAATGATAGCAGAGACTTTATTGGAAGCTTCGTTTATTTTATCCATTCTAGGGACTTGTTTATAAACAAGCTCATTAAGAACTTCTAAATCACAAGGGAGTTTTATTTTAATAGGAATATATTTATTAGTTTTAATGTTAATGTCTGCTTCATGAAGTTTAAAGGCGGGAGTATTTTCCGTTATTCTTATTTCAGCTATAAGACTTATAATACTATTACTAATTATATTTCTAAGTACTGCTTCCCCATATTTTTCTAATTGTGTTTTATAACCACTTGGAGGTAATTCTGATAGTTGTTTAAGAAATAATTCTATATGATTTTGCATAGTATTCTCCAATTGAAATTAACTCTTTCATTTAAAATATAAAATAAGACCCTCTTTAACTGAAGGGTCTTATTTAATTCGTATTATCTGGACTCTCCCAGAAGTATTAACCACTAAGGCAGGTTTCGCACTTTATTAAAATTACTAAAGATAGTATTCGGGTTGTGGGGTTTAGACACCCACGTAATCATAACTATCATCCTTTCAAATAAAACTAAAACTTTTATAATTTAAATAAAATATATGTATAATTGTATTATCTCACAAAACAGTTAAGTTGTCAAGTTAAAAATTGTTAAGAAATAAAAGATTTAATTTATCCTGAGCTTCTAAAAATTCTTTCATTTTCTTTATTTTGAAATCATCTTCATTTAAATAGAACATAGACTGTTTTATAAAATTCTCAGAAATAACATATAGCTCATTATTTACATCTATTACTTTATTTCTAAACACTTCTTTACTATCAGTTAGATGTTCAAACATATAGTCTCCTTAATTAATCAGTATAAATTAGAACTCTGTAACATTTTTTAGATTCATTATTAGTGTAAGGCTCTACTGTTCCTCCATAATGTCTAGCCACTAAATCATCAAACCTGCATCCATTATCACAGAAAGCTATCAGATTTAATAAATCTCCGTTTAATTTTTCCAATAACTTTTCTTCCGCTCCCCTATATAAAGTAACATGGTATTCTTTCATGGTTTTATATCTTGAGGGAATTCTTTTTATCTTAAGGGAGCCATTTATTTCCGATATCTTCATGCACAACTCCTTAACTAATCTATATTATTAGTATAGATTATAATGAAAAATAATTCAAGCATTTGTAACGAAGGATTACATAAAAATACGTTGTTTTTTATGTAACATAGTCTTTTCATCCAACTCGTAAAATATCGACCTTCTGTAGTTTTCTATGATATTAGGATATCTGTCCTTCAATCTCATTAACTCTATCCCTGTTATGTTTTTTCCATCAGAAGAAAGAGAGTTAATCTGGAATCCAAATACTCTAAGAATAGGATTTAATATTATTTTAAGGATACTTCTATGATTACATATATTATAATCACCAGTAACTCCTTTTTTATATATAACTCCCAGATACCACTTCATATTATTTTTTATCCCTTAGTTTATTTTTTAGTTTATTTTTTAGTTTTTCTATCTTAATAGCGTATTTGGTTTCTTGTTTTTCTAAGACAGTGTTAAATTTATTATCTGCTTTATCAAGTTTCTTTACATAGTTCTCTTTTTCTTTTTCTAAGTTATTTATAACTTTATTTTTCTTAGTCAAATTTGATTTTAGAGATTTTATTTCTTGATGTAATTGTTTTTTATCTTTAACACTTACTTTAGATTCTGTAATTATGCTCCCAGAAATAAAGCCTAGATGGATAGCTTTTTGGAATACTTGAGATGGGGTTAATTGAAGCTCTTTCGCTATGGTTTCTACAGTTACTTTAGAAGCAACTTTTTCTCTTACTACGTTAAGTTGCTCTGGAGTCCAGACATGTCCCCGAGACTTTCTCCTACCAACAGCACTCTCTGTGGATAATCTACCTATTACTGAATTAAGAGGTCTCCCTAGGATAACTGAAATCTCATAATTAGTATACTTGTCTTTTTTAAGAGCCTTTAAAGTATCAATTTCACTCTCTTTCCAAGAATTTTTAAATTGTTGGACTCCCATTATGCCTCTTATCTCCCCACGTTTAGCTGTTATAGCACTGAAGGTTCTATCGGGTAATATTTTCATTAGTTCAAAAACAGACATTCTAGGACTTGTTTTTATGACATTTAATTCTTCATCTGTCCATTTGTCAAAAGAACTTCCCCTATATAGTACTTTTATCTTTTCTAATATCTGGTCTTCCGTTCTTTCTGGAAGTAGTTTCTTAAGAGTTATTAGGGTACTGCCCATATTTTGTTTTAATAATTCTGTTTCTTGTTTAGTCCATTTTTTCATAAATATATTTTTCTCCTTTTATAATACTATCTTAATTTTATCATTACTTAATTAGATATTCAAGTATTTGTAACGAAACATTTACATACCAAAAAAACCCGCCTAACTTAATAGGGGGGGTTTCTTAGAGCTAAGATATACCGATTTATACAGTAGGTACTCTAGTGTTTATCTATATTCATTTTCTTTTCCATATCTTCAAGATAATCATAATATTGTTTAACGGAGATATTATGTACTTGTCTGACATGGGAAGACAAACTTTTATTATTTTTAAAAAGATATCCACATAAAGAACAATTAGTCTTGGCATCCATGTTCTTTTTCCATATCTTTTAAATAGTCGTAATACCTATCACATGATGCGAGGTGTGCTTTAGCAATAGCTTTAGCTATATCTGGGTGATTTGTATGTTCACTTTCTACTTCTACCCCTTTTTTTAATTGACCCTCATCGAAATCAGAATCTGGGTCTTGACTGTGTTTTAATAGTTTAACCAAGTCTGTTATTCTACCCATTTTACCCATAATGATATTATCTCTTTCTAAATGTTAAGCATTCTTCTATATTAGCTTCTATTCTATTCTCATATTGATAATAGAGACTTCCACAATCCCCACATTTTACCATTTCTTTTTCTACTTCTGAAATATTGTAGCAAATTTTACATTTAGGACAGATTATAAGCATACTCTCAAAATCCTTATTAGTATATCTAATCTATAAGACAAATAAAAATTTATACTACCAATGAATATGTTTAAGAGCAACAACATAATTAAGAAGGTACTTAAATTTTTCTCTATTATATTCATTTTTCCATTTTATAAATAAGTATGTCTATTTATAATTTAAATTTTGAATATAATAATTCGATGAATTCGTCAGATTTTATTTCTTTTATTGAAAATGTTGTCTCTTCTTCATTAGCATGTTTAAAAACTACATTTTTACCCTGTTTACTCATGGAAGATGTTATATTGAATGATTTAATATAATCATTTATAGAGTTCCATATATAGTTTTCTGCATCTTCGTAGCTAAAAAATGCTCCTAGGAAAGATTCCTCTGTATAGAACTCGGAACCCATAGGATGAGTTCTATAGTCTATGGTAGTATCTTCTTTAATTACACAATAAATCATAATAATTCCTCTATGTATTTGACCTCTTCGTAGTAATCAGACCCATTTATAATACATCCTTTCATTTTTTGGATGTACTTCTTAAGAAAAAATTTAACTTTGGGATTTAATCTTATGAATTCTTCTAAACTAAGACTTTTCTTTTTAACGTTATTACAGAGAGTACAACAAATTAACAAATTATTTAAAAATGTATTCCCTCCCGATGATTTTGGAATCACGTGGTCTAAGCTTATCTTTCTTTTTTCGTCAAAAGACCTACCACAATAGCAACATTTAGCATTTACTTTACGTGCGTAGTCCTTTAACTGTTTCTTAAGAGATTTTATTGGCTTTTTTGGTGTTGTCATTCTACTAATTCCTTGAATACATTATATTGATTCCAAGATTCTTTTTGCATAGTAACTTTACTCTCTACATTCCAAGAAGAAAAAGCTGTCTCTGGGGAATAGGAATAACTAACAGCACCTGTATTATTTTTAATATCCTTTAAAACACTCTCAAAAATATATAACTTATCCCACCATTTATTTTTTTCTATTAATTTACCTATTTCTTCTGCAACTAATCTTTTCTCCCTGCTATGATTTTCCAAGATAGTTAAATAGGAGGAACTAGATTTATTATTAAGTTTTTTTATGAAAGGAATTAAATCCTTTCTAATATTAGCTCTTTTCTTTCTTAGAACATCTCCAGACCTGTATTGTATTAATTCTCCCTTATCTAGTTTATCTATAAATTGAGGAGGAGTTAAATCACAATCAACAGCCTTCCAAATGTATCCCCCAGATTCGTGAATATTTTCTAATCTTATTACATTAAAGTCTAATGTACTTAAAGATTTTCTTATAGAACTAAGAGAGGAATATATAACATATCTAATTTTATTATTTTTGGAATATTTATATATTTTTCTCATGATACTAATTCCCTTAACATTTTTAATCCGTTAATATCTTCTTCAGAAAGATAAGGGAGAGTATTATAGTTAGTAAGATATCCACTAAATATTAAACATCTTACCAATTCTTTTCTAAGTTGTTTCAATGTTGTCCTGTTAGTTATTTCATAATCGGTAAATATTAATTCTGAAGAGTTAATATGGGAATCATGATATATCTTATCTTTGAAGGATAATTTAAATTTATTATTAATATCAAAAACTATACTTTCCAATTCAGTAGTTCTATATTGGAAAGTTCCATAATGGTCAAATATCTTTTTTAATTCCTTAAAGACATTAAAATCTTTAAGTTGTCTGGAGAACAGTCTCTGACCGTTAATATTTAAAAGTATAAAATCCCTTAACTGCATAATTCCTTCATACTTCTTTTAGTGTAGTATTCTAAACATTCATCCTTTTCAAAGTATTCTCTATGACCAGATACTAATAATTTTCCTAAGTATTGTAACTTGTTATCACAAAATTCAATAGGAAAATCTTTTTGTTTAAATCTGTCATGAAAATTATTTATATAAGTACATCTACAATTATCAGGTACTAAGGGATAAATATTATTTAACTTGTTTCCATGTTTTTCTAAATAAACTCTACCCATTTGAAACATTTGTATATACCCACATAGCGACTAACCATAAATAATCTCCTTATATGCTACATATTAAATATAGCATACGTTGATTTGAATTACAAGGGTTATTAACTTTTATTAATCTAAACAATTGGGATTAAAGTCTCTAGGTATGATTAAATTGCAAGGTTTTATCATTCTTCTTTTGACAGTTCCACATTTTTTACAAGTTATTATAGGGTCTTCCATCATACCATGAACAATTTCTTCTTCAGTCTCACATTCGGGACACCAATAAGAATAAGTAGCCATTTATTTACTTCTCCTCTTTAAATAAAATAATTTTATTGTATATAATAAGGTAGTTAAAGCATATATAACTAAAGGGGCATCAGATAAAACCAATGCTAAACACAAAATATTTAAGGTAGGGTCAATATTTAAAGTATAAATAACGAAACTTCCTAACATAATATTAGTAGAAACTGTTAATAAAATAATTAACAATATAATAGATAAAATAAGACTTATCATGCTTCTCCTTAGTAGTAGAGATTATCATGTAATATGTCTATTAATACATCTCTATCGTGTATTAATTCCTTTACTAAACCATCATCCAAGATATCCTTGTTGTTTTCAATGTTTAGAGTTAATTCTTCGATTTCTTCTTTCAACACTTCAATTTGTCTTAATTCATCTCTGGTAAGTTCCATAAAATCCTCCTATTCACATGTATATTCATTATACTACACTTTTATTCAATATTCAAGGATTTATGAATTTATGTAACAAAGTAAAATACCCCTTTTATAACTAGGGGTATTTCTATATGAACATCCTTGAGAGGGGAGACTAATATAATCTAGTAATAGAATATGTTAGCCACTACAGAAGAGACAGGTAATGTTATTTGAGTATTAAACTTTTCAGTAATTGCGGAATTGGCTCCAGTCCAACCACCCATAGCTAATCCAGAGTTTTGACCACCACATCCAGATAAGGTGATTCTAGCAGTTCCTAAAGAACTTGTGTTAGTCCAAAGAATACCATTAAATTTTTCTGTATTAGCAACATAAGAACCAGTGCTACCCCCAAAGTTTAAAGCGGAGGATTGTGTTCCACATCCGCTTAAATTAGTTCTTGCAGATACTAACGAAGAAGCGATAGACCAAGTAGCCCCATTGAATTTTTCCGTATTGGCTAAGACATCAGAACCAGTAGTAGTTCCTCCAGAACTTAATCCAGAGTTTTGACCTCCGCACCCTGCTAATACATGTCTAGCCGTGTTCATATTACCAGTGGCAGACCAAGCAGTTCCATTAAATTTTTCAGTTACGTTAGATGTAGAGCCAGTGTTTCCTCCGAAGCTTAATCCAGAATTTTGAGTACCTGCCCCACCAAGTCCGTGTCTGGCGGTATTTAAATTACCAGTAGAAGACCAAGTAGAACCATTAAACTTTTCAGTTGCATTAGAAACAGAACCAGTGTTACCTCCAAAACTTAACCCCACTGTCTGGGTTCCACAACCTGCTAGTAGATAACGAGTAGTGTTCAAATTCCCGCTATTAGCCCAAGTACTTCCATTAAACTTTTCAGTATTATTTAATATAGTGGAAGCGTTATATCCTCCAAAGCATGTTCCACTATTTTCAAATCCACAACTTCCCATAGCATATCTAGCAGTATTTAAGTTACCTGAGCTAGTCCACACACCACCTATTACATCATCTAGGAAACCTAATGATGCTAAATCATTATGTTCTTCTTCTGTTAATCCATTAGATAAAGGTCTTACTTCTACTGCTAAATAACAAGGACAATATATTTCAAAAGTATTTAAATCGTCTTTTAAGGTATCTACTTCTATTATGTCATTATTACTACTTAGTAGATAATAAGAGAATAAAGGTTCTCCATTGAATTTTTCCGTATTGGCTAAGACACCAGAACCCGTATTACCTCCTCCAAAACTTAATCCAGAGTTTTGTGTACCTGCTCCTCCAAGCCCGTTTCTAACTGTATTTAAGTTACCTGTATTAGACCAAGTATCTCCATTAAACTTCTCAGTTGCTCCTACATAAGTAGTTGTATATCCTCCAAAACTTAATCCAGAGTTTTGTGTACCTGCCCCACCAAGTCCATCTCTAGCAGTATTTAAGTTACCTGTATTAGACCAAGTACTTCCATTAAACTTCTCTGTTACAGCAAAAACAGAACTAGTACTACCCCCAAAACTCAATCCAGAATTTTGAGTACCTGCTCCTCCAAGCCCACGTCTAGCAGTATTTAAAGAACCCGTGTTAGCCCAAGTAGAACCATTAAACTTTTCAGTTGTTGCTGAATAGGAACCAGCATATCCTCCAAAACTTAATCCAGAGTTTTGAGTTCCACATCCAACTAACTGATGTCTAGCAGTATTTAAGTTACCTGTATTAGACCAAGTATCTCCATTAAACTTCTCAGTTGCTCCTACATAAGTAGTTGTATATCCTCCAAAACTTAATCCAGAGTTTTGAGTTCCACACCCAGCTAAAGCACGTCTAGCAGTATTTAAGTTACCTGTATTAGACCAAGTACTTCCATTAAACTTCTCTGTTACAGCAGAAACAGAACCTGTGTTACCCCCAAAAGATAATCCAGAGTTTTGTGTTCCACATCCAGATAAGGAGACTCTAGTTGTATTTAAATTTTCGCTAGAAGACCATATATTTTTTACTAGGTTAGTTCCAGTATAGTTAGTTAAATTTATATACCTGTTACCAGAATCTGAAATATAGAATTCTTTATACATAGCATCTACATCTAAAGATGTTATAGTTAAACTTCCCCCACCAGTTCCAGTATTTACTTGAGTCCATCCAGTATTTCCGCCATCGGATGTTTTTCTATATACATATCCAGTAGCAGTGTCTTCGTACAAGATACCTATATTGGCAGTAACGGCACCTTCAGGTGCCCCAGAATCTCTCAGAAATGTAGCATTAATACCATTATATAAAGTATCAAAATCACTGTTTACCTGAGCAGATAAACTTATTGTATTTCCAGTAAAATCGTATGGTTTACTTAAAGTCATATATTATTAACTCCACATAGCATTTGATACAATATGCCAGTTATCCCCATCGCTAACAACCCTCATATAGGCATATTGACCACCTATAGTTTTATTTAAACTTCCATCCAGAGTGTCTGTTAAATCGCCTTCTATTATCACGTTACCTGTTCCAGAATCAACTTTTTTAACAATTACTTCTTTGCCAGTAACATTAGCAGCGGGGGGTAGGGTTATGGTTCTATCCGAACTTCCAGTAGTAACAGTAGCGAAACTTTCATTGTTAGCCATACTATAGTCAGTACTACTTACTACTACAAAAGTAAAACCAGAACTCCCTGTCTGACCTAGTATATTAGTCCAAGACCCACCATTATCCTGTCCTTGTAAAACTCCAGAGTTAGACCTGATACCTACTTTATTAGTTCCTTTTCCGATAGTAAATGTGTCTATCAAAGTACCAAGAATATTAAGTAACATTATTATTAATTTCCTTAAATTAAATTACGTGCTTATTCATCATAAAGTTCTCTATTTAAAATATAAAAGTCCCAGTAAATAACTGAGACTTTTTTAGGTATATTTTTATAGATTTTTAAATTAATTCATATAACTTATTTTTTATAAGGAAATCAGCTATTCCACTTTCTCTCCCCACATATAAATTCATAGCTAGGGACATCTTATTATTTAATTCAGAAGTAGCTTTTATGGCATAATCTTTTCTAGGTAAATTTTTATTAGTAGCATAGAAATTATCTATTTCCTGAATCAGTTCGTTGTACAAAACTACTAATTTTACCCTGAATTCTTCTAAATACTTTAATAAATCTTTATCTTCTTTGAATAAAGGAAGTACATCGTCTAAACCATTACTTAAAATAAGTTCAGATAAGTGTTTTTTATTAGAAATACTATCTTTTACTCGATGTTTACGTACGTAAACATCGAGTAAAAGATAAATTCTCTGACCATTATCGAAAACTATTACAAACCCTTCTCTGCCAGAGGCAGTCTCTTGTAATTTAGCAACATCTTCTAAACTTATATTATATTCTTTTACAATTTCAAAAGGGCATCCCCCTAAGTCATGTACTGAATGATATTCTCCAGTAAACATATTTCTAAGAGCCAATAAAACCAATTTTTCTTCGGGATAAAATAAAACTATTTGGTTAGTGGGTGCTACATATTCCATAAGTGGGGTATAACCTTGATTAATCCAGTAAGTACAAAAATCCTTAAACTCTTTACTGTTATTGATAATCTCAGTAGCTCTTTTAGATTGCTCCGATTCTATTGTTGATTTTGTCTTAGCAAGTATTTCACCGTCTGGAAGCATTCCGACGGTTATTAAAGAACCATCTACCTTCTCTGTGATGGATATAGGGGTCAATTTAGATACTAATAACTTGTCTGTGAAAGGATTTTCCTCATAATTAAAAAATTTTTCAAAATTAGTACAAAATAGTTCTATGTTTCCTTCTTTATCTTTTATAAATGTTTTACCTCTAGCTTCCAAAGCATTAGGAAGTAAGAAATCAGAATAAGAAGCTAATCTATAGTTAAAAGAAGTTAATTCGTAATCTTTATAAACCTGAACTGACTTTATAAAATTTTCATTAGTATCTACTAAATTTTGAAAAGAGTTGTAGTAATCTTTCATCTAGTTTTCCTTTATGTTGTTAATTCCCGCATTGACAATCTTGTTAATAACCTATTATAACATGGTAGATATGTTAAGTCAATATCTTTCTCTTGAATACATTTAAAATCTTTAACATTAATTAATATCTTGTCAAAACTATTAATTAATAGAAATTCCAAGAAAGTATTTGTTATAGTTTCGTAGGATATATCATTTTTGAATACTGTTTTCCATATTTCTCTATCTTCAAAAGATAAACATCTCTCATTAAAATAGTGTATTTCATAAGTAAAACTATTCCTATTTGCATTATTGAATATTTGATAGAGTATAAAAGGGTATTGGCTTACTCCCAATTCTTGGCATCTCATACATTCAGTTAAGAAATCACCACAGTAATGTATTTTCTTAAATTGTTTTTCTGTTCTATAATTTTCATACTTGTACTTCAAAAATGAATATAGAATACCTATAATTCCGCCTACTATAATTCCATTAAAAATCATATAAAATTTTTACCATTAGTAGCAATTGCTATAAGTTTATCTACATCGTACAGTCTTGTAGATATAGCCAAAGTTTCTAATTCTTTATACATATCCCCATCATTAAAGGGTAGCATTAAATCAGATATATTATCGGTTCCTATTCCTACTTGTATTTCGTACTCCAACATCTCGTCTACTGGTGTTATAGAATTATGTACTGGTTGTAAGTCTTCTTTTCTGGGAGAATCCAACCATGCCCTAGGACAACAGATAATAGAAGTTCCCGTCTCTTTTAAATAGTCGTAGATAAAATTTCTATAATTTCTGGGATGACTAGAAAGAGAAATACAATGGATTAAAGATACTTGACCCTCTAACCCGTGTTCTACTACCTTGTCTAACACTAACTCTGTTTCTTTTTCTTCAGAAGAATTGAATTGGTCTACATGAACATGAACTTTCTTAGATAATTGTTTAGCTCTTTTAAATACTATATCCAAATGAGCCTTTGAGTCTACATCTCTAGCTGGCAAAGAACCTATAATATCACAATAAGCAGAACCCATATCAAAGTAGTATCTATTTTTCTCGTCTAAGATACCTTTTAGAGTTTGGTTAGCACATTTTAGGTCTATTAAAGCTCCAAAATTTCCTTTAACATTTTCAAAAGCTTCATAAGGTTTAGATTCTGACACTTCATCAAAGTCTAAAAAGGTGCATATTCCTTTAGCTCCATTCATTTTTTGATAAGTAACAGCATTCATCATATTGGTAGTTAGTTGTTTTAAAGTTATTTCTTTCTTTATACTATCTACTAGATGCCATTTTTGTTTTAAATCCTTATTAGACACGTTAAAATTTTCATCTGTAAGAGTATAAGCTCTATCCAAATGAGCATGACAATTATAAAATCCGCCTTTTTTTTCTATAAGGTCTCTAAAATACCCTTCTACATTAAAAAACATACTACTCCTTAAAATTTAACTTTACAAGACTTATCTATTCTAGTTAAAATACTAGCTCCACTAAATTTTTCATCTCCATTTAAGTTAATAAGAGCTTCTACTATACCTACTGCCTCTCCTTTACTATTTAATACTGGACTACCAGACCATCCTTTAGCTATAAAAGAGTCTGAGATAAGATAGTTGTTGGCAACTCCGAATATTTGACCAGAAGAAGAACTAACACAATTATTAATTTTTATCCTATCTCCTTTTTTAATGGTACCTATAGGATAAGGAGCTATTCCTTCTGTATTTATATTTATAGTAGTTATAGTATTAGTTAAATATTTAACTTGGTTCTGACTTATTAATCTAGCTTTGCCTTTAATATCTATAAAAACATATTTAAAATTATTATTTAATATATGGGTAGCTGTTATTATTTTATTTTTTCCAACAATAAAACCATGACCGTAGGCTATATGATTCTTATCTGCTACTCCTATAATTAGAACAATTCTATCGTCCTGACATCTTTTTAGAAGAATATCTTTGGCACAACATTGGGTAGTTAATAAAAAACAAAATAAAATAGACAGTAAAATTCTAAACATAAAAATATCTCCTTTTATTTGATTATACCAAACAAGGAGATAAAAGTCAAGCTAAAAATTCATGAATTTTTGTAAAGCCTTCTCTACGTCATCTACTTCAGAATCGTCTAATTCCTTGTCATCTATTAAATCTTCTAAATCAGATACTAATCTATTATATAAAAATCGGGATAATAATTTATATTGAGCATTGTCATCTTCCCACTCTGGAGTATCCGCACTGTGCTTTCTTCTTATCTCTTTCCAATGTTTTTTATCTTGAGAAAGAGATGCTATTTCTTGTTCCATAGAATCTAATTTATCTTGTAGTAAATCTCTCAATTGTATTTTAGTTTCTTCAGGAACTCTTCCCATAACACTTCTAAGATACCTATAATCTATCAAATCTCTCCTTAATTTACCAATATCTAAATCTGCATCTTTAGTGAGATACTCTATTTTAGAAAACACGTCTTTAAATACTTCATAGGGATTATACGTGTCTTGTTTTAGTATTGGTTTTTTAATCCAAGTATTTTGTAGGAGTGAATAAACTCCTATACTTTTTAAATCCGACTCTTCATCAAACTCCACATATACTTCAAAAGGATGAATACCAGCATACCAATTATTTTCATCTCTATTGTCTTTATACCATTTCATTACTTTTTTAGTAAATTCTAAATTATCTTCTCCCTCTATTTGGTCAACATTAGGAATTATATGAATATCTATATCCGATTCATCATCGTATATATTGGATGTTATAGAACCTATGATATAAATATCTCTGGCTAATTCTATAAGGTTATAGTATGGATAAGCTCTTAGTGCTCTAAATATTTTGTTTTTTACATCTTTTCTTAGGACGTAATCCCCACTATCTTTAAAAAGCCAAACATCCTCAGAAGGTTTCTCATGAGGAAAATCTATGGAGGACTCATTTAATCCGCCAATAATGTTTTTAATCTTTTTTAATGACATTATTTCTTTTCTTCTGTAAGAGGTCTAAGCTCTTTACTTTTCTTCTCATCTACCAAACTGCTAATGTTCATTAATAATTGTTTAATTTTTTCTAATCCCTGTTCCATACCAAATTTCCAGAATTAATTGTACTCTATCTATTTATAATTTAAAATAAGTATGTAACAAACTAATCTATCAGTTCTTTTAGTACGAGATATTTATTGATATCCTCTTCATTTATATGCAACAGCTCAGTGGAGAACCTGTATCTAGTATACGTTTTTATCATTTCTTTACCCAATAGCTCATTGTCTAACATAAATACAATTATTTTATTAAAAATATCCTGAATATCATCGTTTCTGACCTTATAGTAACTAATCTCTATGTTATTCCCCCAGCTAAATCTTAGGGATACTTCAAAATTATCTATATCTAACCTATGTAGTATTATATCATACTTTCTATCGAGAGCTTTTATGGAATATAACAATTTGCTTAATGTAGGATTTTCTATAACAGTTGAAATCTCTATCTCATTAGGGTACATAATTAATTGCCTGTGAGTTCTAGTAACATACCTAATCTACATTTTAAATCCTCTGATAAATTTGAATTTTCTAAGATATTCTTTAATTGATAATTTTCTATTTGGTCATATCCTTCATTATCTAAAATATATTGAACTAACTCAGTAGGACACTGACCTATAAAAAATGTAAAAAAATTACTAAACGAGAAATCCATCAATCTAACATCAAACTTTGCTTTATTAAACGCAAATCTATTTATTATTATATGAAGGATATCCTTTTCTGTTATATTGGTTCTTTTTAATTTTCCATGAAAAACTGTCCTAGTTATGAAACATTGAAATTCTTTATAATTCACTTTTTCTTTTGGAATATGTATTGTATGATTAGGTAACTCTATGTAATAATACCCAAGAGCTATTATCTCCGTAGCTTTGTTTGGTATTATTAACTCAGAAGGGTCATTGTTATAATACTTTATCTCTTCTATCTGCATGGAAGATTCTAATATTCTTATATTTTTAGTATTACCTTTTATAGCATTATTTCCATAATCCCTTGGTTTAATATTATACTTTTCCATAAAAGAAGCTAGGTTACTCATATTATTAATTTTTCATATCCTCAAGAATACTTATAAATTTATCTATTTCTTTCTTTTCTATAAGACCACATTCATAGTCTCCAACATCCTTATTAAAAGCATATCTAACACCTAGCCATAGTCTTTTAAAGAAGTTATGCTGTTTTGGATTAAGTCTGACATCTGCATAAACAGTATCATCTCCCTCTACGGTATAGAAACGCAGTACATGGTGAGCACAACAACATTCACATTCAACATATCCGACTTTAAAGGTACAATTATTAGCACCTTCGTATTTATTAATCATATTTATTTCTCCTCTTCCTCTTTGTTTCCCTTTTGTTCATCTAAAAGTTTAAAATAGTCTTCTTTAGTGGGAGCTAACATAGCTATACTTCCATTAGTTATTATATAAACTAGGTAATAATTAAAATTTCTTACTATGTCGTTGAATATTCCCTTATTATATCTATAAAAGACACTAACACATAAAATAGAAAGAACTCCATTAAGTACTAGGTTAGTTCCTCCCAGAATACCCATTAAATGGTATAATAGAGATATAGGAAAAATATATAAAACTGCTATATTTAGTAAAGTTACCACTAAGGATATTGCTACAAATCTGGGATTCATTAAAGTTCTCCGATAATCTCTTTTAACGTATTATACCACTTAAAATAATATTTTTCAACAATATGTTAAGTTTATTTAACTCCAGATTTGAGTTAAATATTTTTCTAAAGATTTAAAAAATCCCTTATAGTTTTTTTCTTCAAACTTAATCATTCCTTTTATATACTCTTTTTGTTCTGGGGTAGATTCTTTCATTCTCAAATGACCTTCCTCTGTTCTCTCGAACCAGTCATCTACCTCTCCTCTACTAGGCATATCTCCTATGTATTTCTCAGAATTTAGAAACCTGTCCATACGACCACGAATTACATCTATTTTCTTAACTGTCCAAGGAGCATCATAATGGATATCATCTTCAGCTATTACTTTTCTTAATCTCCCTAATTTAAAATCTATAATTTTTAAGAGATACCAAAAATCCCAATCCTCGTCATTATATAAAACAGGAATCCATTTAATTAATCTTTCCAAAAATCTAAATTGTTTATTTATAGCATAAACAAAATCATTGTGGAATACAAAATCGTCCACTTTTGTAAAAATAGTTTCTTCTCTAGGTTCAAAACTTTTAATTGCTTTTGGGCTTAACATAATTTATTCTCCTAATATTAATCTAATAATTCTCTCATAGATATTAAACTTTGTACATTATCACTAAATATTCTACCCTCTGTCTCAAATATTTTCTTTAGTTCTTTTAATGACGTATTATTTATAACAGAATAATTAGTACTTGGAATTTCCTCCATAATTACTGTTTTATGTAAAGTTCCAGTTTCAGTTAATTTATAGATATCCAACTTATCTAGCATATAAATAGTTTTCATGTTAATTCTCTCATCATTTTAAGTTTAAATTGAGCTTGTGTTGGCAGATGGGATAATTTTAGATATTTAATATCCAATAAGTCTAAATTCTTTAAAATGAATTCTTCAGACAGCTTTTGAAATTTAGAAAGCATCCTAGAAACTTCTTTAAAATTCTCGGGGCACTCCAATTTTATTAATTCTAATAAATGAATACAGGAATATTCAGATAACTTTTGTATTTTTAGTAAGGGGATTACAGTACTTATATCTATTATGTTATCATTTTTTGAACGTATTAGGATATCTAAATGGCTATCTAAAAATCTTTCTGTATAATTTAATTTAACATAAGTAATTTCGGTATAGTTATGAGGGTCTCCAAACACCTGTTTAACTAAAGCATTCAATAAAATACCTTCTTCAAGTTCTAACTCTTTTTCTACTCTACCCATTTTTAGTTTTCTACAAGAATGACCGTGGGTAAGAGAAAACCACCTATATTTATTATCTTCTATATCAGAAAAAATTTTAGTGTAGTCGTACCACTTAGATAGTTTTACTTCTTTAGTTATCTTTTTCATCTTCTGACAGAACTATCTCCTCTACTAATTCTCCCTTATCATCGTAAAGAATAACTTTTATACTTCCTTTAAAGTCGTTCATTTCTTTCATAGCTTTTAAGAAATCTTTATCTTGCTCCCCCTCTTTTTTAAATCCATCAAGTATTATATCAAAATCTTCCAAATCTTCTTTTTTTACTTCTGGGTCTATCTTATACAAGGATAGATAATTTTTAATCCTAGTAACAAATTCTTCTTTAAGTCTTACCATACCGTATAATGTGGTTATTTGCCCCCTCAGTTGTTCCGAGGGTTGGTAGGTTTCTTCATCTATACTATTTTCTTCCACACATTTTAAATGTTCTTTCATAGTATCTTTTCTTAAATCATTTATTTGTTCTACTAGAGTTTCTAATCTTGAAAGATACAGAAGTACTTTTTCTCCAGCTAACATAATTCCTCCATTTATATCACTCTCTTATTATAACAAATATTTATAATAATTTCAACTTTTAGTCTTCGGTAAGTTCTTGCATTAACTTTATTCTTATCTTAAAATCTTCTGGTATATTCTTGAAATCCCCACTCAGCATGTATTCTCTATTATGATGCTTAGGACATATAGAGTGAAACATTTTCCAAAAAAGGTCTTCATATAAGTACATATATTTACAATGTCTTAGATAATTTTCTACTAATATACTATCATCTATATATTTTAACCAAAAGGATTCAGGTAAAGGAGGTATCTCGTCTTTAAATAAAAAATTTAATACTATCATATCTCTATCACAAGTATGTAAAGTATCTAATAACATCTCTAATGCAAAAACATCTCTATGTGCTTTATACATAAAATAGAAATATACTATATTTTCTTTATCATGCCCCATATAAGCATTTATAACGGCTTGCTGGAAGACATATTCTGGTATCTTTTCCACTAATTGAGGATGCAATGGTAAAACATCTCTGTAAATGCTAGGAGCTTGGTTGTTTTTTATTAAGTTTATTACTATATCTAGGCATACATCTTCTCGATAGTAATTCCTATTTAAAAAGTCATTTAACTTTTGATAATCTACACATGTTATAAAATCAAAATTCATATATTAATCACACAATTCCGATAGGGCAAGATACCTGTGTGTAATCTCGTCCATATCTTCCGATTTATATATAACGTCTGTATTCTTTTCATAGTCTTCTAAGGCTTTAGAGAAATTAATGTATTTAAAATTCTGTCCCATATCTACAAATCTACCACTATTAGAAATAAAACCATGACTGACACCATCTATGGGAGTCTTCAGACCTGCATGGATTACGCTAATCTCATTTATGTATTTTAGGGATAACCCTTTGTTATCCCTAATTATATAATACATAGTCTTTTTACGTTTCATCTATTCCTCGTTCTTTAGCAGGTATTTATTACTGATAGCTTTAAAACTTATTACTTGTCCGTTAATAAGATTTTTAGCTTTGAATACCAGACCTTCTCTTTCAGAGCCAGATATGACAGATTTACCTTCAGCCATCTTTAATAAATCGGCTACTGTTAAATTATCCAAATTAGTATAACCTAAGATAGGAACATGAGGTATTTCTATCCCATCAATAGTATTTAATTCTTTAAGAGTATTTAATCTCTCTTCAGGAGTCATATATCTTTTTTTGTCAATGTCAAAGATATCAAAGAGCTTGAAGTGATGTCCTTTGTATTTACCTCTATTCTTTTGTATACCTTCTCCTACTAATTCTCCCTGTAGGGATATATTTTTACCGTAAATTTCTAACTTTTCCAGTATTCTTAAACTTCTAACAGTATCCCAGAAAGTATTTCCCTGAGTCTCCTTCAACTCATAGTTCCTAGAACAAACACCTTGTTCTCCATCTTTTCTAAAGATAGTACAAGAACTACCATCTTCTTTTTCAGTTATTTCAAATTCCTCATACTTATATTTTTCTAAGTAGTCGGGTAAATTCTGAATTCTTTCTTGGTCTGTTTTTGATATCCCAGAAGGAAAATTACCTTTTATATTACCTGCTAAGTTAGCTGGAAGAGGAGGCTCGTATTTTAGTATACCTAAGTTCTCAGTAACATCATCTCCTACCTGTAAACCAGAAACAAATTCATGACTAAATAATTTATGGGGGTCTAACACTAATCCTTGGCTGAGTTGACCACGCAATTTCACTGTTCTGAGACGTTCTCCCCTTACACCTTCATATTCTTTAGGTTCATATCCTTCTCTGGTAAGAAAGGGAGCTATTTCAGTAGGTATAAAAGAATCTATCTCAAAATAACAAACTTTGTCGGCTTCTTTAAATTCATTTTTCTTAGCTACGACAATCCAACCACCTAAATGTAGAGCCTCGATAGCATCTGCTCCTTCTATAGGGGTTATTTTGTCTATCTGTCTTATAGTTGCTAATTTTCTTTCCATGTTAATATTTCTCCTTATTATATACTAATAAAATTATACCAAAGAAATATCTAAAAGTCAAGCTATGTTAAGAAATGTGTAGCTTATATTATAAGTAGAGGTAGATACAGGAGATAGATTATGTTCAACTTCATTAAAAAATTCTTTGAGAAAACTAACGAAGTACAAACTAAAATTGACGAAGTACAAATACTTGCACAAAATAAAATAGATACTGCTGAAGACATTAAAAAATCTTTAGAAACCGAACTTGAGGAGACTAAAGAACAATTAATTACTTATAAAAATTTCTATTCCAATGTTACCACAATGGTAAAAGATATCCCAATAGCTCTTACTAGCAATATAAAAGATGAAACTATGGCTAAACTTCAACATATTGTAAATTTTTATAATGCTCAATTAGCTAAAGTAAAAGCTCCACGGTCTTAGTACATTTAGTGCATACATAAACAGCTCTAAGTTTATAGGGAGGAGAGAATTCTTTACAACCATTACCTCCTCTTATAGAAGAGATGGTAGAAGATACCTTACAATAAGTTCTATGGTAGGCACATTTTTCAAATTGGAATTCCCTTTCCATTTCACCTCTTAGAGTTTCACGATATTTTTTTATTAGGTGTTTACATACTCCACAATTGGAAGTAGGATACTCTTCTTTTTCGTATACTTTTTCATAATTATGATTACAGAATACTTTCCTTATCCTATCTAACATACCAATCCCTCCAGAATCTTGGCTTCCTCCGAGATTCTTTCTTTATATTTGGATATAAAGTGCCCATGATAGTCTCTATTGTAGGTTTCGTAGTCGTCTCTTACTGAACTATTATAATATTTATCTCTATCTTTGAAGTACCCTTTAAGCTGTTCAAAGGATACGGGAGTATAATTCCACTTATCCACTCCCACGTCAGTGGATAATCCATAATCGGGACAGGTATTGTGTACATGACCATAGAGATGCCAAGCACCGTGGAAAGAACGATTCCAGCTTCTATGTGGATAGTGGGAGAGGTAAATATATTGACCTTCTACCGTTATACTCTTACCTTTATACATACCTTGGATTAAACCGTCTATCTGCATCTTTTTATATACTTGTTCCGTATCGTGGTTTCCAAGAATTAAAAATTTCTGTCCGTTTAGCATGGGTAGGATGTGCCTATAATTCTGATGTCCCCATATCATGTCTCCCAGCATCCAAATAGTATCTTTTTTCGTAACAACAGAATTCCAGTTATTTATTAAAGCTTCGTCCATCTCCTCGACACATTTATAAGGTCTGTTGCAATACCCTATAATATTTTTACTTCTTATGTGAGTATCTGCTATAAAAAATACATTAGGTTTCAAGATATTAACTCCTCCATCATTATTTTTGTATTTATATAGTCTTTTGCTTCTTTAACAGTATTAAATTCATACCAAGTACTATTCTCGTCAGTATCCAAAGAATAGTTTATAGTAAACATAAACACAGAAAATGGTATTTTAATATAATCCATCCGATTACTTTTATAGTATTCCTCATGGAATACTTGTTTATCGTATCTATAGAGTAGTTCTAATGGAGAATCGTCTTTAGATTCTCTTACGTATGTTTTATTAGGGTTTATATTTCCTACTTCAGCAAGTTTCATCCGTTAATTCCACCATAGTTAGCACGGACAACATTTTATCTTCGTCTATCCCACCATGTCTTTCTAATAGAGTATTAATTATATTACAAGGAACGTACCCATATACGTCTTGAACAGGTTCATTTAATGTTTCTGCTAACCAGTTATCAAAAGGTTCTGGAAATCCTATCTCTAAATGGGAATACTCCACATTTTCATCTTTGGGGGTACAGTAGTGATGAGAACTACCTTGGATGCTAACAGTAAACCCATCTTTACAAACTATAGCAGGTCTGGGTAGACTATATTCCAAAAGGGGAGAGCGTTTATATGATGATTTAAGGTATTCTTTTAAATTCATGCTAGATACCGTTTTCTTGTACATGTTTTAATAATCTTTTAACTTCTATAGCGGGAACAGTTATATTTTTTAATAACTCGTCATTAGTATTTAATAAGTCCTCTACCGATAAATTTATTATATCTTCTTTTACATAATATTGTGGCGATAACAATTTTTCTAATAATGAATTTTTTGTTTTTGACATATAATTTCTCCTTTTACATCCATTATAATAAATAAAAGGGTTGTTGTCAACCCTTTTGTAAAGAAATATTTATCTGTCTTTAGTTACTTTAATTTGTACGATATGGTTAGGAGCAATTACTGACCAATCTTGAATCTGTACAGTTACCCAAGGATGACGAAGATAAGTATAACTGGGTTCCTCTACCACATCCTGTGTGAGTTCTCTCATAGTTTCTCTAACTAAATGTTTCTCATAAGCTTCCATGTAGCATTTCTTAGGAGCTAATTGAAATTGTTTAGGTTGTTTAGTTTTTTCCCAACGTTTACTCATTATTTTAAATGCACTATAACTCTTCCAGAACCTTGAGTTGGACTTCCAGTAAAATATATTCTTATATCTGAATTATAAGAATATTCAAAACCGCTTGCTTTCTCATATAAGTTTGGCACTGTTAGTTCTGAATCTGTAGCATCCGTGAATAGGTCAGCAGTGAGGGAATCACCTACTGTTACGGTACCTTCATCAAAAGCACTTTCTACTTCTATTACTACTCTATCCACAAAATACCCGTCATAAGTATTTCCTATAGAGAGGTATCCCGAACCAAAATCGATATGGCTAAAATCTCCTACAATTTTACCTATTTCATCATATACTTCTTTTATTGCATTCTGTACGTTAGTGGATGTTAAGTTACCTGTAGGAGTGAAAGGTAAATCAGTAGCAGTAGCACTTCCAGACACATCTCCCGTAGTGCTTTTCAGTATACCAGCAAGAGTACCAATTTTTAAATTAGGAACTATAGTCTTTTTATCGATGGTTAATCCACTTGCATCTGAGGTAAGGGTAGTTTTGTTAGCTTTACCAATAGAAAATACTCCACTAAGGGTACCAATAATGTTTTCAATTAATCCCACGACAAATTTCTCCTTTTATGAATACTATACGATATCTTTTTAATTAATTATATCATGATAACAGGATTATGTCAAGCTATTATAAATTTTATCTATCATATCTTCTATCTTAGTATCTCCAGAGAACTCAAAAGATAATCTTTTCTTATCTCCAGTTTTACCTATTTTAATATCTACCTGAATATCAGAATATTCTTGATATTCTTTGTGTTCCTTCCCAGCATTATAATAAATAGTAATCATGCCACCAAAAAGTTTCCCTTTAAACCCAATTGTAGTTCTAAGAAACTTTTCTCCGTAAGGATAATTTCTAACTATTTTGAACTTATCCCTTAATTTATTAGATAACATTCCTAACATTTTTTCTACTATGTTAGTTTCTAAATATTCATCTCTTTTTTGAGTTATCTTTCCAGTAGCTTTTTCTTGCCTTAGTTCAAAAGTTTCTATTATCTCAAAAGAATCCCTAGTCAAAAATATAGCTTGGTGAGGTTCGTCTGGGTGTATAATGGATTTACTTTTTTCTTCAGCATTGTCAACTAAAACTTTTATCCCCGCTTTTACCAACAACTGATTACTTATTTTGGGACTCAATACTTTTTTATTGGTTAAACCCACAGTTATCATCCTATAAAATTGGTATCCAGCTCTTACTCCCCTATTAACTACATAGTTTTGATAGATGACATCCCATCTTTCTTCTGGAAACATTATACTTAGATAATGAATAAATTGGTCTTTACTCATATCTTGTAAGTATAGAGTTTGGTTAGGAACAATATTTTTAACAACCGCTAAATACCTTCTATTTGTTCCAAATCCTATGTCAGAAGGATGATGCACAACATAGTCAGCGGGAAAAGCATATACTCCAGCAGGGTCTTCATGAGTTCCAGCGGGGTCGTAGACTATCCTTTTATCTAAAACATCCGATTTAAAATTAGAAAAATGAATATACAGATTATCTAAGTTCTGAGTTTTGTACTTCTCCACAAAATTAACGAACTGCTTTGGATAATAATCAGTATAGTGTATTTCATTTATTAAATTAATTATTTTATTGAACATCTCTTCCTACTATTTTAATTTGATTAGCATCATAAACCACATAATTATCATCTAATTTTATCCCGTCAAATCCCATAGAACGAATTTCTTGTAATGAATACCTATCATATTCACTCCAACCTGCTAATTTATTAACCCTCAGATAACAATTTAATAAAATTTTACTAGAGTTAGCCCCAGACTCGCCTCTAAGGATAACATCTTTATCACTACTAAACCAATGAACCCCTTGAGCAGAAAACCTCCAATTAAAACGATTAAAATCCTTACTTGTCCCGTGGTATACCATCAGGGGATTTCCATGTTCGTCTATTATTTTAGAATCTCCGAACCATTTTTTAAAAGAACTTGTTTGAGCGATGTCTTTAACTTCCGTTATTTTGTTAGATAACTTTAATATTTTTCTAAACATACCTCAGCCCCAATAAACATCTTCGTTTATAATATAAATTAATCTTCGTCATCCAAATTAAATATATTCAGGTTAATTCCGAATTCAGGAATTAAATAGGGTAATCCTCCATTAATGATTAGAGGCATGTAGGGAGCATGTATTATACCTTTAAGCATATCTTCCAAAGTATCTTTTTCAGTATTATCTACTAGCTCTGCCATAACTCTTGACGATAAGTATATGCTATCAAGATATTCTACTAAAGATTCTTTATTTTCAAAATGAATGGGTTTAAAATTATTAGCTTCAAGTTCTTCTAATTCTAGGCAATAGTTACCATCAAAAATACCATAACCTTCTTGATTAGCTAGATAGTTATAATATAGTTCTCCTTTATCGTGATAAAGAATATTGTCCGACAAAAATACTATTTTATCGGCTCTCTGCTTATCTTCAGATTTTAATAGTATGAAACCTCCTTCGATAGAGAGTTTTTCTACTAGAGTTGTAGCCAATATTAGATTGTCCAAATCTTTTAATTTTAAATAGGTACTCATATTAATCCTTAGGTAGATTTAAAGTTATAAAGGGGTTTTATAATATCTAATATTTCTACAGTGTCCTGTACGAGCATAATTATCTCCTCTGCTGGTTTATAAGCCATGGGAGCCTCATCTAAAGTGGACTGTTTAACAGAAGTAGAATAAACATTAGCCATTTCTTTTTCAAAATCTTCTAATTTTAAAGTATCCTTGGCTTTAGACCTAGACATCAATCTTCCAGCACCATGAGGAGCAGAATAATTCCAATCTTTATTACCTTTACCTACAGCTAAGATAGAACCGTCTCTCATATTTAGAGGAATTAAAACTAATTCCTCTAACTCTGCCGAAATGGCACCTTTTCTTATTATACCATTTTCATCAATATAGTTATGAATAGTTTCAAATCTTTCTATCTCGTTTAAACCCATAGATTTTACTATTCTATTAGCCATATTGTGTCTACTGATAGAAGCATATTTTTGAGCAACTTTTAAATCATAAAGGTACTCGTCCTTAAATTCTCCTTCTAGGAAACATAAATGTTTAGGAGTTTTATATTTTTCATTATACTGTTTAGTCTCTTCTATATAACTCTGTAGCTCTTCAAATTTACCTGCTTGTTTGAAAGACTCCATTTTTTCTTTATGGAAATCTTTTACTTTACTAGCACAATATTTCTCAGCTATTCTTTGATGATACTCGGCAACACATTTACCAAAATTCCTAGAACCACTATGAATTACTAGGTATTTATCCCCGTAAGTGCCCTCGTTAAGTTCGATAAAGTGATTTCCTCCTCCTAAAGAGCCTATTCCCTTAAGGAAATCCCCAAAGTCTCTCCCAAGTTTCTTACCTATCTTCTTAACATCGTCCTCTATATTAGAAACATTAGCAACAACTTTATTGTTATTTTTAAATCCGTGGGGGATATTATGTCTTATATAATCATCTATGTTCGAGAGATTTAATTCCGATTTATCTAACTTAACTGTAAGCATACCACAACCAATATCTACTCCTATTAAATTAGGGACAACCCTATCTTTCATAAGAGCAGTAAAACCTATCACACATCCCTTACCAGCATGAGTATCGGGCATGATTCTTACGTTAGTATCTACGAAAGCAGGAGTATTTATAAGTTCTATTACTTGACCTAACGCTTCCTTCTCTATATTATCAGTATAAACTATAGCATTACTGTATTTACCTTCTAAATTTATCATTATTTTTCTCCAATTATCTATATATTACAAGCATAACATAAATTTTTATATATTTCAAGCTATTTTCTTAAATCATAAAGATATGTTACTTTAGGTTTAGTTTTTACATATACGGCTTCTCCCGTTTCTAAGGCTTTTTTAATTTCTTTAGCGAAAGGTTTAAGCTCTCCTTTATTTTTTGTTCTTATACATTTATCGTGGTACCTTTTATCTTTATACAAGATAACTCTTCCAGCACTGGTATATCCTATATGCTTAAAATTAGTAGCTTTATATATTATTCCAGTATGACCAAAAGTTTGGTCTGCATAGGAAATTACTTTTTTAATGTCTGTATTCTTCTTTAACCATTTTAATGTTTTACCTATGAAATAACTCTCTGTATTTCTGGGAGTATCGTCTATACAACATAATCTTCTTAACTCTATCACATCTTTCTCTTCGTCAGCATACTTCTTCCAACAATTAGCCATAGCCATTTTACCATAAATCATGGCACCAATCATCTCATTACCATTCATTAATTTAAAACAGTAATCTATTCTTAGTCCATTTATGCTTTGGCTATAATGCCATTTTTCTACAAAGTCTTTTATGTCTTTTCTAGCACACAATTCTACTTTATAGTTTCTTACGGAAGTTTCTTTCATTAGGCTAATATATTTCTTTCTGGAAAATTTATTATTTTCTTATCCCTATTTATCTTAGAGTTCATTAATTTTTTACAAAGCTTTGCACAATCCGTACAGATTAATAAATCTCCATCTCCTATAAAGTTGTCTTTTTCTTCTTTACAAAATCTACATTTCATATTCATCTCCTTAATTAACTAATTCATCCATCATCTCAAATCTAAATTCATCTAAAGCTATAAAATTTTTATTTTTTAGTATATACTCTTTTAACTCTTTTCTATTCATTCCATGCTTATTATGAAACATCTCATGGAAATTTCCTGTTTGAGGTATTTTATTTCGAGATTGAAGTTTCCAACCATCATATCCTTCTACCAATAGATATCCAGTTTTAAGTAACCTATTCCAGAATATCATCCGACTAACTCCTCCATAGTTATTGAAGGAATAATAAAATCGTGTACTATTTCGTTTGCCAATATTCTTTCTTTAAGACAACGAAGTAACTTAGTTACAGGAGTATCTTCAGAAATTAATTCATTTAATTCTTTTATTATTTCGCAGGGACAATTTCTAAGATAAAAAATATTTATTATACGGGACAATCTGTCATAAACATGGGAACTCTTAGCTTGTTGTTTATAATACCTACGTACCTCACCCCGATATTTTTCCATATCATCCAACATAATATTTAGAATAACCCATTTATCTATTATCATGAGATTAACTCTATCATAGTTTTTATAGTATCTAGTTCTTCTGTTACTATTTCAAAAGGATTGGCACAACAATTTTTATAGAGGTCATCAAAATCAGTAGCTTGAAATTTCATACCCCATTCTCTATAATAGCAATCGTATTCTATAGTATAAACTCCTAAGCCAAATTTTAAAACTTGACATAAATGTTTTATTTCTTTATGATATACAAAGAATTTTTCTAGCATAGTATATTTCCTTAAATAAAATCGCAAGGTGGGGGAATCGAACCCAAATACCGTCTTGAGTTTTGGAGACTCTTATTCTACCATTGAACTAACCCTGCATATTTAAATAATATCATATATCGGAAATAATTTCAAGTATTTATTAAGTAATGTTAATTATCTTAAGACCACAACAGATACATCTTGTTTTTCTACATTCATGACATATTTTAATAAAAGAATTACTTTTTAAAAATTCTTCTCCACATACAATACATTTAGATTTAGCCACACAAGGGAAACCTATCCTTCTAGCACATCTTATACAAAACATTATCCTATTAACTCCTGCATTATTACCACACTTTGAATATCTGAGAAATTCTCTATCTCGTATAAATCTTGTCTTCGTATACCCAAAATAAGACTATCTTTCCATTTTCTATAATTTATTTTATAGACATATTTGAATAAATCTGACAAGTTAGTTCTCATACTAAACATTTGACTTCTATAGATAATATTATCTATAGAATATAATAAGATAAAATACCTATTCCTTTTAATAATATATTTTTTATCTATAGACAGGTCATTTTTATTTAATATTATTTTCATGTTACCCTACTGTAAGTTCTATCATAGTTCTTAAGGATTGCAATTTTTCAGTAACTTTGTCAAAGTCATTTGAAATATCATATATTGTTTTGTATAGCTCTATATCATTATATTGAGCTATACTATCCTCTTGCATAAAATCTTTACCCATTACAACTTCTACTTTTATCGCATAATCTAATTTTAATTTACCATCAGAACCCATAGGAAAACCCTGCCTAGCGTTACCCTGATAGGAAAAGTAACTCAACTCCCGATTAACATTAATAATATTAATAGTACTTTTTATTTTTTCCCAATCCTTAGCATGTACGACTCTTAGGTCTAAAGGAGTATCCCAAGGGAATTTTTTGATATCTCGTTCTGACAAAGTTAAATAAAAATCTTTTCCGTTGTTATTTAAGATTAGAGGGTTAGATAGTGTATCTGATTGGATACTTAAGGTAGAGGGAGACCCCAAACTCCCAGAGGAACAACTGTACACACGGATAATTGGACTATCCCAATAGAATCTATGTTTTTGAGAGTCAAATATTTGAAATTCTTTAAGATTCCCTAAATCTCCTCTTATACAAGAAGGAAGAGTAAAATTTATAGGATTATTTGTATTCTGAAAGGGTACGAATAAGAAATTAGATATATTTTCTTCTAAAGAATCACATTTGTATTCTTTATAAAAATTTAAATAAGTTATCCTGTAGTAATATACAATACCTGTACCTCCCAAAGATTCATTATAAGTATCTATTATCTCTCTTATATTTTCCATAGCCTACTCACCCTTAAAAACATTAGCTATTTTATTCATTCTGATAACTCCTTCATTACTAAAAGGGACTCAAACTCTTCTTTATCTTCAAATTCATGTATTTTAAACTCTCTATAGCTAGTAAAATTAGTTAAATTTAATAAAACATTAGATATTCCAAAGCAGGTGGCACTATGCCAACCATTATCTCCTATACTATCGACATCAAAAGCTCTAACATATTGGTACTGTTTCCATTTATCTCCTATGGTTAGATGAAAATATTTTTTGATATGACAGATACGATGGGTTCCCTCTATAACATAGAATTTTCCAGAGTCTAATGTTTTCAAAGTAAATACAGTATCCCTTCGGAGACTGTTTTTTCCATTAGGAACCATAGCATATATAGGTAAATCTAGTCTCATTAATTTGTCAACTCTTCCATAACTTTATGCTTTTCATAACTTTCTATTAAATATCCCATAATTAAAGGTTTATCTCCTCCCTCTAACTTCTCATCTATAATTTTTAATGCCCGATAGAAAACTTTTTCAGTGGTGTTGTGGTCATAGAACATAAATTCTACAATTCTATCTATTAGAGAATATTCATTATAGAACTTTTCATAGCATCTCGATTTGATACAATCATTTATTATATAATATTCTTCTGGATTATCTGGTCGTATAACACCTAATTCACTATCTAGTATTCCTACAAAACGTTCTCTTACAAAAATAACTTCCATATTCCACAAAGCCATATATTTTAATATGCTATTTATGGTTTCTCCAAAAGGTTTTATGATATTTAAATTCATCCTACTAGCTCCTCCATACTTTTAACAGCATGAAGTTCATCCAAACTATCAAGTTCATAAACTTTCTCCTTTGAGAAGTAAGGACGTTTTATATAAGTTAAATAGATATTTATCTCTTGTAATAATTCCCTCTCCCACAAACCGTGGTCAAAGTGGATATTACCATAAGGATATCCAGAACTATCTTCTTGATAAAATTTCCACAATTTTTCATCTTTATCGAATAGGTACCAGTGGTAATTCTTTCCAGATTTAAAAAGATAAATCTTATCTTGATATATGCTATTTATTTTAACATGCTTCTCTAATATTATCATGATACAAGTTCCTGCATACTGAAATAAGTATCTAAAAGTCCTACAATTTCTTCGTCTTCTAAGGGGATTAATAATTTAGCATATAATCTACTATAACCTTCTGAACCTCTATGTTGCAGGTTAAAGGGGAATGAATACTTTAATTCCTTAGTTTCTTTTTCCAATATACTGATATGGCTAAACACATAATCGGTATTACTTTTTATATATAATATTTCATACTTATAGGTACGATGGAATAGGGCAGTGATTATATTTGTTATTTCTAAAATTTCCATAAATTTTAGTTCTAATCTAAGGGGTTCAAATATTTCATATATTTTACATTCGTAGGATGGTTTTACTAATTTCATATTACTCCTAAAGAAAAAGGAAGAGGTTAGTGAAAAGTAAGGTTAAAGGTCAAGACAGGAAAAACTAACCTCTGTTACGTTAATTGTTAATGTAGAATGTTGCTGTAACTATGACATCAAGTATATCGCTGTAGGACAGCATGCCGTTGTCGTGCATTGTTTCTCCTATTATACAAAAATCTTTATTAAAGAAAGCATCTGCTATTTTTTCAAATCCACGTATTTTAAGATACTGAACTAAGTCTGATTTTTCTACGTCTTCAGCATATATTTCTAATTCTAATCTTTTAAGGACTTTATTTATTTTAGTTGTGGTACTCATAATTTTCTCCTTGACTTAACCTTATATAATTATCATAACAGAAAAAGAACTATATTTCAAGTTCTTCGTTAATAATTATTAAGATATTGTTACACTTTTCGTAAGGAGTTTTACGATATTTTTACACTTTTCGTAAGGAATCCTATAAAACCACACTATTTCTAGGTCTTATCTTATATTTTGGTAGATATACTTGTACTTCCTTGCCATTAAGAATATATTTTACATTAACTTCATTTTCAGAAGGGCTAGAATCACTCACTACCTCTGCATCGATACCTGTTTTTACCTCTGGAACAGTACTATGCTCGTCTTGTACCATGACCTTCATCCCTTTTTTAAATGTTTCATTTAAAAAATTACATAAATAGATAGTTTTATTTAATTTCATTGTTTTAGTCTCTAACTAGATAATCTAATTATAATGTAAAATAAAAGTTATCCAGTTAGTTCAGACATGGACCTTCTTATCAAATTCTCATTAGATACTCTAATACGTTCTTTTTCTAGGTATTCAGACATTCCTTCTATGGAAACTATTTCCTTCTGAAGATTTATGTATAATTGTTTTTCTTTTCCCTTAGAAGTATTTATATCGTGGGGAATTCCGTTTCCATATACAATATCTACCGCTCTTCCAATCATCCAATATTCAGAAGTATCGTAAAGAAAACTTGTTTTGGCATTGACTGGAACAAGCCATGAATTTTTAACCTTAGTTCTATATTCTTTCAGTATATTGAAGATGATTTCCATAGCTTTATTTTCATTAATCATCATTACCTAATCCATCTTTTAGATTCCAAGCAACTGTACCGTCTTTTTGTTTTATACCAAAAATAAGAGCATGTTTTATTAGTTCCGATACACTACTCATACCGAGTTCTTTAGCATATAACTTCATTCTTAACATCTCGTCTTTATCAAATCCGTCAAAACTAACCCTAAACAATTTCCCTTTCAGAACCTTTTTGGCTCTACGTTGTCTTTTGCTTTTTTTCCAAGTTTTCATTTTATCAATTCCTCCATTATTATTTCTAAATATTTTTTATCATCGTAATAGTATTTGTTTATATAATCTAATTCTACTCCATATCCATAATCTTTTTCCGTCTCTTTGTATACCCCACATTTTTGACATTGGTAGAATACATGGTCATCTGGAGATAAGAAAGGCTCGCTCATATTTTTTACGATTATCCAGTCATGAAAACAAAATTTCTTTTTAAAGTAATTAATTATTTTATTTTTCATATTTCTCTTTAAGCTTTAAATATAATTTATGTTCTTCCTCTGCTTTTTTAGTTTCATCTTCCTCTTTTTTCTTTTTTAATCTATCATCTATAATTTTCCTATTTTCTCTAATAATTTTTAATTCTTCTTCATATTTATCAGCTAGTTCTTTTTCAAAATCTTCATAGAAAAATCTTATTGGAAAACCTATTATTCTAGTGTCTTCATCTCCGTCTTGTTGAGTGAGTTCTACATATTCTTCTATATCATCGACGGGATATAAATCTACACTGACTCTATTGTCATCATTGAACTCAAAGCCATAATCCTGAAAACTCCAATGGTCAAAATTCTTTTCAGCACAAGCTTTATCCTGCTCAAATTTTCTTTCGGCATTAAGTACTTTATTTCCTATCTCAACAGCCTTCGTTCTAAATCTTTTGAAACCTTCTAAAATTTCTTTACTCATAACATTCTCCTAATTTATTAATTCTTTCATTGTATCGTATACTTTCTTCTGGTCTTCTGTAAAATATTCTCTAAGACTCAATTTTTCAATAAATCCTTTTTCTTTTTCTTCTCTATCCATGCTCATTTTAAAAGCTATATCGGGATTAGTGGTGAAAACTAAGGATAACATAAATCCAGTTTTTAATTCTTCTATCTTTGTTTGAGCATCTACGTAATCTTTTGTAGCCACATCGCTCCAAGACGTACCGTTTATTGCTTGTACCGTATTTAAATTTACGTTGGAGGTGGTAATTACCTGACCCGCTGTAAAACCATAAGGATTATTTAGGGACATTCTTAATTCACCAATTCATTCATTACTAATAATTCATGATAGTACTCATTTGGATATTTTTCTAGCACTTCCAGTATACCTGTTTTTAATTTTTTGTTATTTAATAATTTTAGCATATCTTCCTTATTAAGTAAAGTATGCAATTCTGAAGAATCTTTAAATTGAGTTTCGTTCAGAAGTACGAAAACTATATGGTTTCCCAGATACTTTATTTGAGAACGGATACATAGTTTTCTACCAGTATTTGTATTAACTATATTTCTTTTAACTAACATGAGAAAATAGCTAATCTCATCTAAATTTCTATGCCCCATATTATACCCTATAGAATTTTTTGGGAACCATTCTTTATTAAGCCATACAGGGTCTAGGTAATAATATTCATTTATTATTTTAGTTGTCATTAGTTAATTCTCTCATTATTAAATAAGGCTCTATGTCTGGATACTCAGTACATTTGAATTTACTATATTCCAAATCTGACAATCCATAATTTATCATGTAGTCATAACAACCTGCCATAGAATGAAAATCTTTGGGTTCTATTGTTTTCTTCTTGACCTTGCCCTCGGAGGATATATAATTACTTACGGTTTCTATTGATAAGTTATCTCCTTCTCTGTATATGAATTTAGATTTCCAGAAGCATCTATCGTATCTTTCCTTAATAGGTTCTATAAGATAACATTTATTATTTTCATATACTTCACGTATTACATAACTTTTAAAATCCATTAAGTGGTTAGCTCCAACATTGTAAATAATTTAGTTGCTTCATCTTTAGCTAGGATAGCAAATCCTATAAAGAACTCTTCTATGGCTTCTTTTGGTATTCTGGGAAATGTTCTAATAATTCCTTTGACGACCTCTCTTATTAAATTATCATCCGTAGCGTACCAAATTTGATAATGCCCCATCATGTCAGAGAATAATATAAATTTTCTATCGTCATTTATGTATAGTTTTATACTAGAATGGGGATAATACCTCGATATTAATATATTAACTATGCTAGTTAATTTTTCAGGATTCATATTTTAAATTTCTCCAAAGATTCCCACTGCTCATCATCAAAAGCAGATATAACGGGAAGACCATCATAATTAAAAAATAAAAAAGGATAACTTTTATGACCTTTATCTAAGTTTGGATTAGCATTATTAAAAACAGTACACACTGCTCTCATGTGAGGAATCCAAAAGTCTCCCACATATTTGTTATCCCCCTCTAGGTTCTCTGCTAATTCCTCCCTAGTTGCATATCTCTTTTGTCCTTTTAGCTTAAATTTGTTTTTAGTGCTTCTCCTAACTGTTTCATTTTTAAGGAATTGCTCAAAAGTCATACCTTCATTTATTCCCTCTATTTGACAGCTATAGAAGGCTTCTTTGAGAAGCAATATCTCACGTAAATTCATCATTGATTATATCTCCCGTATTCATTTGAAAATGAGTACATCCAATACCCTACTTGGGTCAGTAAAACTATTATGAAAGTAACTAAATAAGCCCAAGAGGGAGGGTCTATTTGCATATAATTAAACTTACTGAAGTCTTTTATCTGATAATTTTCTTGTACCTCCTTCTTTATTAAAGGGATTATACCGTCATTCATCTTATTGTCTAGTATTATAGATTCTAAATTTCTTTTCACTAGAGATTTTTCAGTCCATCCGAAAACATAAGACCATCTATTTCCTTCTATTCCCCCATAACAAATCACTAAGTCATTCTTCTTACCCCCAACCCAAGCAGATTCTTGGTACATAGCCTGTTCTTTATCTTTGTTTCCAAAGTAAATCATAATTAAGTTGATTTTTTTAGTAGCTCCAAGCTCAGTATTCAAAACATCCCAAGCATGGGGAGTTATAGTAGACACGTTGATAAGTCTATCACTTTGAAACCAATTATTATTTTGAGGATACTCGAGGGTCTTCATATTTTTAGGAATTTCTACGAAGGAGAAGTTAGATTTAGTTGCTTTTATAATATTAGTCCAACTTCTTGTGGTAGTTGTAGGAAAGTAAATTTGACCCGTTCTATTATAGGTAGCATAAATGTTGGGGTCTCCTCCGTCAAATCCCGACTTATTACCATCTTCTGTATTATAATTTCCAAAAATATTAGATATCTGTTTAAATGTGGCTTCCTCTATCTTGTTACTTTCCCCAGTAGAAGAATCAGCTTCCCAATATCTTTCATGAGTTCTATGTTCGGTAGTGTAATAGGTAGTACAAACTTCGTTCTTACCGCTACCCGAGCAAGATGTATGGGCTTCTTGATATTCTTCTATCCACTCTGGATAATAGGTAGCTCTTATTATATGACCCGACCAAGTTTCTGTATCGGAGGTCATTCCAGCATATAAACATCCGTGAATAATTCCAACTGTTGCGAATCCTATTAAAACACTAAGTAGCCACTCCCACCAAACTATTTCTTTTTGTGTTATCCAAAGATAAAATCCTACTATAAGAGGGATAAAACAAATCAAATATAATGCACCCATTATTGTCTCCTTATTATATGCAATAATATCATATTAGCACACAATTAATTAAATATCAACTATTTCGTTATAAAAATTTACAAATAAAAAGAGTAGTCCAGCTCGACTACTCTCTAAATTAAAAGGAATCCCTCAGTCTAAGATTCCTTTGGCTACTAATAGAGTACCCGTAGTCTGCCACACTACACGGAACCAGAGTATTTATAACAGCACGTAATTGACTGATGACGTACTGTTTTTATTTACCTCCGAAACGCAACTTAGCTTTCGTGGATAGCTACTCCCTACTTGCTGGGAAGAATACGTCTCACATGATATTATTATACCACAACCGTATTATTTTGTCAAGGGGCTAACCCCATTCCCATTCAATTTGTTCTTTAGTATATCCAAGTCTTTTTATGTCTGGGTCATTACAGAAGGATTCTGCTAATTCGTCGGTATCTTCTTCCTTTAAAAATTCTTCTTCATCCCTATAACCGAAAGAGTTCATATAGATAGAAATAGAATCTGGGAATATTTTACCTTTATATTCTCCGTCCATTTTGCTATAGTCGTCAGCTAAAATATCAGCATGTAGTCCTAATCCGTTCCAAACGTATAAAGCATCACCCATAGAAAATCTTAGATACCTAAATTCTTTGAGCAACTTAGCAAGTTCTTGTCTTGAAGGATTTTTAAAAACATCTATATTTGTTCCGCCATAATCTTTTCTCCAACCAAGAGGAGGTAATACTACACTTTTGTAGTACTCTTCTTTTAAACCGTGTTTTATATATAAGTTAAGTATCATACCACCTTTTTGTATCTTTTTGGGAGTATTACTAAAAGTCATGTTATCCCAGTCAGCTACATATTTTCCATCTTTTAGTTCTATAACTCCTCCGACAAGATATTTCCAATTTAACTTTTCTCCAGCTTTATTTAATTTATCTACAACGGGTTGGTGAAGAGCTGTTACATCCCAAACATAGACATCTTCATTTTCTAAATCTACAACAAATCTCATTCTAAATTTTTTATCAAAATATCCTCTATTATCTTTTATGTGATTTATATCTGATATAGTAGGATTTTTGAACACATCTGTTTCGTCATGTGTCCAAGGAAATTTATAGGAAGTTACATATTCTTCTTTTATTAATTTTAATATCTTATTAAACATTATCTTCTATCACTCACATCTACGATTAAAACTTTAGGTTTAACCCCTAGGATAAAAGCAGTATCTAATCTAGTATTACCCGACATAATTCTATACCCTCTGCTGAATTTTAGTACTATTGGGACAGGCATAGCTTCGTTGTTTTTAAATCCTTTTACTATCCTATTGACATCTCTTGGAAATTTATAGTGGCTCACAAGCTCTTTGAGGTCTTCTATAGAACTGGTTTGACTTCTATAATCTATTTTATCATCAAAGCTTTTATCTATCTCTACAAGTTTTCCTTCTTTAGCTTTCTTTATAAACTCTTTCTCGTTATCAAAGAGGCTCCAATTTTTAATATTTCTTATTTCATATTCCCAGTGATATTCCTGACTCAATTCTTTATCGTCAGGAAGTCTCCAAGAATTGTAGTCTAAGAAATTTTCTTTTATTATCTTTAGAATCTTCTTAAACATGTTATTTTCCAGTCATTCCTTTAACACGTTCTTCTATTTCATTATTAACCCAGTTAAAGTCTACTGTATTATATTTATCTAGTAATTTTCCGTTATAATGACTTAAATCCTTCAGTTTATCAAACTTAACTACTAAATCTTTTATGTCGTCAATATCTATTCCTTCTTTTATTTCTTTTATAGCATCTGTAAAAGATTCAGCCATTTCCATAAAAGCAGAATCGTTTTGAACTTGTTCTCCTTTTAATTCGTTTAATATATCAAATAAATCGTCATCATCAGCGTTTAAGTATTTTGTAGAGGAAACACCCTCTTCGGTATCTTCATAGTTGTCTTCTTCGTATATATAAGGCTCAACTAACTCTCTTAATTTATTTTCGTCGACACTACCAAAGTAGTGTTTTCCGCCAAGCACGTCTGTTATAGTATCTAGTAGACTAGGAGAGTATTCCTCATCCCTAATAGCTTCCTCTAAGTATTCCCTGAGTGAATCCAATTGATAAAATTCTGAATACTCTTCCCTAAAATTTTCATAATCTCCTCCAACCGACTCTCCCCTATTTCTGAGACCGTGTTCAAATAACCACTTACTTATTACATCCTCAGATATTTGTTCTGTTGCTTCTAGGATATATTCTCTTAGTTGGTTTTCTTTACTATCGTTAAGTTTTCCAGCCTGAGCTAGATATGTTAAAACTCCTATCTCTACTAGCATATTATCCAAGTCGAGGTAGTCTTCCAATAAACTTTCTGTAAGTTGTTTTAATTTTTTAAAATAGTTACTCATAAAAATGCTCTATTCCACTATGCTGAAAATAATAAATCCTGCCATCTTCACTTCTACCATATTGATAATCATTGGGGTATTTTTTCATGTCCAACAATACATTTTTATCTACATTACATTTACTAAAGAATTCTTCTTTAGTGATATCTTCCCCATAATAAGTAGCCTCATAATACCTCTTTTGGTCTTTTTTACATATACCAACACAGGTTTGAGTGAAATCTAATTTTTCTATTAAACTAATAATTTTTTTAAACATGTTACTTTCTCGAATATAATTCCCTAAGTTTTGATTCACCCCTCTTAGTGAGATAATATTTACCTTTCATATCTTTAGTTATGTACTGATTAGCTATAGCAGAATGAAGTTGCATTCTTATATCATTTATAGTTTTAAATCCTTCTTCTGGGCTTCTATGGGAGGCTATATTATAAAGGAGGGTTGTCATTCCTAAGCCTGTTCTATTTTTTGCAATATCCATAGGAATAACTGCTTCCCCCAAAATGTCTTCTGTTATTTTCTTTAATCTCTCAAGGGACATTATTCTCCTCCTCCGTCTCCACCATCCCCGTCTCCGTCATTATCATCATCCCCATAATGCCCTAAATAAGGGAATCCAATAATCCCCTTACGAGATTTTCTTTTCTTATGTTTTTTCTTTTTTCTCTTCTCGTCTATCTCTTGAGGAACTTCTACAGAATTACATAAAGCAATTATAGTATCAAAGGATTCTTTTTTTGAACTATATGCAATACCACTAGCTATCTCCTGAGCATGTTTCATATCCCTAGGAGTAGTATTTCCTATTTTTCCAGTACGTTCATATTTATCTAAAAGTTCTTTTATTATCACATCTTTAGATTTTCTTTTGTCTATCATTTTTACTTTCCTTACTAATTTAAACTAAAGCTTCTTGAGAGTAGGGCATTAGATTTTTTCTAGCATTTTTTATGTATAATTTGTCAGAAGAGATAAATGTTTCTAAATTTCCATATTTTTTACTTTTAATGAATATGGTAATCTTATCACTATCCATTAAATATTCATTTTTCATAATATTATTCTTCATCCTCTTTGTGTATAAAATTAGTAATAGAATATTTAACAGCAGATAATGTTTCGTCTGCAAAATATTCTTCATCAAAACCATCAAAACCATAATAAGGTTCACTGATTCTAATCATGTCCCCCTTATTCCTAGATTTAACATAGGAAGTTAGAAATCCATCATACTCCATGTCTTCATAACTACCAAAGTAATCTATAGTATCTTTTATATCGTCTAGGGTAAAATGGAAAATAAAATTATCGTCTTCACGAACTATATCGGGGAAATCATCTTTTATAGCACTCATTATTCCGTTGTAGGCTTCTGATTCAGTACCAGAGGTCTTAGCGTTTCTAGCACTACTGCTTATCTCGTCTAGCATTTCCTCTATATCATCAAATCCTGATTTCTCTTTAAGCTCTTCGAGGATATCATCGTCTCTTCTTTCATCAAAATAATTAATTATATCTTTCAGGGATAAATCAATTTTATACAGATACTCGTCTATGTTTGCATATCTTTCACTTTTTAAGTATTTTAGAGCATGTCCAATACTACTATCGTCTATATCTATATCGTAAAAAATGTTGGATTCTCCCGTCAATATTTCAGTGGCTGAGTCAGGGCTTACGTAATCTCCTCTTCCGCTTTCTGTAACGGTACTTTCTATGAACGAAGGGATATTTTCTTTATATGCTATTTTTTTAGTTTCTGGGTCGTATTGTAAATTACTATCAACACCTTGTACAAATTTATATATCTCTTCATCAGTATGTTCTTCTATCAGAAAGAACAATTGAGGAGCATGCTCTAGTATCTCTGGTTTTTCTTTAGTCAGATTAGCATAGAACATTTTAAGTGATGGGTTATAGTCTAAGAAATCCATAAGTTCTATACTACGGTCATCACTGTCCATAAAAGAACTTGTTTCAAAATGGAACTGATATTTATCTTCTGGGTCTTCTTTATTTATCATTATATACAAGGTTCCATTCCTTGTATAGTCGTCGTAGTATCCGCTATGTTTTCCACTAGCGGTACACCAAGCAGTTCCAGCCCCCAACTTACAAGATGCTTCATAGGAAGTAGGAGTCCAGACTTGCCACTTTTCATCTTCAAATAAAAGCTTGGCATCTTTCATGCCTTGCTTTTTTAATTCTCTTTGTTGTTGTCTGGCTGATAGTTCAGTATCTTCTCCAGATATTTGTTGTATAGCATTATACAAATCAGGAAGAGATTTAAATTGGAATATATCTTTGTTAGTAAATTTCTTTTTATTTTCTTCAAAAGTATTTAAATAATCTGTTACTTTATAGAAATCTTCTTCCTTTAAATTTCCTTTATTGTATATAGAAAGAATCCACCTACCGTAATTACCCAAATTCTCATTACCCCTATAGGTAGGGTCTAAGGCTATAAGCTTTCTAATCATATCTTCCTCTATGTTAGGAAAATATTTTTTAATCTCCGCAATACCCTCATATATTAATTTATCGACTAACTTTGTAATCTTATTAAAGTTCATATAACATACCCATCAAACATTTATCCTATTTATAATTTAAAAGAAATGTAGTAGAATTGTTCAAAAACTACTACATTTTATTTATTAAGTTTACAGCTACTATTTATGGGTTATTGTAGCTATCCTTAAGCCTCCATCAGTGGTAAGTCTCACATCATATACTTCAGGGTCTCCACCTTTTTTTAAATAGTCTTCTATGTAACCATTAACTTTCTCTTCTAATACATCTAATTGTAGGCTAGTTTGAAAAAATTTTACTCTCACTTTCTTTCTCCTTTTATAACTTTTGTTAAGTGTTTAATAAAGTCGTAAGTATCTTGTAAGAAATCTAAGGTTACTACTGGGAATAGTATTCCTTCATTTCCGTGTGCATCCGTTGTTCTGGCGAATACTTTCATCTCTTTACTTTCATCATCAATCTCGATGATGTAGCAGGAATCTTCGTAATATTTCATTAAGGTAAGTTACCTCCTGTTATTAATTGTCCCGAACAAGCCCAACCAGTTCCATTCTTCTGACAATCATTAGTGTAACCTTTTAAGTATATAGGGTAAGCATCGTTAGGAGAATCAACTCTATTAGCAACAATACCCGTAGATGTAATCCAGAAATAGAACACATCTTCTCCTGCAACACTTCTACCTTTAGCTCCATCTACGTTTACTATGATATCTCCACAAATATTATTCATGTGTTGTTGAGCGTAATCACAATTAGGGAATATCATTCTAGGCATTATGACTATACCATTAGCCAGAGCATACTTCTCATTATTAAATGTCTCTGGGAACATACTTCCGTCTTGTAATGATACATTTCTTAATCCAAGACTGTTATCATTACCTGAAGCTGTTTTAAGGACTATTAAGTATTTTTTTAAGAAATCACTATTTAGATTTTTTAAACTTCCGCCATTTTCGTTGGAAGCCAAACTTCCAGCATTACTTAATACACTAGCTATAACTTGAACCTGACTTCTTCTTTTAATGTCTCTTATTTTTGTTATTGTCGTGGGAATTGTTAAAGCACATACAACTCCTATAATAACTAGAACCAATAATGTCTCTGCTAAAGTAAATCCGCTTCTTCTTTTCATTTTATAATCTCCTTTTATTTAACCTTACTTAAATAGTATAGCAAAGAAAAAGGACTTTTTCAAGTCCTGAGTTACATAAGGTTAAGCTATTGTTACAATTAAATTAATTCTACTAACTTACTAAATCTATAGATGAATATTAAATCTTTAGGATTCTCTACTCCTTCAAAGTCGGGGAAATCTTTAAATAAATTTTTAATCTCCACTATCTGACTTCTACTAGGTATACCGTGGATAGAAAAACTTATAGTTACTTCGTAGTTTTCTTCTTCTGCATTAGTTATCTCTATGCCATGTTCTTTTAGTTTATCCTTGAGTTCGTCTACATATATTTTTAAGTAACCGTCTTCAAGTATACTTTTTAATTTCTTGTAGGACATCGGTTCTCCCCTATTTATTGAATACTTTAACGTCGTCGTCTTTTCCAGTTTTGAATGAATTGTCCGTTCTAGTTGATGTTACTATAGTTACTTCTATTTCATGTCTTCCTAATAAACTTAAGAATAGTCCGCTTGGAAATTGTCTTAAAAGTTGTTTATGTTGTCTATTCAAGTCAAGTAATTCCTTTTGTCTCATCGTGAAAGAATCTCTCGAAGAGGTAATAATATTTTGCAAGTTCTGAAAGGTTTTTGTATCTATGGTAGGACAACTCTCTTGAACCCAGTTCATAATAGCTTGACCAGAATCTTTACCCTTTCTTGCATCGGCATACCCTACGATAATTTCTTTAAGAGCATCTTTTTGACCCTGAGTTACCTGAGCCACTTGGCTAATCTTTTTCCACATATTATCATACTCACTAGAATTATCTTCTTGTTTAGTTTCAATAGCTGTTCTAAGGGTTACTTCTTGATTTGAATAATTTACAAACATGCTTCCGATAAAAAATACAGCCACTATAACTATAGTAATAATACCTAATAAAATTCTAACTAACATAATTTCTCCTTCTTTTAATTCTTTATATACTATAACATGATTTAATTTATTTTTAAAGTACTTGTTAAGAAATATTAATCTAGGTAATTCTCATGTCCTTTTTGAATTGCCTTTCTGGTTGTTTCATTATTTAAATAAACTAATCCACATCCAGAACAAACCATCCAAGGAATACATTTTAATTTTCTAGGCTTATGAGGTTCCCATTTTATCTTAGGTTGTTCATTCATTAATCTTTACCCGTATAAAAATATAAGGATGTTTCTATGGTAAAGGGTATTTCTAAGTTGAATAAAAACATATCGCAACATTTACACCCGTTTACATACCTAAACCAAAAGTCATCTACAGATATTGGTACAAGATATAATTTAAATTGAGCTTCCTTAAAGGGGATACTAATAGAAAACCCAAATAAACAATACTTAAATAAATATATTCTTAAAAAATCAAATATTTCCAGTTCAAACATCTTGTTACTCCGTTAGTTCTATCAAAGACCTTATTACTTCTATAGATATATCTCTATATTCTTCTGTATTTTTAGGGTTAAAACAATCAGCTACCAAATTTAATACTTTATTAAATTTTGAATAGGATTTCTCTCGTGTGTTGTCTATCATGTCTACAGGAATAAATAGTTTAGCAGAAGATTTAAAAGTAAATTCTATGCCAATCCACTCACTTTCTGAGTTTTCACTAAATTTACTTATCTTGATAACATATCCAGCTACTTCTTTAGTATCTATTATTCCGTTCCCTATTATATTTATTATCACAGCACAAGTTCTCTCATCATAGTGTATGTTGTTTTGACTCCTTTACATCTTAAGTATATTTCAAACTTATCATTTATATTAGTTGTAGAGTCATACCTATATTTTATAAATCCTACTCCAACACCATAAATAACACTAGAAGTGTGTTGAAGGAATAAAGGTACGTTATTATTTTTCAATACTACTAACACTTTAGAAGCAGGTTTATTAGCTTGTAGTGTCTTCATCAATTCTCTGGTATCTTTACCATACTCTTTTATCTTTTCTGCATTAGGTTTTTTCCAATCCTCTTTAAATAGAACTACATCAAAAGAATTATAAGCCTCAGAGGATATGTCTGAATTTTCCACGTATGGATTTATATAGGTAACTACATTACCTTCCCAGATAGATTCTTCGACTTTTAAAAATTCTATTAAAGAATATAATTCTAATTCTATGTTCATCCAATAAGTTCCCTCATAGCTACAAACTTAATCATGAACTCGCCATAACTTTTTATATCTTTGAATATTTTTAATTTACAACCATCTTTTATATTACTGTTTATAAAGTTTTCTGCATCCCAATTATTCATAGTATTCACTAATTCACAGTTATGGTCATAAGCTACATAACATAATGATGTTACGTTCTTAATAACGTAATAAGTTTCTTCGTCATATACCAAGTAGTAATAACTAGGGTTTATATCTTTTATTTTACGCATTGATTCTCCTAATAAAAATAGAGTTGTTGCCAACTCTGGGGAAAGGGAAAGGGATTTATTATCTTATTAATTCTTTCATCACTCTCTCTCTATTCACACAATCTTGATTATGGTATCTTTTGCTACTGTACCACATTCCTGTTTTTTCTTTGATATTAATACAACTGCTTCCTTTATCTATCCATTTTTTGCACCCATCACACACAAATGATTTTCTACTTTTCTTTACGTAGATTACCTGTCTTCCGTCAGTATCCATTAAAGTTTCTCTCCACATAATATACAATGATGATTCATTTGACAAGTGTAACAAACATTAGTAAAGCTAGTTTTAAATTTTTTCTTACATACTTTACATTTTATCTCTATAGCTTTATCTCTTTTTATCTCTTTGTCTTTACACTTAGAACACTTCATGATGTCTGCTTTCTTTTTTGTTATGTTATTAATATACCACAGCTTATTAATTTTTACAAGGGGTTTGTTAATAAATTGTTACATTATTCAACAAGTTCTATCATAGTTTTCCTAACACGGTTTAATTTTTCCATAGTGCTCTTAGCTCTTCTTTTTACTTTTGCCCTGTCGTACCCAGTAAAAGTTATAAATGTTTTATCTTTAGAAGCAATACTCTTATGTAATTCTATCTCTTCTATCTTTCTGATGTCTCTGGTTGGTACAAGTTTAGGGAAGTCTTCGTCTTCTTCTAGTTTTATCCCGTCTTTGTCTTCACTTGCTTTTATAGTACAAGGAACTCCTACAGAATAATCAGAGTATTCATCAGGTATAAAATATTCTACTCTAGCTATAGAAGGAATTTCCTCCTCTTCAAATTTAGCATTGTATTCATCTCTGAGTCTATTAGCTTCGTAGCCAGAGGTGAATACTCCAACAACCTCTATACTGCTGGCAGAGTAAGAACCGTAGTTAGATTTATAGCTACCCATAGTAATCCACATGTTACGAACATCTTCATGGATTAGATATAAAGTATAAATAAGATTATCTTTCATTATTCTACCAGCTCCTGCATTGTTTCATAGTGTGGAAAAGCATCTAAAAATATTTCAGAATGCCATATAATCATACTTACTAATTGTTCGTATTCTATTTTATTCATGAATTCTTCTTTAGCTTCTTCTAACATCTCTGCCTTATATAAAGCTCTTGACATCACGGGGGTTAAATTCGCTTCTGTTTCAAAAACCTTATCGGGGAGTAACTTAAGATTCTTAAAAACATCTTGAGCTATTAAATTAGCCGTAGCTTTAGTAGCCTCTCTACAACTGGCTACTTTCATTTGGGGATACCCTCCAACAAATCTTGTTCTTACCTTAACTTCCATACCCCATATATTACGCATTGCCATATCAATACCCATAACGTACTCAGAAGATTTTGTAGTTTTTACTATAGGCTTGGGAATATTATTTTTACCGTACAAGTTATTATTGTGAACGTGCCCTAATTTATTTAAGTGCATTCCAAAAGGCTTTTTACCCATATATTATTTCCTTTCTAAAATTAGTATAGCAAAGAAAAAGGACTTTTTCAAGTCCTAGGTCATGAGTATTAAATTATTGTTACAAATTATCCTTTAAATCTTTTTTCTTCTTTTAATTCATGTATCATATCGTATTTAAGCATTATATCTTTCCATTCTTCATTACCCTCAAACATTTCACATCCTATACCATGTCTTCCAGATAACATAAAACTCTCTGTTTCGTTATATGTGAAAGAACATACATAACAATAGGGAGTAGAAATGGATTTTCCGTTGTGCCACGGGTGCCCGCACACAAGTCTGTGGTGAGTACATTGACAACAACAGCCTATACAAGGTGCCCCTGTTGAAGGCTCGTAAGTATAGTGAGGAAATTTATCTATATTATATTTTTCTACACCCATAATCGTAATCTCGCTAAAGATTTTGGTAATAAACTTTCTTCTATAGGATAAATAACTATTCCTGTGAGAGTTCTACCATTAAATTCGGTAAATCCTTCATCAATAATGTCATTATATGCGATATTATTGTCTTCTAAAGTTTTTCTAAGATTGTTTAGTTTCTCCAAAGAAGAAACTTTTAATAATATTTTTCTTCTATATGATTCTTGCACCCACTTAGCGTGGTTATCCTTTGCACCAGACCAAATAAGGTCAGTTCCATGTCCAACTTGTATTCCCAACTTTGAGATGGACATATTTAAGTCTTCTCTTAATAAAAAATATGCTTTAACGACCATAAGATACTCCTAAAGACATTCTTTTATAAACATCATATCTTGGTATAATTTTGTAAGTTTTCTTCATATTTTATCCTATATGGGTTATTTAATCTACCTACGTACTCATGGGAGTAACATAATCTTCTGGTATCTAGTTTCATGTGATGCCATAAATCTTTTTTACTTTGTTTTTGAGACTTCTCCCTACTTTTTAAATTTGTGGAAGTGGGTCTCCACAAACTACTCGTTTGTCTATACTCCCCCATTCTTATATGAGCTGTTTTAGAAAAATATCTATATCCCTTATTTAGAAACATTTCTCCAATGCTATCAGAGAATCGGGTACCTATTCCCATTCCTTGATAATCAGGGAGAACTACCAATCTACTTTCTCTAAATTTATTCCTATTATCTCCTTCGTATAGAGGAGGAATTCTACTAGGTAAAGATAAATTACCAGAAAACACTATTTCTTGATTTCCCCACAATCCCACATAACACTTCGCTGCTATATTCATATCATTATTTAGATAATGATGTTTTGAGAACAAGTTCCAAGTTTTATAATCTGTCTCATATATGTCGATTTTGATTTGAGGTCTACATCGAAGTAACCTCCGTTCGGTTAGTTGTCCAGAATCAGTATCAAAAATCCAATCTGGGTCTAACCACTCCACTATATCTCTATGACAACTTGATATAGTTATGTTCTTTAAATTATTCTTCCTTATATACTTAGATATCGCAACAGAACAAGCCTTAGCTACATTTCTATCTACTACTGAAGTGAATTCATCTATAATAGCATTATCTCTTAAAGACATAGCTAACTCAGCCCTGAATTTTTCTCCATTAGATAAAACATAGTAAGGTTTTGTCCAAGAAGGTATGGTGTTTAGACCAACTGCTGATAATTTATCTATAGCTTCTTCAGGAGTATCAAAATGACTCGCAATACATCTATCATAATCCCACACACTATGGAGTTCTTTCCCGAATTCTCTAAGAAGCGTAGTCTTCCCACTACCCGAAGAACCCACTATTAAACCTACATTATAGTTATTATCGCTTAGATTAGGTTTTTCCCAACAATTAAATATATTAACACCACTAAATTCATAATCAAAACATTTCGATATTTTTTCAGTGTATTCATCAGTTTTAACAGTACATTTAACTTGTCTCACCGATTAACCTCTCTCATCAAACTCTTCAGTCATCTCTTCATAGAACTCACAATCTTCCATGGATTCTAATATCTCTTCACAAAATTGTTTTCTTTTGATACAGAAGAACTCTAAATCGAAGGAGTAACCTCCATTATCCGTACTTCCTTCTCCAATTGTTTTTAATTCAGAGTAGCTACAATTAGAACAATATTTTACTTCCAAACAATCTCTATCTCCACACATGAATATACTCCTTTTTAAAAACATTATACCATGAGATATTTAAAATGTCAAGCAATAAAAAAGTAGTTAAGTTTGTAGGGCAAACAGCTACATTTTTAACTACTATAAGAGAAAAGGCAAAAAATGTGTATACTTTTATTATACCACTATTTAGTTATTTGTCAAGTGATAATATTATTCTAATTCTATTAAAGTTATATCATAGTCTTTATTAGTCTTTTGAATTCTTATTTCGTAATCTGGCTGAGATTGCTTAATAGTGTCTAGCATATCTTTATTATTTAATTCCGCTTCAAAGTCAGGTTCATTTCTTTTATAGAGACTTTTGGCTACGTGAAAGGTATCCCCATCTACTCTGGTATAAACAAAATCAGTATCTCCCTTTGTATTTAAATAAAATACATTCTGCACTTCTGGAAATACATAATCTAGTCCTCGAGGAGGAACATCTGATTTTATATAATCTAATAGTTCTAAAATTCTTTTTAACATAGTTTACCCACCACTTCTCCAATACATTCTACCAATGTTTCTTCTCATTTAAAATATAAAAGAAACGTCATTTATCATGACGTTTCGATAACCCATTACACCTATAGTGTAAGTACTCATGGCACTTGGGAATTAGTCTTCCATTAGGTCTAATTGTTTGAGAATAGCTTTTATACTTTCATGACCTAATTTTAATTTTTGTTGTTTATTTCTCTTGTCTGTTAATATGTCTTTATATTTTTGGAATACTTTCATAACATCATTAAAGAATTCTTCAGACTCCTCGAAAGGCTTTTTAAAGTCTTCCATTATATCTTCTATCTTCTCTTCTTGGTTTTCGTCTAAATATATCTCATTGTATCTTAGATTCTCTTCCGCCATCCACTGTGCATTACTTTTTATACTTTCCCCAATATCTCCAAAGTCAGATTTTAATTCATAGTATTGAAAAGGAACCCATAAGTATTTAAGATAAGAACCATGAAAATCTTTTTTCTCATATCCTACTATATCTTCTATCTGTTTTATAGTTTCCGAACTTATAACACCATATCTATGTAGTAAATTAACTAAATCTCCGTGCATACTTGGATACAGAGTTAAGAAAGAATCGAGGGACTGTTCTCTCATATTAACATCAAAGAATTTTTTAACATAACTGGATATTTCTTCATTCTGAGTTAAAGACCTCCAGATAGATTCTTTAGTTTCGTCTGCATAAACAATATCTATAAAATCTGCTATATCACTATCCATCTCTTTCAAAAATTCTTTGATCTGAACTTCTTGATAAACCCAATTATCTTTTACTTTGAAAGCATATCCAGTAAGTTTGTTCATCCCCTCGGATATAGCTTCACTAGAGGGGTTATCTACTAACATAAACAGTTCAGGGTGCTCTTCCAGATGTGCTTCTGCCACCTCGGAGAAGAAATCTTTAAGACCTTTATGTTCTGATAAAAACTCTAATAGATTTATCTTCCTATCATCTTTATCCATAAAGGAACCTGTTTCAAACTGAAATTGATATTTTTCAGAAGGGTTTTGATTATTTATTATTACGTATAGAATACCTTGTCCACTATAAGTATCATAATAAGACCTATCAGAAGTAGAAGCAGTACACCACCTAGTTCCAGAGCCTAGGTTACAAGATGCTTCATAACTGTTAGGATTCCAAACTTGCCACTCTTCGTCCTCATAAGCTTTTTCTGCCCTTTGAAAACCTTGTTTTTTAATTTGTCTTTGTCTTTGTTTATTAGATAAAGCTAGTTCTTGGTCTTGAACAGAATCCAATCCTACAGCTAAGTCGGGTAATGTCTTGAATTGGAATATATCTTTATTAGGAAATTTCTTTTTATTAGCTTCAAAATCATTTAAGTACTCAGTAACTTTATAGAAATCTTCTTCCTTTAAATTATTAGTAGTCCAAAGTTTTAATATCCATCTGGCATAATTTCCAGCGATATCTCCTCCTCTGTAGGTAGGGTCGAGATTAACAAGTTTCCAAAACAACCCATTATCAATAGCTGAATAGTACTTGTTGTACATATCAGATAAACCTTCATTCATGGATTCGTCTTGGGAATTATTCGAGTTAGTTATTTCTACAGTAGTATCGTTTTGAAAGGATACTTCTTTTACTCCTAATTTGAGAGCTATCTCTTTTATAAAATAGGAATCCATCAGTTGAGAGATAAATTTATTTTTAAATTCTTCTACATCTGAATCTGAATAGTAACCATCAACATCTAAAATTAAATCTTTTTTCCAATAATATAGATGCAATTGGATTCCTTCTAATCCTAATTGTTCCATTACGTCATGATGTAATGCTTTAGCATTCCACACGTAGTAGTCATTATCCCAGACTAACAGTCTAATAGCTCTATTCTTATAAAGCATATTCTTTATTAAATACAAATCTGGATTATGTTCTACTGGATAGAGTTCACCATCTACGTCAGCCTCAACGTAATCAAAGAATTCTTCAGTTACCTGTTTCAGTTTCTTCTTTTTCTTTTTATGTTTCTTAGGAGATTCTGGATAAATAGCAAGATTAGTAGCAGGAGGATATGATATTTCCACATCTCCCTTTAAGATACCCTCAACTATTTTTTTAACTTTATCCAAGCCCATTAATTATTCTCTTCCATCAATAAAAGATTTTAACTTGTTAATAAAGGGTTTTAATATTCTTCTTACTTCCTCGGAGTCAGAATCGGTACTCATAGAATAGTATAGACCGTCTTCTATCTCCTCTAATTCTTTTACTAAGTCAGACAACTCCGAGCTGTCTTCGTAGTTGTATCCCTCATTTACTATCTTTTGTATTTTTTTAAACGACATTTTAAAACCTCAAACTATTCTATTCTTAGTATACTCTTTTTTAATACGTTCCCTCATTATACCAAATTTGGATTCTCCAAGAGAGGATATCAGGGCATCTTGTATACCCCTTAAATAATATTTATTCTTTTCTGATTTATGCTCTCGATAATCATAGTATGCTTTTCTATATAAGCTTATTGCGGATTTATCCATAGCATCTCTAGTAGGAGTACCCTTATTTGATATCTCCTCGAACAGCTTTGTGTTTTCTACATTTTCCAATATCTTCTTGAACATTTTAATATCTCAGTATCATTACCGCTTGTTTTACTTTAGCATTAAAGTAATTTCTACAATACTCTTCTGCCATTTTTTCGTCATAATTTTTACAGGAGTAAATATTTAATGAAACCCTATTAAGATTATCAAAGGTGTGTATAGTTATATTAGATGTTTTTAAGAATAATACAGTGGAACATCCTTTAAGGTGCTCAAACTCTTCAGGTGTTTTATCAGGGTCTTGTACTGTGTATTCCCAAGTATGTATTTCTACCGAAGTCATATCTATGAAATCACATAAATCTTGGGTAAACTTCTCTACTCTGTCTTTATTGAAATCTTTTAAATTACAATTGTGTAAATCCAAAATTAATTCTTTTCCAAGTATCTCCCCCGAATTTATTTTATCTTGTATTTCCGACATTTTAGTATTCCCTCAACTAATGCTAAAAACAATAATTATCTATTTAAAATATAAATTAATCAATTGTTTTTTAACACTAATTTACTAATTCGTGCATGGTGCCAAATATCTCTACATCTTCTTTAGAGTATACATCTACTTCATAGACACTTCCCGTATTTCTACTAAGCCAAACTTTTATCCTACTTTTCCAACAGGGTCTAACTCTATCGTTTACTAAATTAATAACACTGCGGAAATAGTTGTATATATCATTTATGTTTTCAAATTCCCATACCCAATAGTTATTATTAGGCATAGTTTTAATAACTAAATAAGAATTCCCCAAAAAATTCCTAGATATTCTTATGTAATATTTATTTTCCGTAGCCTCATCTATGGAAGTTATTCTTTTCATTTTATTAATTCATCCATCATCTTTATACTGATTATCTCATCTATATTATCCAATTCAAATATTTTAATGTCATAGCTTCTTAATCTAAATCCATACTCAAAATATCCTATCTTACCCTTAAATACGTCTATCAGGAGACCTTCTGTTAAAATAGTATTATCCTGTCTGGGATTTCCGTAACGATATTCTCTCCATTTACTTTTCTTTCCTCCGCAGGTGTAAAAGAATCTATACTCAGGAAACTTGGAGAGAGAAGAATCCCAATGATGCACTCCAGTTTTCTTATAACAGTATACTTTAAGGGGATTTAATTTTTCAGGAGGGTCTATAAGTCTCATTATTGGATTAACTCCTGCATATACTTTCTAGCTTCCCTAAATTTATAGGATAATCTAAACCTATGGCACTTCTGGGCATTTCTTTCATATCTGGCATTATGGCAAGGCTCGGATTTACTTTCATTATGCTCACATATTCTACACGTCCTATAGATACATCTACTTGCATTACACTTAGCTTTTCCTCCGTTACAGTTTACACAACTCATCCTATAAGTTCCTTTATCATTAGATGATTTTTATATTCAGTATAGGTCATACATTCGTAAGATATTAATCCCCCATCTTCAGAGTAGACATCAATTACCTCTTGTATACTTGTGTATCGGGTATCGTGAAACTTACCTTGGTAATTGTACAAAACATACAAATATTTACTCCTACTCTTCTGTTTATAAATAGCAACATCGTCAGCTTCATCACTGCTGAACCAAGGAGCACGTACTCTTAATTTGTGATATACCGTCATGATGTTAATTCTTCCATAGTACCCATCGTCAATACATAGTCGTCCAATTCTTCTTCACTATCAAATTCAAATAGCTTTACCCTAGAATCGTATACCTGTTCCTCTACGAACCATCTTTCTAATTCAGAAATTCCAGAGAACTCAGTTCTTCTAAACTTATCTGGTTTCGTTTGTTGTTTATAGAATACTTTACCTTTCTTACTTATCTTATAAGTAGCCCAAGTATTACCGCTAAGTATTCTACTATCGGGGCAATATATTAAAGTATAGGAATTTAATTTTAGAAATCCTCTTATCTTTATTTCTTTCATGATATGAGTTCTCTCATAGTTTTATAGTTATCTACCGCTTCCCAGAATTCCTCTTTGGTTATTTTAGTCCAATTCCTTTTAGCCAACTCACTGGAACCTGTTGTAGTTAGAGTATAATATTTTTTAGTAAATATCTCATTGATATGATAGCTATGTGTTAGCCCCCAGTCATTTATTAAATGGACATATCCATAAGGGTCTCTGTAATACTCCGACATTATTTCCTCTTAATTGTAACCTATAGGTTACATTTTACTCTACTGATTGTAACCTATAGGTTACATTTTACTTTATTATCTATAGGTTATATTTATTATTTAAAAACATAATAGATAGGTTATAATTTTAAGATACCAACTCCTTCATCATAAAGTAACTATTGTAGTGAGACTCGTTTTCAAACTCTAATAAGTCCATGTGAGGTTTTTCATAATAAACATGAGCGTACCCAAAATGCTTAGTTAGATAAGAAACCAGATGATTTACTTTTAAGCAATGCCATCTACCCTTATCGTCTTTAAGATAGATACCGCTCTTATCTCTTTTTATAGCCAATTCTTTAAAGTCGTCATTTTTAAATAATGTGGTAGGGAAAGCTATAGCATAGAATTTACCTTCCTTGAATAGCTCACTAGGAATTTTATAATTCTTAGTTATGTTAGATAGTTTAATCTTTTTGACTTTATTAGTAATTTTACTCATTCCGTTAGTTCCCGTATATGTTTCCACTTAGCCATACTTTCGTCATCTATCGTAAGACAATCATAGGGACAATGTTCTACTGCCTTTATTATCTTTAGTTCATTACCTTCTATGTTCTGCTCCTTTATCTCTATCAAGAAGAAAGAACGAGGGCTATCTATTAGAAAAACTTCAGGACAATAATACTCACAATGCTTACATAGTTGGCATTCATCTCCTATGTATATTATCATCTGACAAGTTCTTCCATAACTTTGATTTTATCTATCTCTTGCTGAATCATAAAATCGGGCATGTCGTGAAGTTTCTGAAAATCTTCTCCGCATAGATTATAAATTCGTTCTATTATCTTGAATTTTATTGCATCGGAAGTTATCCTAGATACATGAGAGTATAGAAAGGCTGTGCTTATACAATTAAATATCTCTTCCTCGTAGGTCTTCTGAACTATCAATTTTAATAGTTCAGTTCGTAAAGGGTCTGAAATACAATCATCTGTAAAGAATTCAATATTTATACTACATTGAATTTCACCATGTATACTATTAGTTATTTCTATATCTATCCTTGGATTTATCATGTTTCTATTTCATTCTTAAAACTAGAATTATTCCTGTAACTGTGAATATTGAGAAGAAGGCATACGAGAATAAAAACAATCCTACGGAGTTTATTAATCCTGAGGATATTCCCCAGAATAGAGACATTATAGGAAAGGCTATAAGAGCAATAATAGTATACACTATTCCAACAATCTTATGGGTTCTTATCTCATTTTTTATTCTTATTATTAGTTGTTCCTTAGAAGACCACCCATTTCCTACAAACCCTTCCACACTTTTAGCTATGGACAGAATCTTAAAAGCTTTCTCTTCTATTTTCTTTTCGTCTACAATTTTGGATTTCAGAAATTCCATTATTTCTGCTATTTTTTGTACTACTATTAAAGATAGTTTAATCATTTTATTCTCCTTTTTAATTACCTACCTACATAATATCATAAATGTTATTATTTATCAAGTGTCTTCGAGATTAATTACTTAACTCTAACATGACTAAAATACTTTCTAGTTCATCTAAACTTTCAAATTCTTTTATTATATTACATCTCCAATCCTTTTTAATAGTTGATAACACGTCTTCTCTACTTTGACCCTCTAATAAAGTATTTGCTTCCTTATTTAAACCAACATCTAATGCTAAATAAACCTTGTTATCTTTAAATTCATAAACAACCATAGCATCATTTAACCAACCTGTTAGTAAATAGCTCATAGTGTCAATTCTTTCATTACATAGTATTTAAATATACATTCTTCAATTTCTTCCTTAGCTAGGAAAGACCAATCTATTAGTTGTTCCAAGCTTCGTTTACCATTACCACATTCAAGTAATTTATCTAGTCTTTCATCAGAAATACTCCAATTATTTTTACCTAAATAACACGACAATATCCCAGACCAAACATTTAATCTATAAAAGGACTTATAATTATAACCATTGTCAAATAAATAATATACGTAGTCTATAGGTTTCATAAAGTTAGTTCCAACATAGTAAGCATGATATTTACTCTATTCTCATCTTCTATTACTTCTCTTTTAATACCCTTTTTAGCCAGATATAACATATCATCATAAGATTTTACCCACATTCCATCATCCTGCAATTTTTTATTAGAATAACGCTCAAAGAATACATATTTACCTTTTTCGTAAAAATATGTAGTATGCTTGATTCCTTCTATTATTTCTATAGTAATAAATCTTCTCATTTTATCATCTTATTCAAATTATCTAACAAGGATTTTATAACTGGGTCTTCATCTCTTTCGTTATCATTTTCTTGAATTAATTCTTTCATCATATCTGTTTTCAGCTTGATATTCTTCTCCCTAATATCGATATAGATATTTATAACGAGGGGTACCCCAACACAAGCCAATGTCATTATTATATAAACAGCAACTCCTATTCCGAAAGCTTCCATCATCTCCAATACCACTCATCCCAGACTTCTGATTCGTCTTGTGTCAATTCATTCATCATTCTTCTCTTAAGCATATCATTTTTGTATTTTCTTTCTTGTATCCAAAAATTAAGCATACTTATTCCCACAGTAGTAAAACATACTACCCAAGCCCCTATATGAGCTTTTTCACTATGCAGAGAATTAAGATATGCTATTATGGTACAACTAATAACACATTGTATTAAATTACCGTATTTCTTTATTTTTTCAATTTGTTTTTCGTTGAAAGTTCGTAACATGTTTTAATTAATTCTAACTCCTTCTGTTTTTTCTCATAAAGGTATTTAATAAATTCCAGAGTATTTTTATCACTTGAAACTATGTTGACGTGAATACCAAATCCATCCGAACAAAATGGTTCGTAGTCATAAACCACATAACTATTGTATTTACTTTTCCATTCAACTTTTTCTATACTTGCATTTTCTTGACCCACTAGATTAATCAAATCATCAAGAACTTTCTTATCGGGCACTTCAATTTCTAAACTATGTGTCATTTAAATACCTCTTATCTCATATACCTTTTTGAATATAAGATATAGGATACGAAAGAATAGCTCCTACTATATGAGGTATCGTTGCGTATCCCCTACCTATTTATAATACTACCATAAAAAGAGAGAGCCGTCAAGACTCTCACTGTAAATATTAAATTATTGTTACAATTTATTTTAATGTGGCTATTCGGGAACCATCACTGAAACCAAATTTCTTTTCTTCATTATTCTTAGTTGCTTCTTCGACTTGTCTTTTCTCTGCCTTCTCCGCAAAGAAAATCATTTCGTCTAACAACTGTTCCGCATATCCTCCCTCTTTAGCCTCTAGTAGCCACTTTGAAATTTTCTTATCATAAGCTTCAATCTCGCTGGAAGCTCTGAATTCTAATATTCCTTTTAGAAAATCCGACAATTCCAATCTCCTTTAACTATTAATCTGTTTCAATTCTTTTGGAGGATTTTTAAGAGTCTCCAGTTTTGTACTGTATCTGTTGAAGGGGTGAGAACGAAACACAGTCTTACCTTCTTTAAGTTCTTCCACATTATCTATCTTAGTGAATCTTGTCCAAGTACCATCACTATTTTCATAGATAACCATGTCGTCGAGATTTTCTTCTAATCTTGATTTTTCTTCTCCGAGTTTATCCATCTCATCTTTTATTTGTTTTAATCTTTCAACTTTATCTTTCATGTTCTTCCTCTACTTTTTTGTAGGGTTTGCTTCCGAGCATCTTATGAAATAACCAAGGAGCTAGACCCCAAGGTAAACTTATTTTATAAAATTCACAAAAGTCCCAAATATATGACCAGATATTATTCTTAAAAGTAAACATTAATCTCTTAATATTCCTATAATATCTCTTTCAGTAATAATCTTATATGGTTTATGGTCTACTTTTATTTCAACACCAGCCATTCTATTAAATACAACTGTATCTCCTACCGAGACTTCAGGTTCAATTCTAGCACCATTGCTAAGAACTAGACCAGTTCCTACAGCTATAACTTTAGCTTTCTGAGTTGTTTCTCTTTTATTTGTAGATTCTGGTAGAACAATTCCACCTTGGGAGACAGCTTCGCCATCAAAAGGTTCAATAATAATTCTATCACCTATTGGTTGTAATTCTGACATAGTAATTTCCTTTCATACTAATATACTTCTACATTATACCATTTTGTGATTCTATTGTCAATCCTATAATTCTTCTATCTTTAGTTTAAATTTTTCTTCAAACCAATCAGCAAATATTCTTCTATGACAAAATTTATTCTTACCCTCATAGCAAAGAAAAAGATAAAGAGTTTTCTCCTTGTGCATTTGTTTTATTATATTTAATACTGCTCTGCCATCAGTAGAAGTTTCAAAATATTTTTCAATTCCTTTTATATACATTTCTTTAAATTTATCTTTATTTATTGCTTCTGCTTTATGTAGATTAAATAAGGTTTCAGAAGGGTATAAACAGGGAAGTTTCCTAGCTTTATCTGTAATTTCTCCTCTAGGGAAAGTCCTAGAAATTATAAATAATATTGTTTCTTTTGGAAATTTTCTCCAGTTAGCGTAATAGGATGTACAGATAGTCATGGATTAGTCCTTATGAAATTTATTACAATTACCACAATATTTATGTTGTACGTCCATTGGATGATAAGAAGTTTTATTGCAGATTAGACAAGTTATCCTAGGCATAAATCTTAGGGTAGAACCTGCCATATCTATGAAATATGTTTTTTTATTTTCCACAGCTCTTCTCCTAGGAATATTATATATCCACGATATTAGATATAAAAATGATATAGAAAATATTAATAAGAATAGTATAAAACTAGATATCATGATACTAACTCCCTTAATGTCATATAAGATAAGAAATGGTCTTCATCTATTTCCTCTAACGACGTATAGGCTGATTTCATTGGTATACCAGAATGCTCCCAACTATGTTTAACTTCGTCCCAAAAGTATAGAAATCCAGTTGGAGAAGTCCTATAATAGGAGGAGCCTAAATTAGTTGTATATTTAAAATATTTAGCCACTCACAAGTTCTCTCATTATTTTTAATTTTTCTATATCATGAGTATTGTCTATTATTTTATAACCCATGTGAACTTCTAAAAAATTTCTTTTACCATAATTTTTAATATCACCGTTATGATTAATTATATACCAACCATTAGATGTATAGTTTCCAGTATAACTACTTACATTACATTTAATTAACCTAGCTAAATAATTTCCTTCTATCTTAATTATCATGACTTTACCATCTGGGTCATGAACTAAGTAGAAAGGTTTTCTTCTAAGACTTTCATCAGGCATTTATATCACCTACTAATTCTTTCATAGCATGATAAGCTCGTATCTCATCTTTACACTGTTCTCTTGTAAGTTCTACAACGTGTCTATCTCCGAGAGGAGGAACACTATGAAAAGAAGTACACCAGCCGTTTAAATCATAACGATACATCATAGTATCAAATATCTTAGGATACTTTTCTCGGTCGTCTGGATAAATCATATAATATTCCCAGATACCCCAGATGGTACAATATCTTTTACAGAATCTAACTCTGTCCATCTTTTTTCTTTCTAGTTCTTTTAGGCTTAGGAGGATTATCTCTTTTCCAAAGATACTCTGACAAAGAATAATAATCTCTACAGTATACTTGGTCTGGGTCTATTTCTTTCTTTTCACAATCTTTTATAAATTCTTTAATACAATTTTCATAAAATTGAAATTCTCTGGGATATTTCTCTTGTTTATATCTAAACATTTCTATGTGGGTGGGAATTTTAACATCTATTGGTTTTGCATCCATTATTATTTCCACTTCGACTATTTCTAGTTCATCTGCTTTGTAATAATGAGTAGGAGTAGCATAGTCAGCATTATACCACTCAGTAGAGTTATGTCTTACCCATTCTGCATGTTCAGGAGTCATAGACATCCAACAATTTATATTGTCATTATCCACTTCTAGGATATATTGAAATTCTCCACAGAAATCTCCTCCTTCGTTAGAGGATAATCTTACTTTTAAGAATTCGTTCTTAGCTTTATGTCTTAATCTATATTCTTTCACGGTTCCTGCCAATCTTCACAAAACTCTTGTTCTGGGTCAGTAACATTGTCGCCCACAGAACAAGTACCATCTAAATAGTATTTACAATTTTTACAACAAAGTTTCATACTATTCCTTGTAAGTAATAAAGAAAGTTACGATATAGGAGTTAGCTTGATTGTAAGGAGATTTAATTCCTTCTATATTACTTTGTATTCCCAGTATCGATTCCTCTGGGATATTAAATCTAGTTAATATTTCGTTCAAAGTCTCCGTAAGATTTTCATTATTAACATGATTCTTTACATTTACCGCTTCTTTTACAACTTTAATCACAGGGTCTCCTCTATTAATTCACTCATAACTCTTTGTACATCACGTTTTTCATATTGAGATGCTTTGATATCTACTACCTCATCGAGAATTCCATACATCCACATTTCATTAAACAAGTCTAATCCATAATAATCGAGCTGGTATCTCATAGCTTCTGCTATGTGTTCTTTTTCTCTTGGAGGAAGAGTTTTATAATCTTCAGAGAAACTATTCATATTACTTATTGTGATTAACGGTAACACTATAACTAAACATCTCCGATAGAACAAACATTGCTAAGAAGGGATGTAAGTTAAAATAATGGAATAGTCCATTTACTGTTAAACCATTAAAACTTAAAGTACTGTCAAATGCTATTATCAACAATAAGATAAACATTTTTACTCCTTTTAATTAGTACTCTCTATAGTATAATAGCTACGATACTAAATGTCAATACTAAAACTATAAATATTAAGATAAGTGAAGCTATAATTTTAGCAGGTTTATTTTCTATTCTATAATCTTCCTCTTCTACCACAATATGTCCTCTGACCTCCTCGGCATGTTTTCTTTTTTGTTCCAATATATCTAAATGTTTTTGTTCTAACTTATAAGTAGTTACAAAATATCTAGTATCACCTTTGCCCTTACAGACAATAACAATATCCTTGTTTCTACATTTAACTTTATATATTCTAGTTGTCTTACCAAATCTATTTATTAATTCGGCATTCCCAGTATCAATCTGGGAGAACATATCATCAATGTCTAATTTAGATAAATTGATTCCGTGTCTTCCTTGAAATCGATTCATAAGGTGAAGAAGTCGATTTCTTTGGGGGGTCTTATCCTTATTAGCGAATAAGTACTGTGAATTTGTTTTTCTCTTGTTGCTCATGATACCAACTCTTTCATATATAAAAATCTACCTATTTCTTTCAAGCTGTTAGCTCCCTTATCATTTTTACAGAATCTATAAAGATTAGACATTCTTCTTCTGTTATTTCATTAACATACATATCGGGAATATAATTAGATATAGTCTTTTCAATATTATTTATAAAACACCACTCTTCATATTTAAAGTTGTAAAAATAAAGAAACTTATTATCTCCATATAATTTATAGAAGACTTCAGGATTCGCTTTACTTTTAAAATATTTTATATGACTCATCCGATTAGTTCATTCATAGCTAATAAACTGTCTATCTCTTCTTCTGTTATTTCATACATATCGTCGTTATCTATTAAACTGTTTATAAAACATTTATACAAGTCTTTACTAACTTCATTGTTGTATATTTCAATACCACATCTTTTACCTTTGACATAATATCCAACACCGACCCATTCGTCTGTTTTGGGATTAAAGACTATAGCCACTTTACTATTCGTGGCAGGTTCATAATAGAATTTACTGTTAAACTCGTCCCTTTTAGGAATATGATTAAGTTTTATCATTATCTTCTCCAAATAAATATCTTATTGGAATTTTAACAGCATCCGCTATACCTTCACGTATTTTATTTAATTGACTGAGTTCAAAAAAGTTTTCTTCTTTAGGTTTGGATACTAATTCTACCATTACAAGAACAGCTTCTATTTCCTCTTCGGTTAGTTCAAAAGTAGTCAATGGATTAGCTTGTAAAAAATTTACAAACTCGTAATCCATATAAGATGACCTACACCATTCACCGTCTTTAAGAATACATATTGTATTAGAAGTACGAAAGTTAGCCCCACATCTTCTATAGAAGACGGGACTATCTTCATCATTGTTATATACACTTTTATAATATTTATATTCTTCCATTAAATTTAGTTCTCATCTTATTATTCAGAATCCAATTCTTTTCTTACTTTTTCTACCAAGGGTTTAACCAAGTGATACACTCCCATCTTCTTAGCCATTGATTCTAATTCACTTACTAAAACTCGGATAACTCTTTCTAACTTTTCTACGTTCATCCTATTAACTCCATCATACTTTGTTGTACTATACATTCTTCTTCAGTTATAAGCTCTGAGGTATAACTAGAATGATAATGTTTATTATATCCAGCCTCTGCTAATAAGTCAAACAAATTATACCACTCAAAACAAATAGCCCATTGTTTACCCGTCCATACACGAAATATACTTTTATGGATAGTTGGGGTATATTGTATTAATTTAATCTTATTTATTTTATAATCTACCATAGTAACTTTAAAATATTTAACCACAGACATTAGTTGCTACCTAATAATTTTATTAAAAATAACATTCCTACAATACATGCCATCATACCCAACATCTGTAATGGTACTAAGATTAATGCTTCCATTTATTCTTTCTCCAATTCTTTTGTTATATTTTCTAAGAGTTCTGAGTCCTCTATATTAAACACATTTCTTTTAGGGTCGAGATTAGAAATTATTTGTCCGACTCTCAGATAGGGATGCTTGCGTTTGTACTGTCTCAATTTATTGAACAGTTCGTCTATCTTCTCTTCATTGAATCTAAAGTTGTAATCTTCTTCGTGTTTTTTCATTCTTCACAAGCTCCGTTTTCCCAGTCGGCTATTATTAGTTTACTTCCAACTTTATTTTTGACACAAGTACTTGTATGAGATTCTGTATAGACATCTTTATCGGTAGCTATAACACAGTAATCTCCATCTAGGAAAGAACGACCATAGGTTATAGACTTAACAATTTCTGGATAAGTTCTTTCTTTTAATATTAGACATTCTTTAGGCACGTGCTCTATCCCGAAATTGTTAAGTCTATAACCTAATAGAAAAAATATTAACCCAAGTATAACACTAGCTCCACTGTCATCATTTCCGATATTTCTTTTAATTCCCATAGTATTTCTCCTTTTATATAATCATAGCATAATTATAACAATAAGTAAAGTATTTATTAAGATTAATTTACAAGTTCCTCCATACTACGGACAGCAACCATTTCGTCTTCAGACATTTCAAATACCATGAAATCGTTCCAGAACCAATAGAAATTCCCTAGAGTTTTACTTCTTTCAAAGTCGTGGGGCTTATCAAAAGTTTCACTAAGGTTTACATAGTGTTTTTGTTCTTTTCCAGTTATAAAAATATTTTTATAAAAGCCATGTTTATGTTGGACGTAATAGTATTTATCGTCCCGCATGTCATACTTATAACCTTTTTCTTTACTGTCGTCAGAATATATTCTTATCATGAAGTTAGCTCCTGCATAGCTAAATAAGCAAAGTATTCTTCTTCTGTAGCTTCCCTGTATTGACCATAATAGTGTTTTAATAATTCTTCTAGGGTATAGCTGTTACTTTTATGTAAGTAACCTATTTCATTTGCATAGTAGAGTCTGCCATCCTTTTCAACATAAAATTCAAAATATCTGGCACCTTCATCAATAGGGAAGTCTTCTCTTATCCTAGCATATCTCATGATATTAATTCTCTCATCATTAATAAAGAACGTAACTCTTCTTCTGGATTATCCGTTTCTGGTTCGTAAAGAACTCCCTCATATTTTTGACATTCGTGTGGATGATTACTGTCATGAAGATAGCATTCCCAATTGTCTTCATTTATAAATTTGAAAGTTCCTGTCTGATGCCAAATACCATTATAGTCTCTCTTAGACTCTATTTGATAAGAAACTAATTTGAGTCTTTTTATTAAGATGGCTTTTTCAAACTCTTCATACAAAAGATAATATGTTTTATTATAATCAAAGCTCCAAGCCTTTCTTAATAAGTCATCTATCTTTTTCATTTTGTAAGTTCTTTCATATATCTTCCTAAGTCTACTTTAGCATTTATCTCTTCAGAAGTCAATCCCCTATCAATAAGTTCTTTTTCTATAATCTCATAGTAACATTCTAAATCATAGTACTCTCTATTCATATAAGAACTCATACCAGATAACTCATTATCTATCCAAACTAAATCAGATAATAAACTATCACTTGTCTGTTCTTCTATGTCTTGTAACATATTAGGCACCTATAAGTTCTTCCATAGCATGAAGACTTCTTAGAGCATCCTCGAATTTACAATATATTCTAGGAAGAGTCTTTATAAAATTAAAAACCTCAGACCCAGCTAAACTTGGATGACTAAAAGCATAATCCCAACTATTCATATACCTGTCATTATTTCTACCAGTATAATATTCTATATTTTTACCATAAGAATCAAACCTAACTAGGTAATTTTTATCTTTAATGTTAGCTAGAATATACTCTTCTCCAAGACCTAATTTTCTAGCAATATCATGTTCACATTCTACCCTATAGTATATATTCCAAATGTTATTAATGCCAGATAACCATTCATCTAATTCTTTAGAAGTCTTGTTAGGTTTATAAATATTATCCATAGTACTGTCCCTATCGATAGAAGTATCAGAGACATTACCCTCTTTATCATATAAATAATGAGATGCAATAGCAGAGAACTCAAGACCTTTTTCATTCTTAATTAATTCGTAGTATTCTTGGTCTACTGTGTATATGTTATGTACTACACGAGAACTTTTCATTAGTTAGTAAGCTCCAACATCATGTATGTCCGACCAATGTATAGTAGCTTCGATGGGTTCCTCATATTCTTCTTCGTTATTAATCATAGCTTATCTCCTTAGCGTATTAACTCTGTCATGGTTATTATTTTAGTACAGTCTTCTTCTGTTATTTCTTGTACCTGATTTACTTTTACCAATCTTTTTATTTTATCTGATATCCTATCATAAGGAACCGACTCTGCAAGAACTGTCCAATTATTTCTTTTATAATCATACATATAGGTATAGTCATCTTCATCTACTTTATATAAGTAGTATCCAAATTCTAAATGGAAACTATTTCTTGGTTCTTTATAATATCTCATAATTTTAGTATAACAAAAATAGAGAAGGCAGTCAATACCTTCTCTTTAATAATTAATATAATGTTACAAACTTTGGAGGAAGCACAATAAGCTAATTTTAGTAAAACACAATAAGCTAATAAAAAATGGAGCGGGTAGGGAGAATCGAACTCCCTTCATCAGCTTGGAAGGCTGAGGCACAACCTATATACCATACCCGCTTAATAATACAGGTGAGAGGATTTGAACCTCCACGCTTTTTAAGGCACGAGTGTCTAAAACTCGCATGTCTACCATTCCAACACACCTGCATAATATATAAATGGCTGAGGAGATAGGAATCGAACCCATATTCACTGAGTCAAAGTCAGGTGTCCTGCCGTTAGACGACTCCTCAATAATTAAAAATGGCTCCCTCGGCAGGACTCGAACCTACAGCCATTCGATTAACAGTCGAACGCTCTACCATTGAGCTACGAGGGAATAAAAAGCCCTTTGTCAGATTTGAACTGACAACCTTCATCTTACAAGGATGTTGCTCTACCATTGAGCTAAAAGGGCAAGTGGGTGGAAGGACGGGACTCGAACCCGCTTTGCTTCGTTCACAGCGAAGGATATTACCCATATATGACCGACCACATGGCGGAACTATGGGGATTTGAACCCCAGACTTCTCGCAGACAACGAGTAGTTTTACCCCTAAACTATAGTTCCAAATATATAGATACTGAGAGACTCGAACTCCCGACTTCCTCCGTGTAAGAGAGGCACTCTACCGACTGAGTTAAGTATCCATGGTCTAGGTGGAGGGACTTGAACCCCCGACTCCCTACGTCCAAGGTAGGATTTCTACCAACTGAATTACACCTAGATTATAATTAATGGTGTTTCCTAGAAGAGTCGAACTTCTGTCTAACGCTTATGAGGCGACCGCTCTGCCGTTGAGCTAAGGAAACATGGTAGCAGGAGTTGGATTTGAACCAACGACCCCCAGCTTATGAGACTGGTGAGCTAACCAGACTGCTCTATCCTGCGATAATAAGTACCTGATTGGATTTGAACCAACGACTACAGAGGTTGCAACTCTGCCCCTTAGACCACTTGGGTACAGGTACATGGTGGGAGTAGTAGGTACCGAGCCTACCTCTGGTGCTTTTCAGGCACCCGCTAATCCATCTCAGCTATTCTCCCATAATGGTGGAGCTTGGGAGAGTCGAACTCCCGACAAATGGTTGCAAACCAATCGTTTTACCACTAAACTAAAGCCCCATAATGGGAGGAGTTACCCTCCCCGACTTCTAGGCTACGAGAGCCATTTTACGTCCGAAGTCTAAAGACACTGTGTTGTTTCCGTTTGTTGTTTTTTGCTATTTTTAAAGAGAATGCCCTCTTACTTGCGAGTTTATCCCTACCTACCACGTCTAAACCTGGCGACCCCATGGTGGAATCGGTGGGAATCGAACCCACGTCCGCAACAGACATCAATAAACCTTCTACAAGTTTAGTCCTATTTGTAAGAGTTAGACTTCTCATTTAAGTTTTCAAGGTGCAATAAAAAGAGGTTCTTTTTGTGAGAACCTCTTGAAGAATTTTTTCTTTTATCGTTGGAGCCTATTAAACTCCTCCGTCAGAGGTTCTTGTTCTCATGCCTGTGCAATCCACGCTATGTCCTTCAAAATTAATTGACGGATTCGCTATGGTATAGTTTTGTTGTAGCATGAGTTCCATTTTATTTTCTTTCTGACCCGTTAAGGATATCATCTTTTCTAATTTGAGTCCTAAGTATTTGTTACTCGGTATGAACTTAGGGATAACCGAAGATAGTTTTTAGTTGCATAGCTATCATAACAACAAATATTTGATTTTCTAATTATAATATAAAGTAGTGTAGAAAAAACTATTATATTTTTTCTTTACCCTATGTAAACATTATACCATGAGATGAATTCTTTGTCAAGTGTTTAAATTAAATTTCTTTTATGGTAACTCCGAAAGATTTTAATTCTTCTATTAATTCCTTATAAGACCATTTGTATTTTTTATACAATGCTGATTTTTTATATTCTTTAGGATATAAAATTATTTCTTTTATATAATCTTTAAAGTTTTCTATTCCTCCCTCATCATCTTTGAAGCTTATTCTTTCTTCAGACTCTTTAGCTTCTGGGTTGGGAGATATTCCTCTCTGGGTATAATAATATTCTATCGGATATATCTTATATTTTTCCGATAACTTATCTCCATCCACTACTATTGTACATTCTAGGGGAATATTGTACACATAACCTTTTTTAAAATTTTTATTTCTCGTAAAAGAAATAGAGTAATTATGAGTGTCCATAGACCATTGAGATTTTAATTTATTATCTCTGAGAATTAAAATAAGATTATTTAACCAAGTGTAGTGATATAAAGTTCCTACCTGTTTGGCTTCGTCTAATTCTTCTGTTATCTTTTTAATTTTCTTTAAACTCATAGGACTTCCTCGGCTTGAACAGTTGCTTCTCTTCCTAAGTTATCTGTTAATTTTCTTATATTACTATTTTTCTTAAACTGTTTAGTAAATTTATTAATTTCTTTCCAATCCGATTCTCTGTCATTATCCAGATTTTCTCTTCCGATATCGAGTCTTATATTTATACCACCGTAAGGATTAACTCTCAAAATACCGTAGTAGCCTCCTCCATATAATTCTGGTAATTCATTTTCTACTTCGTGGTGAAGGATATTAGAATCCCATACGAATAACCCAGAGTTGTTTAGTATAAATCTAAAACTGTCATACTTTCCACCCCTACCCTCTTTCCACAATTTTTGAAGCTCTGAGTAGGAAGGATTTTTAAATATCTCAACATAAGCATCTTCGTCGGTTACTAAACGCTCTGCACTAATAGTTATACCTTTATAAAATTCTTCTGTTATCTTTTTAATTTTCTTTAAACTCATAACCAAGACCCTACCACTACTTCATTTATCCCCGCTCTTTTTAAACTCTGATACATGTGGGTTTTTAAAAATTGTTCTTTAACATACTTGGTATTTTCTTCAGTACCACTACCCCAAGGAGTCAGCATGGGAGCATTTATGTTGTAGAATTCATTAGCAGACCCGTAATAAATATAAACACAAGGTTCTTTAACTTCCTTATAACCTGTATTAGAAGTTGAGAAAACTATCCCAAGTAAATCTAATTTGATATCAAATTCATTTCCTAACTTAGCATGTTTAATAGCACTACTATGAATCATTTTATCCGCATCCCATAAGATATAATCCTCGGAAGAATTCATAGAAAATCTAAGATTACCTCTTTTAGATTCTTTAATAAGCCTTGCTATTTCTGGATAAGAACTATTTTTATACACATCTACTTCTAGTTTTCTATTAACCAGACTCTGTGGATTATACCAAGTTGCAGTAGCTACGTAGTCTTCATCTACTACTTCTTCTTCCCAATCCTCATCTCCATATTCCATATTTTTTATTTTAGTGTTATGTATAAAGAAGGATTCTCTAAATTCGTCTTCGTTAGAATCATCCTCTTCGTCTAAGAAGATAGCAGATAGATTATCCTCTTCCTTGTATATTATAATTCTAGTATAATCTCTTAACTTTAATATTTTTTCAATAAAAGGATGAACGGCTTTTGTAGCTAACCAAACATAATAATCATCCGTACTTTCTGGAGATGCTGGAATTAGTGCTCTAAGCTCTCTTCTTCCTTCAGAATCAGGTTCTGCCATCTTAAGCAATTTCATTATTTCAAAATAATTTGAATTCTTATAGACATCCATGGGAGGATGTTCTATTGAAGTAAAATAATCTTCGTTTTCTATTCTTGCTACATTTTCTTTAACATTAAATATAATATAATTAACTATACCATCTTCCAATATTTTAGCTGAATCAAACCCCTCTATGCCTAAATTTGGAATAGTGTCTAAAAATTGTTCCGTAATTTCCCAAGAGTTTCCAGAATTTGCAATTATGGAAGGGTCTTGTATATCTATAAATTGAGATAAATATTCGTCGTCCTCTTCTCCGTATGCGTAAGGGTCTGTTATCTCTCCAACAGTATCCTTTAACATCCTAAAATGTTCAGGATTAGTTATGTCAAAAGTTCTTCCTAAGTCAACTTTGTATTTTTTAACATTTCCTTTTTTACTATATAACTTCGCAAAATCATAATTAGTGGAGAAATAATTTCCCACTCCAAACTCGTCGTCAAAATCAGAACCTCTAAATAAAAGAACAGGATTGTTCTCCATCTTTTCCACTATCTTTTTAATTTTCTTTAAACTCATTAAATATATTTTCCAATAGTAATCTATTTAAAATATAAATTAATCATGTTTATATTTCTCATTTAAGTCTTTGAATAATTCTTCTCCATCTAACACAGCTTTGCCCTGAGTGAGTTCGTCCTCGGCTTCATTAAGCTTGTTAAATAAATCTTCTATACTTTCACATCTCGTGAGGTTGATTCCGTTCTCCACTTCAAACATGGCTTCCAATGTTTCAGCATTAGGTTCATGAGAACTATACTCTAAAGAGGCACTTGGATATTCTTCATCGTCATCTGTTTTAATATAATAGTTATCTATGTCTTTAGCATCTACTTCTATCTCGGAAACATAGTAGAAATCATAATCTCCATAATCATCCGTCTGAGAATACATCTCACATAACCTATCGGCATGTTCTTTATTACTAAATGCTTCTACAGTATAATCCCCGTCCATACCCAGATTGTGCATTACAACATAAACTTTACTCATTGTTCCTCCTAATTATAAAAATAAGAGCTATCTTCCTCTTTCGTTATCTAGCACTTAATAAGTATATACTACCGTCGTAGCTTTCCTTACTGAGCTTGCGTAATCACTTTGGACTACGGAATCATAAACCGATTCTACGATACCCAAAGAAATAGCGGGTTTATCACTACTTGTCGCTCTTATGTGTTATCTGTATTAAAGGAGTTCCTGTCAGGACACCTAAGCCCATAAACAGTATTCCTAACCCTGCAAAGAAACCAAACAGTTCCATTATTTCTCCTTGTGATTTATTGTTATAGTTATTCCACCATGGATGCAAAGACCAAAAGCTAAAACTATTAAAGCTAGTCCCGCAAAGGCTCCGAATAAATCCATATTGTTTCTCCTTATTTAAAGAATACTTCTGTATTCTACGGGTATTCCTTGTTTCATTGCTAAGTCTATTCCGTAATTCATACCCTTAGATATACCTCTATCCGTATATACTACAGATTTATTTGCTACTACTCTCCAAGCCAAACCCGCATCAATACCCATTTGTCTTTCTTCTGGGATATTGTCATCTAGGATGCTATCTTGAGTATATAACAAATGACTCGCTATAGGAGATTCGCCTCTAAGTAGAGAGTCTCTAACAGCTAGTCTTGCATACTTTATATTTTCTTGTAACTCTTCTTCGGTCTTACCAGCGAAGGGGGATTCAACTATTACTAAATCCACTTAGTTTCTCCTTTATAAAAATAAACTTGTCTGAGATACTGTAGGGAATTCCACCCTAATGTCCGCTACTTAAACATCTTCTAAAAGAGACGACCAACTTGTATGGCATACTAACTACTCTTAGAATCAAACGCATGATTTCCCAGACAAGCTAAACTTCTACCTCCTGTATATAGAATGCTAAAGTTCTGTCAGGGTGTTTCTGTTCAGAGTACTTCTGCATGTAACTAGAACATTCTATGGCTTTCTCTTTGGTATTGAATTCATCTAACTGAATATCTTCTCCGTCTTCTCGTATCAATCTGACACGATATCTCTTATTAGATGGTTCGATTCCTGCTAACTCAGGAAGATTCTCTGCTATCATTCTCTCGGCATCTGCCCTTAATTCTGGAGGCAGATACTCCTTAAGTTCGTTTAATTTAGTGAATAGATGTATTCTATAAGCATCACTATCTTGAGGTTCCATTGTCATTTATTATCCCTTTACTAATTTAGTGATTCCTTTTTTATCATTTTCTTTGTTGTACCTGATTAAATCATGTACGCTTATTAAAGTAACTACGTCTTGTCTTCCACGTCTATTGTATAGTTTATACAAAGCTTGTTCAGGATAATCTACGTAAACATCGTAGTTGCATTTAGTTTCTATATACTCTCTTAAGAGTTCAGTTTTAACAAGCATGAAACCTTCTCCAGTTTCAAAAGCTATGTATTCTGATTTACCATAGACCCAACCAAAGTCTCCATTGACATTGGTTAATTCTATCCAGAGGAAATTACTTTGTACATCATAATCTTTTCTACTTATTTTCTTTTCGGCTTTAACATCGAGTGAGGTGTAGAAGGAACCTTTCTTTACATAGAAATCTATGTGGTCAAACATGTTCTCTTCTCTAGTTGCATTGGTAACTGTAAACCCTAGGTTTACAGCTAATTCCTTAAACTTAGTTTCGGCAGTTACACCAGAGACTCTTGATTGGTCTTGAACTCTCATGTCTATCTCCTACTTTACTTATACATATAATTATAATAGCATAAGACAGAAAAGAATTCAAGTGTATGTTAAGTTATATTAAACTAAGTCCATAATTAATCATAGATAACTTAGCGTTAGCATAAGCTGTAGAGTATTGTTGATTAGCTAACGGATAACCTCCGTTAGTTTGTATAGAGTTAGAATAAGCTTGCCACGCTTGAGAAGTAGCACAAGCATTATAAGCTTCTACTGCATAATCAAATCCATTGTTGTCTGTAGCATACCCGTGAGTTATTACAGGATAAGCATTACTATAACAAATATTAGAAGCATTCTCAGCACAGTACGCAGAGTTAATGGAAGTATTAGAGTTAGCCTCAGCTAAAATAGTATTATATATTTTAACTTGGTCGTCTGCGAAATTTAATACTGAGTGTGGATTTATATCTTCATTAATAACTGCCTTAGCTACATCCGCTGCCATGTTAGAACCTGTTGACTTAGTAGCACAAATAGAAGCGTTCTCTGGAGTTGGGTTATTCAGATAAGCTATAGCAGAAGCTAGAGCTTCAGAAGGTCTCCCGTCATTAGGATAAGCACTGGTGAAATTATTTATACACTGTTGAGATGCAAAGATTCCATATTGTATCTTCTGACTATGAGTAAGTTGTCTTAATACTAAAAAGTTAGCCCAATCGTATTGATGTTCGGATAATAGTTCAGTTATAAGTGTTGAAGAATCTATCTGGGTTTGTACTCCAAAATAAGTTACAGCCCATGTATAAAATTCTTTGGAAGCCTCATTATCTTTAAGCCATTGTAATGTTATTTGCATTTACTCTCCTTTGGTTCGTTATCAGTTATCTCGGTGAGTTCTCTCATCATAAGAGCTTTAGTCTCCCATTCTCTGAATTGCTCTTCGGTCATTATCTGATAGTCTTGGTGTTCTATATAAAATTCTAAGAAGTAAGATTCTGGATTACAACCCGCTAAATCACTTCCAACATAAGTTTGTATTACATCCCCGTCTTCGTATCTTAATAGATAATGTCCACTATCAGGACTTGTTAAATATACTTTATTCATGTAGTTAATTCCCTCATCATGTTTAAGGTAATAAGTTCTTTGTAATCATCTATCTGATATATTCTCTCTTTACAGGGAGCAATTAGTTTACTTATATATTCTAATTTAGTTTCATAAGTATTAGCGTATACAGGAAGAATTTTATGTTTATCATCAGATAAGTCTATTAGTATTATATCAACTTTATAACCTTTTTGCAAGTCGTCAGTTACCAAGCATATTCCATTACCTTCCCTGAAGTAAGCATACTCTTTAGAAGGGTCATAGTTCTGTAAGAACTGTTCAAAGGTATATTCTATCATTCCGTCAACTCCCTCAACGTCTTTTTAATTTCCAGAAATTCCGTAGCTTTTTTCTGGGAATCAAATTCATATATCTCCCAGATATTCCTTAAGTCCCTATACTGCATTAAGGAACCTTCCATGTCATGTAGGGAGGAATGTGTTTCATATTGATTTTCTTTATCCAACCAGTAGGTAGAAGATATTTCATATTCTATCCAAGGATAATCTTCTTTATTCCATTTACTTCTATTGGGACAGTGCATATAGCCACAAATAAATTTTCCATCCTTCTCGTCGTATTCAAGAACGATATATACTTTCTTAGGATTTATATTTGTTTTAATCTCAAACCTAGTCAACTTACCAGCTCTCTTAGGTATCTTATTCTTTCTACTTCTTCTTTATTCTCTAACAGGGTTACACTATTTATATTAAAGAACTCATTACGATAATCAGAGTCGTAAAACTTATGAACTATTTTATAACCGCTTCTTATAAACTCTTGTCCTCTTCTGTTAGTATATAAGTATTTTGAATGACGACTCCTTTTCATAATCTGGTCGATACTTGTAATCTTAATCATCTAATCCACCAGTTCCATCATCATTAGCACTCTGGTCATTTCTTCTTTTTCTTCGGGAGAACATTCCCACACATTAGTTATGTATCTATTATTTATGTGCATCTTTAGATTTGCTTCATCCCTTCCTCCTCGACAAGAATGCTTAGAGGGATTCTTAGATACGTAAGTAAATCTCCAAATATCAAACATGGCTTTCTCGGCTCTTTCAAATGTATAATAGCCGATAATCCCATCATCTTCTTTAGAGAAATATAATTTATTATAATCAAATTTATTTATATAATCTATCTTTCTCACTTAGCTTGCTAACTCCAGCATCATTAATCTTTTATTTATCTCATCTTGATTTATAGAATAGCTTATAGTATATAAGGAGGGTTTACATAACTGTTCATATACATCTCTTATACTATAAAAGAGGATAGCTATCTCAAGGAGTCCAGTGTTAGTAATGACATAATGCTTTACTCCACTACCTTCTTTGATATAGACATGTTCGCCACTACAGCTTCGGATATATATTTTAGTTATGTCATTCCAATTATATAACTTAGCCACTACTCTTCTATCCCTTGAAATAAATCCATTATTGATATCTTATACTCTCCCATAGCTTCTATGAGTTTTGGGTCTAAAGTATCAGGAGTGTTCTCATCTATAATAGCGTAAAGTTTTACCCAATCTACTTTAAGATTGGTCGAGATAGCAGTTTGTAAAAACACTATAGTAGCTTGAGAAGCTGCTCTGAGATAGTTGAATTCGGTTCCGTTTTCACACCCCATCATCATATCATAAGACAGAGCTTTGATTAAATCAATAACCCCTTCATATACTTCTCGTTTATTTTGTTCCATGATTATCTCCATTCATTATCATATTTAAAAAATCATAAGGCTTATATAACTTCATTATATCAAATGTTCTATCTTTGTCAAGCCCTGTATATTTCTTTTCTTGTATTGGTCTGGGTGCTATTAATATTTTCATTCTACTAATTCCTCCATTAGCCACTGAGAGAGCATTCTCTCATCAGTTACTATTTCTAATTCATCACGAGAGTTCTCTGCTTTTTTAATTAGTCCTGCTTCGTCAGATACGAAAAAAGAACGTAACCAGTTACCGTCATGTTCACAATCTGGCTCTCTATAGAATTCTACGCAGTCATCATCTGTTATTCTGTAATAAAGAAAACTTCCATAGACTAAACTATTATACAAATCCTCATTACGGTTTATATTATGAAAAATGTATTTATAGTATTTCATCCTACTAACTCCGTGAGTACCATGTGTTTAACTAAGTGTTCTTTCAATTCTGACAGAGAATCAAATTCTATTATACCTGTTGCTTTCTCTACGTCTTCACTTGTCGGTTTACTATTTACCATATAACTTTCTATGTCGTAACACCAATCGGCTACATTACTTTTGAAGTTCTTTCTTTGTTTAATTCTAACACTCCCATCAGAAAAGTCAAGCTCGTAAAGTTTAAAATCATCTTTTCTTTTCATATATAATTTGAAATCGGGAAGCAATAGATAAACTTTAGATGGATTAGCATCCCAGATATTTTCTCCGTCTACATATCTGTAAGTCTTAATCATGACGAAAGTTCCTCTATCATAAGATGCTTATTAATCTCGTCCATCATCTCTTCGTAAGAATTAAACTGCTTTAGTATTTTATATTTATATAGATTTTCTGAAATAAGATAACCGTCTCTTATTCTTTCCTCGCTGTAGGTTCTTTCTAACTCATTAGACTTCCCAAATCTAAAGGCATAAGATTTATATGTTTCTTTACAAGCAAAAGACCCTCCCAATGAAGATACAAAATCATCATTTAAATAAGGTTCTACTTGTACATAATATTTAGTCATTGATTAACTCTTCCATAACATACTTGGATAGAAATATATTTTCTCCTTTATCTAACATGGGTTTAAAACGCTCTTTGCAATCTTCAAAAGAATCAAATAATAATTTTATAACAGGTTTTGAATTTGTGTAAAGTCTTATTAAATCATAGAATAAATCTGACCTATTAGTATTTATACGCTCCCATCTTTGAGATTTCAAAGTATGAATGTATCTGGGATAAACTCCTATCATGCTAAAATCTTCTCTACAAGAATATCTTATAGGCATTAATCCAGTAAACTTCTTATTAAACACTTCTACAAAATAACTCATGCTAGAATAAAAGATACTGTTATCCAAGCGTTCCTTTTCTATCATAGGTTTTATAGTAAGTTCGTACCAAACATCTTGGAACTTTAACTTCTGTACAAGTAGCTCATGTCTATTCATGATACAAGCTCCCTCATATATAGAAAGGATTCCACCTGTTCTTTACTATATTCTTTCATCTTATCTAACAGAACATTTTCGTTTTCCGTGAACCATTTCTTCTGATGAAAGGAATACCAAAGTACTCTATTATTAGAATTTATTTTATATATTAAAGGTTTATCTACATCTAGTCTTGTAGCAAAATATCTCATCTTACCAACTCCTTAAGCATAAAAGGAGCCAAAGCTTTTCCTTCGGATATTTCTTTAACGATGTAATCCTGCTCTTCCCAATGTAACAAAACCTCTTCAGCAGGATACCAAGATTTCATCCATAAAGGATTATAGCAATTGTCATAAAAATGAATAGAGTTCTCTTCCGAGATACTGTAAACTTTTAAAAGCTCATTACCACTCTTACTAATTACTTCGTAATACTTCATGATACTAACTCCAGCATAGATAACTCAGCTTCTATTTCTGACTCGTGTAGTATCTTTATTTCGTAATCAGTACTTGCTTCAACTAACAAAGCTTTCTCTGTCGGTATAATAGATTCAGTCCATTTACCTTCTCTGAAAGAATAGTAAGATACTCTGGTACCTCTGCCTCTTATCCTATAAACAGAACAAAGACTTGGTTGCCTTTCATTTCCAGTATATGTAAATTTATAATACTTATACTTACTAGCCATTGATAACCTCGTAGTTTCTTATTGATTGCATGTCCCTAGCTCTGAATAAAGCTTTATGTCCGTTCTTATACTCAATCAATTTGTATAACCCGCCTCTAGTACCTTCACAGTAGTAATAGAATTTAGATTCTCCTTGTTTGAAAACATTAGGATATTCTTGTTGAACATCTACTACATGTGTTACTTTTACTTTAAGCATTAATATCTCCTTGATTAACTATATAGTTAGATTACCATAGCTAAGACAAGAAGTCAATGGTATGTAAATATATTGTTACACTTTCTTAACTATTACCTGTAAGTTATCCCAAGCATCTCCCAGACTATGCACTCTATACATATCCTGACTATTTCCTATCAAAAATATTTGAACATCTCCATCATCATGAAGGTCTTTTAAATAATCTTTAAGTTCATAAACTTTCATTTAGGATACTCCTTTATATTGTTACACTTTATGTACTTCTATTATAGTAGAGAATACTCCGTCATCTACAGAAACATTATCCCTAGAGGCTAATTCTTTTATAAGTGCTTCTTTAGAAAATAGTTTAAGTATTTCTATCTTATCTTCTTTAATCATTTCTTCCTTAATATTTTTTGACATAAGTTATGATTTATTAATAGTTTTCGACTTGGCTTAATCTTTTTCGACTTTATCTATCTTATCAAGTAGCTATGTTTAAGAAGTCTTTTTAATTCCAAACAATGATACTTAAGATAATTAAGTTCCGATTCCCTATCAATATCTTTATAGGTTTTAATAAAGTAGCTTCTCATCTTTATAAATCCTAGTAGGTGTCCGACTTCTCCACAATGATTTTGTTTATTCTTACTTATCTCTCTGAGTTCTACACTGCTCCCAGACTTAGTTCCATTCTGAGTACTCATCGTTTCTTCCCTTGTACTAAATTAAAACAATAGTCCAATATTCTTTCATTAGTGTCATTGACTCTATATCCCATCACAACACCGCTATCCCCTATAAAGAAATCAGTAGGATATTTTATCTCTTCATTTAAGAATATCTTTACTTCTTTTTTAACAACTATATTTCCGTGTCTAGGTTTAGCAACGTACTCAAACATTTTTAGTTTCTTCCTTTTCTTTATTCTCGTGATGTTCTACGTAGAATCTATAAAACTCCTTTAAAAAATAGAATCCACACATAAGACAAAGGATGCCCCAGAAATATTCACCTGATTTTAAATCGTTGAATCCAATATATAAATCCATGAAAGATAAAAATAAAAGAAAAACTTGTACTCCAGTCATTTAATTATTCACATACCTTTCCCTATCAGATTGTATTTGTCTTCTTACAATCTTAAGGTCTTCTTCATCACCTGTTATTCTAATACGATAATCTTCAAAGAATAAACCAGAGTCTTTCTCATATTCTACCCTTACATTATCATATTTAAAATCTAAAGCTCTTAAGTAACTTCCAAAGTTAGCAAGCTTAGTACATTCAACAGTAAATTTTAATACAGCCTCTGCCATTAATTTCTCCTTGTATATTCATCATATACTATATTGAATTATACTACAAGTGTTTGTAACTAAACTGTTACTAATTCTTTTCTTCTGAGTCGAGAAACAATTCCTAAAAGTCCTTGATGTAGTAAAACATGTTCGTCATGAGACATTATTTGTAAGTTAGAAATATGATTATTAGACTTATTTAAATCTCTATGATGTACCTCATATCCATCGGGAATTTCAATATCCATTGCTAAGAAGAGTAATCTGTGTTCTAGGATTAAGAAACTTCCTTCGTCTCCTTTGTACCTAACTAACACATACCCGTTATGAGTAATTTTTCTTTCTCCTTCTCTAAATACTTTCTTAACTAGCTCTTTGTCTCTAGTAAGTCTTTTAATACTTGCCATTAAAATCTCCTTGTCTTAATCTTATATATTTAGCATAACAAAAAGAAGACTATATTTCAAGTCTTCTGGAATGATATCTTTTCATTTCTTGAAGATACACATAGGCTAACTCTTCAGTAGGAACAGTATAATCTATTTGTTCTTCGGTTGCTTCTCCAGTACAACAGATATACCAATGATTAGGATTTCTGTCTCGTTGTCCTTGAAATGCTACGCAATACATTTTCTTCTCCTTATGTATATACTTAGCATAACAAAAAGAAGACTATATTTCAAGTCTTCTTCTATTACTTTGTTACAATTATTTACAGACTATACTATGCTTGTAATTTGTCCGTCTACTACTGTTATTGTTTTGCCATCTACCGTTGTAAAGCTACCATTAATAGCATTCTTAGTTACGCAATTGTTAAGAGCATCTTTAACTGAAGTTCCAGAAACTGAAGAATCGTTTGCTAATGCTGAAGCATGACTCATCAAGTCTACGTTACCAGAGTTAAGAACTATCACGTTAGCTGGATTTTCTGGGGCAGATACTACATCATAGTTAAGATAAGCTGTAGCTCCATCAGAAGTTAAGCTTCCCCAAGTATGACAAGTATGTATTTCTAACCAACAATTATTTATAACTGAGACATTGTTTAAACCAGAGTTAGCAATGTTTCTTGTACCAGAATCTCCATAAACTGGGTCAGGAACTTCTAAACCTACATCATCTATTACAACATTTCCGTATACCATAGAGTCTCTTACTATCATGTGGGAAGAATGTTGTGTAAGATTTCCACTAATTAAACAATCATTGGTAATTTGAAGGTAGTCAACTGTTCCTCTAAAATTAGATACTATACTATCAGCCCACATATCTGCTAACCAAACTGAAACTCCATTTACTACTCCCGCAGGTTTATCAAAAGTAATTGTTCCTTTGATAGTGATATCCCTTATCTCTAATCTACCACCAGTACTGAATGTACAAAGATGAGTTCCTGTTACTTTAGTAGTTTCTTTTGATTCACCTTTTAAACATACATAAGGTTTGAATGCTAAGTTTTCTGTGTAAGCTCCTGCTTTTATTTCTAACATATATTTCTTGGAGTTGCTTGCATCAGAGATAGAATCAATAGCAGATTGAATTGTCTTAAATGGTTTCATTTGAGAACCATCTTCTGTGTAAGAATCGGTTCTTGTGTTGTCTACGAATTTAACTTCTGTAACGGGGATTACTATTAAAGCATCTAGTACAGCACGGTTAGTATGAGCTATAGCTGTATGGTCATACGTTGTTTCGTGTGTAGTCATGACCCCATTAACAAAAGTAGCATCTACGGAAGAACCTTGTAGACTTACTACTTCAGTTTGAATAGTTTGAACTGCTTCATTCATTTCTGATATAGTATCTTTAAAGGCTTGTGGAGTTAATTGTTCTGCATCACGAGGAACAGGTATAGATAAATCTACTGTAGCTCCTAATAATACCAAGGTATCAAAGGGGGCTATTGCTGATATTATCTGTACTTCTGTATAACCTATTGGAGCATTTACAGTAGTTAAAGGTGCTACTGTAAAGTTAGCAAGCTCGGATATAATAACTTGGGAGCTTCCCGTATTTTGAATTTGAAGTGCCATTTTTTAATTCCTTATATTTTATTACTCACTTAAAATATAAAATAATTGTATAGTAGACAATTTAATCCATTAATTCCTTCATAATTTATTTCATTTTGTCAACTCATCTATAAATTTATCTACCACATCTCTTTTTCTTTGTTTCCATACGGCTATCATATATCTATACATAAACCAAGGAAATATTACAAATACTATTAAAAGAATGTATCTTTCATTCTCATAAATATCAAAGACATCTCTAAATACTAGATAGTCCCAAAGCTCATTACAAAAAGAAGGAGGAGAGTATATTCTTATAAAAATTAAAAATGCTATGAAATTAAAAGTACAGTATAATACAAAGACAAGTAGCATTATAAGTAGTATAGCAAATACTTCTTTCATTAGTCAGTAAGCTCTTTCATTAAATCAGCAGTTATAAACTTAATATTAAATTGTTCTAAATCTTTAGAACAAGTCATCTTCCCATCTATAATTGCTTTCTGTATCTTACGTGTATATATTTCAAGATGCACTGGACATAAATCTATGTGTTCCCAATCGGAAGTATATCTATCATAGTCCAAAGATTCTCCATGATAAAGTTGTATCTTTCTAACATATTCTATTTCATTACATTTATCACATCGTCTTATACTAACCATATCAATCTCCTGTTAATTCTTTAAACACATCTAATTCTTGTTTCTTAATACAATAATCTATCAGAACCATATAGTCGTCTATCTCTTCAATAAACTTATAAGTAAAGACTATTAAACTTCCACAGTCGGAACAAGTATGAGTAGTACTTAATTTATCTAGGGTTCCTTTAACATAATAGGGTTGTCTACAAATAGGACAGGTACTAATAAATCCATAAGACCTCATACTCAAAAAGAACTTTGTAATGATACCGATTATGTTCATGCTACTAATTCCCACATTGTTCTTACAGTATCTATATCTTCTGTTATCCTAGTTACTATAAGATGAGGATAAACTTTATTATCAAATATTGTAGGCTTATCTAATTCAAAATCATGAGAGACTCTTCCATCTATCCACAATCCTTTTTCCATATCCCTAACTAAGACTTCGAGCACGTTAGGAACTCCTCTGCCTAGCATACCCTTTGTTTGTAGGTATCCAGAAGAAGTTTTAATTATGAAAAAGTAAACAGGGTCAGTCTCCGTGTAACTATCAAAAGCACAAGGGTTCTTCACCATCCATACATCTTCTATTTTAATTACTGTCATACTACAAGTTCTCTCATTACTCTGTACGCTTCTATTTTCTCTATGTATTCTTGTACCTTGTCTTTATCTATTTCAAAGATACCTTGAGATATCATATAGTGAGTTTGAGCTTTGATACCTTCCATACTCATAGGTTGGAAACAATCCCATTTACCATGATAGTTTAGTTCATAGGTCTTATCATTATAAGACTTAAACACTCTAACTTTTATTATAGAATCGGGGAAGCATAATTCATAGTATCTAATCTTTGTCAAGTTACAAGCTCCCTCATATATTTAAAAGTCTTGAAGTCTTCTTGGTTTAAATCAGTAAAGGCATAAGTAACAGAACCACCGTTGTAATAATCTATACCGAATACATGTTTCACTGGTAAATCATCATCGTAGTATACAGTCTGCCAAATCTGGTCTCTATTATTTGTCTGACCATAGTTTAATCTTATAGCTTCTAAGTTTGGCTTGGGGTTAGTTATATGCACTATAACATCCCCTTGTATATAATTTACCATTCCGTATCCTAAAGCACCATTGACAGGAACCAACTGATTGAATCCGTCATCCATAAGATAATTTTTAGTCAGTACTCCTTCATGGCTGAAAATTACACTCAGGGTATTTTCTCTTATGTTTCCTAGGGTCTCTATGCAGAAATCACTTATCATGCTACTAACTCCTGCATCATTAGAAACTTATCAACATTGTCTACTATCTCAATTACTTTAAGTAAGTCTCTGGCTTTTATACAGGATTCGTCCCCTTCTACAGATAGTATCATCCTACCATTTTTCATAACCTTCTTAACTTCTAGTTCAGTTTTGTTATCGAAGTTACCGTCAGTGTATATACGCAAGGACACTATAAAGATATCTCCGTTCCAGATATTATCACACATCCAGATACTGGGACGAAAGCTAGTGTTAGCCTCAATAAGATTCTCTATCTCGTGAATATGTTTATATCTCTTATTAGTATTTGCTTTCCCAAAATCTTTATAGGTATCTAAAAGCTTACTGTGTAGTTGTCTTAACTTCTTGTCATACCAAGGATGTAAGTTTCCTTTCCTATCTGTTACGTAGGTAGGTAACTCTTCTTCTTTCTCTTCAGTTACACTTTCTCCTATAAATAGATTCTTAATATATTCTATTAAAGAAAAGTGTTCATTACAACAAGGACATTTCAACTTACAAGTTCCCTCATCATTACATATTTATCTATCTCTGCTAAGTATTGTTCTTTAGTTCTGTACTCTTTTATTATATCGTTATAGAATTTCTCATGATTAGTTGTATAAGAAGTTTGTAACCTATTACCAACTACAGTAAGAATCTTTCCTCTCTGTAAGTCATGAGAGTTACATACGAAAGAATAAGCGAAGGCTCCTTGGATAAATCCTTCAGTTTCCCAATACATAAAGGAACACTCGGGGGAATTATAATCAGTGTTAAGACACTTTGATATTTTAAAGTACCTTGACTTATTCATAGCGTTAATTCTTTCATAGTTAATATTTTATCTATTTCTTCTGGGTCAAATATTATAGAGAGTACTTGGAAACCTCCATCATTTTTATCTCCAGAACATAGAACTCTTTTTAAAGCTTCTGTTAAATCCTCTTCATAACATTCATAGTCAAATCCATCATTCAGATAAGTACATCTTAATTGATTACCTTTCTGATAGTAGTAGTGTTCATTAATCTTTCCACTCCTTCTTGTCTTTACTATGATTCTTTCTATCATGATACTAGCTCTTTCATCATAACATACTTTTCTATTTCTTGCAAGTACTCTTCTTCAGAATTATATTCTTCTAAGTAACTATGAACTGTAGTAGTTGTTCCGTAGGCTCCTCGTTCCACTAACTGTACTGCATCTATTGTTTCACATCTTTTAGCTACTGTATGTGTACATTTACAATGAACTTGTCTTTCAAAATCATATACATAAAGTATATCCCCTATTATATAAATCATAGATATACCACCAGAACAATGCTTATCTCTCCAAGACATTAGAGGTAACTTGTAATACTGAATCATTCTACAAGCTCCTTTAGCGTTCTATACTTAGTAAGACATCTCTGTAATCCTTTCTTGGTTCTGAATTCATATATGTTCCACTGTCGTACTCCTTCACTATAGGATAGACTGTCGGCTATGTCATCTACCCAATCCCACAACCAATCATGGCTTGTGTAATCACATCCTTCTAGTATTAAGTCTTCCCCCAGATTATACCTTATATAATCTCCATATCCATCCTCATCTCGTTCTTGTACTTCGTAAGCAAAGAACCTATCATCCACTTCTGGTATTAAGGGAACAGCAAGATAGAATCTATCGGGTCTTATGTTACATACAAGTTTCTCTATCTGTTTCATGATACGAGTTCCTGCATCATTAAGTAATTATCAACCTCACAGTTTTCTATCTCGTAGAAAATATCTGGAAACAACATAACATCTTTATCTATAACAAGGTCATGGAATATTAACAGGTTCTTGTGTACCTCTGCTGTAGAAGATACTCCCCATCTTATAAACTTTAATACTGTATATTTAGGGTTACTGAGGCTAGTACCTAAAGGATAATATAGATAGTGCTTCCCTGTTATACACTTATAGGTTCTCTTTAGTTGATTCATTCTACTAATTCCTCTATCATTAGTTCATTTTGAAACCGACCCCAAGTTATTTCTTCTATAGGATTACCCTTGCTTTTAATCCAGTTGAAGAATTCTAACTGAGTATTGTGTCTTGTTGTATACCATGATTTACTAACCTTGTCCCAAACTTCTAGTATGTACTTGTCTGGTTCTTTATAAGTAAGAATGTTATGTTTTCTATAATAAACATAAACAGTCTTATCTTCTGATTTTATAGACGGGTCGGTATAATTCCAGTTACGGAATTCTACTTTGAAATAAATATCTTTCATTCAATAAGCTCCACCAAGGATGCTCTAAGACTTTCCAAATCAGATAGGCTATTGGACTCTGCTATTATAGTATGACCTCTGCTTTTTATGAACTCTGGAAAGAGTAAAATATAGTTCTTCTGTGCTATAGTCCAGTTGGCTATATCGTTATATCTGAAGTAGAAGTAAACGTCGTCATTAAATTCATTATTAACATCAGGAACTACTTTGTAGATAAAGTACAAAGGCTTAGTAGAGTGAAGTACACTCTTAACTAAACAATAGAAAGATGGTCTTAAAGGTTTTGCTCTCATGATATTAATTCCTTCATTGCAAGGGAAGCTTCAAATTCTTCTGTAGGAATTTGTTCTATCTTATATTGGAAAGCCTCAGCTACTCTTATCATTTCAGCCTCATCTATGAAAGAAACAGTAGACCAACAATCTTTATAGTTACCATCATAATAGCTAATAAGATTATTGTCTCTTACTCTATAGATGTCATCCGTATTGTTATCTGTATTTGTAACTCTAAAATATTTAGTCATAAAATAAGTTCTTCCATTATTAAGGTTGCTTCAAATTCATCTGAGGTAAGTTCGGTTAAGATATAACTTTCTGGATATCTACTAGCACAGTCTATACAAGAGTCTGCGTTAAGTATGGAGGTTCTATCCCACCAGCCTCTTTTCTTATTATATATCTGTGCTTTATCATTGTCAACACATTTATAATAATCTGTTACATTTGTATACTTCTTATAAACTTTAAAGTATCTTATCACTTAGTTAATTCCTCCATGAATAAGAACTTATCTAATTCCTCTTCGGAGTCTAATTCCCAGAGAGACATATCGTGAGACAGATAATTCCATGTAACAAACCACTTATGTAAATCCATCCGAAGAGTAGAATCTGTAGCTTCAGAAGTATGCCATATCTTTCTATTCCTAGTACTGGTAAGCTTCTTATAATTGAAGTTACCTATAGGAATAAACACATGTAAGTTCTCAGTAATAAAAGTTTCTCCAAGATGTACTACGTATATCTTATCATGTTCTATTTTAAAAGTATGGTGTATGTTGCCTAAGTTTCTCATGCCACTAACTCACTCATCATTCTTACAGACCTTCTGTAGTCGTTGACAGTTTCAAAGTCTACTTCTTTATAGGAATCTCCTATAAATTGAATAAGAGATTCTTCACTCTTGAAATGTAAATCATTAACTGCATTGTTTGTTTTCCACATGTGGTTTTCAAAATAGTTATATTCAGCAAACCACGTATTAATTTGTTTGTAGCAGTAAGTAGTTATGTAAGATTTATTATCTGGATTAATATAATATCTCAAGACACTAACTCCTCTATCATTCTCTCAGAGAGATATTCTTTTTCGTCTAAGAGATATATTTTTCTGAACATATATTCATAATAAGACCTGTTAGATGTTCTTAGGTCAGCATTTATTAGATTACATATATCAGCATGGAAGTTGATATTGTATAGTAGTTCTAGGAACTGGTCTATCTCTTTCGCACTAGAAGTTCTAAAGTCTATGTATACTTTCTTCTGTCTGTTGAAAGTACTTGTTATGACCCAGTATCTTTTTATACTCCAAAAGAACCATCTTATTATAAAATGATTATGCTTTTTAAATACTGAAAAGATATTAAAGATACTTGACCTGTTACCTACTTCTATCATGACACTAATTCTTTCATTACTGAGTATTTACTTATTTCTTTTAGATACTCTTCCTCTGTTTCATATATTTCCAGTATTGGGAAATTAAAGGTTCTATTAGTTCTCGACAACCAAACATGTAGACAGTCTCCTTTTATGTAGGAACAAGTCTGTCTTATCTTAGAACATCTATGCTCTCCTTTTACAAAGTTATAACCACGGTCTTGGTCTCCGTCCAGAGTTATAAAAGAAACTCCCGCAGAAGTAAAATGTTTATTAGGGAGTCCTTGCATTTTTAAATACATCTTCATCCGACAAGTTCCTGCATAAATAAAAAGTTATCAAGTTCTTCTTTAGTTACTTCTTTTATACCTAAGAATCTTTTATCATGTTGAGCACCTCCCAGATACCAATCCGTCGTTACCCATTCTTTGGATTTAACCATGAGTTCTTTCCATCTCCAGTATCTCTTATGAACTCCTATTTTAAAGTATCTATATCTAGGGGTACTTCTATACCCATCAAACAATGTTAGATAATAACGGTACTTCATTCGACAAGTTCCTGCATAGTTATATATCTTAAGGCTTTCTCTCCTGAAATTATATGACCAGCCACTCCGCCTACGGACAAGTTCCACTCTCCATTATACCAGTACTCTAATCTTTTTTCAATATAATCGTACCGATATATTAAGGGATTGTAAAATTCTTCTGTAGATATATGATACTGATATCTCATGCTATTAATTCCTTCATACAAAGATAAGCATCTATTTCTTCTGGGTCAGTAATTAAAGTACAACTTCTACCATAATCTTTAAAATAAGATAGGTCTTCCAATTTAGCACTAGGATTATAGTAGGAGAAGATAAGCTTCTTACCTCCTATATAATAGTATTCTATCTTATTATCCCAACCATAAAAGAATAAAGTAGATTTGGTATCTGTTGAATTAATAACTAAAAGTCTACTTAGAGTCATACTGTTAGTTCCTTCATGAATTCTAAGGTGCCATAGTCTTCTGCTTCTGCCAGTACTTCGTAACCGTACTCAAGAAAATATTGTTCTGGTTTAAGTCCTAACCTTCTAGGTAACGTAAGCCAACCATAATCTTTCCTATGAATGTCATAGTAATAATTATAAGTGCCGTCTCCGTTTAGTCCAAGAGTTAATCTACATATAGATATATCTAAGTTATTTTTAATATACTTATAACTGTCCTTGACAAGATAGAATCTCTTACCAGATTCTTCATAAGCTTTTAGCTTTCCTTGTTCATCTTCTGCTATAAAAACTTTCTTCATATCAACCTTCTTAAGATATTAATTCATTTAAGTATACTAACTTCTGATATTCTTCCATAGACTCTAGCTTATAAATATCATACGTGTCAAACAGAACGCTTACTTTTTCTGGAGTGTCGGATAAGTGTGCAAATTGCCAAACAGTGTACTTATCTAAAAACCTATGCTGTTCTTTCCTTTTATGAAACACGTAGAAGATAGGACTGTCCGTACAAGTTACAGCTTCAGATAATGATTCCATGTTATCTAATTGTATCATCCGATGAGTTCCTTCATACACTTAAGCTTTGTCTTCTCTTCCTCAGACTCTATCTCGTAGATATCATATATGTCAAAGAATCCAGAGTAGCCTTGAAGGAATGTACCCATGCCATCTGTCAGTCTGTAAGAAGTCCATTTCATTATTCTCTTCTTATTAGTTATGCTTATCCAATTGTCTTTCTTCCTGACAGTGTAGTAGTGTTTCTTATATTTGATATCAGCCTTATTAAATATTTGTATCATGTTGTAAGTTCCTTTACATACTTGAGAGTATTAAGAAATCTTTTAACTGCTCTAAGGGATTTAAACTCGTAGATAGAATTCCAATTCTCTATCGTAAGATGATATCTGTCGTAAATCTGACCAGACCAGTTCCTGAAAGTATCGAAGCTTTCCTTACAATAGTATGTATAGATGTTTAAATCTAAAGTAATTTCATTACAAATAAAAGTACGTTCTCCAACCTTATGATACAACTCTCCAGCAGAAGAATATCCCTCTGGGTTATTTCTTAGTACCAGATATAACCTGTCCTCTTTAATATTAATCTTAGGAATAAACTCTTTCACGATATTAACTCCAGCATACTGTCTAATGAATCTCTCACTTCATCAACTTCTTTCGTACTATCTATTTCGTATATAGAATAGTCTCCATGTCCATAGTTCTTTCCATGATTGAATAAATGTAACAGTTGACTATCGTTGAACTTATGACGATTGTTATTCACTGGTGTGTTAGCATGCCATACGAGATAATGTAAGAATGTTCTTATTACATTAGTAGGCTTATATCCTTTATAAGAACGATAAGTATACACATATACTTTATCTCTGTTCAGTTCTTTTATAGGTAATTCTAATAATCTTATCATGATACTAATTCTTTCATCATTATAATAGTATTTGCTTCCTCCTCTGTTATCTCTACCATAGTATCCCTCCATATATTAATGCTACTAAGGCTCTCCACATTAGGGAAATGGGTTTCTCTCCACCTTACCTCCCCCTCTATTTTCTCACAAACTTCTACATTTCTGATTCCTCCCGAGTTCCATCTAAAGAATCCAAAAGGGAAAGTTATATTTGATTTAAAATATCTTACCATGATACTAATTCTACCATAAACTCTTTTGTTTGTCTAGCCACAGTTTCTTTTTCTATTACATCAGCTATAGCACTCGTGATAGCTTTAGGAAGACTATCTCTATGACTCTGTTCCATTCTGGGACTGTAGTATAATCTATCCCAACTACGTACTTCATTGAACAAGTACTCCATAGTGTAAGTACCTTTTCTTCTATCGACAAGTCTTAAGTTGTGTACTCTCAGTTCGTTACCTTTATTAAATAGATAATACCTACTCGTCTCGGCTATAAGATTGTATTCGTTTGACATAGTAATCTCCTAGCTAACTTTAGATAAGTATCTTATATGGAACTTCTGGATGTTATATCCTCCAGCATAGATAGCTTGAGTTACCAGAGTTCTTTCTAATCCAAAGGGTTTCTTAATCTTAAATGTTCCTACCAAGTTTCCTTTACTTAATGCTATGTCGACAGTTTGTACTTCATTTATTTCTACACCGTCGAAATGTTTAAGAGCGGACTGAAGTAACTTGTATCTTGAATTAAGTATTGATTCGGTAACAGTCATGTCAATAAATCTATCAAGTTGTTTTCTGTTATGTGCTTCTATTAATTCTTTGTTAGGCTCCCCATAGCAACCATGAGTTCTTCTTCCGTCATGCTTCTTTATACCTAGTTGTTGTAAAGTATACCAACATGATTTATAGAACTCTTTATTGAAATGACTTATCTTTAATTGTAGCAATTGAAAATCATGCGGGGAATAATACTCAGAAGTATTTAAGAACTCTCTGTACTTTAATTCCCAGTAAGCTTTTATGTCTTGAGCCATCTCATCTTCTTTAACTTTAAAAGAAGAAGTCATCTTCTCGATAAGCTCTTCGTTCAATTGTTTCTTAGTCTTATCTATTTTATTAGAAAGCTTTTCATTGTTTCTTCTTATATCGTCTAACATAATAAACTCCTATCGCTTAACCTCATAATATAAATATATCATGAATGCAGTAGGAGTTCAAGTGCATAGATTAATCTTTGTTACATTAGTTTACAAGTTCTTGTATAGTAAGTATTCTAGTTATCTCATCTTCATCTGTTATTATTTTGAGACCCACAGGAAATTCATCTATTATATCTTCTAGGCTTAAACCCATAGTATGTATAGGACATAAGTATTCTTTCTTGTCATTTAAATATCTATAATGAATATTACTCTCACCATAAAAGTATAAACGAGAAAGAGCAGGGTTATAAGGAATATCTACTATAAGTCTTTCAAGCATTAGTTTACTAACTCCTTCAAGACAAGAGCACCGTTGAATTCGTCCTCAGTTAGTTCTTCTACTATGTTTAATTTATCATATAAGTCCTGTATGTAATCACAGTAGGCTCCAGTATACTTATCGTAATGTTGAAATAAAACATATCCTTTGGGAACAGCTAACTGATGAGGACAGAATTTAACATACTCGAAAAGATTAGACGGGGTTATAAACTTAAAGTATCTGGGTTTAGTATATTCAAGATACCAATCTAAACTCATCCTTTTATTCTTTCCGCCAGTTCTATTATCTCTTTATTAAATTCGTTCTTACATTCTCCAGAACAGATATGGAGTTTGGCTCTGCTTATATGGAAAGTTATCCAGTCGTTATCTTTAATAGTATCTATTATATCTTGAGGGCATGGCTCGTGAGGAGTCTCTATGTGTTTACCACACTGGTCGCAATAGATTCTATACAGATATTCGTCATCGTCAAAAACTATCATAGTTATATTTGTCCCATCTTCTTCAGGTTCTCGTCAGACTGTCTCTTGTCTTTAAGTCCCGTTCCTATAAACACTTGTGCTCCATAGGTTTCATCGTAGCCTATGAATAGCAATTCTCTTTTCTTTAAGTCTTCTTGTTTTGACATTAGTTTATTAACTCCTTCATGCACTTGTATATCTCTGCTTCTTCTTCAGTAACCTTCTGGAATTCCTTTGGATTATTTGTACAACCGTGGTCTAACAGTTCTCTTAATTCCACTTCTGACACATCACTCCACATAGTAACAGAGAATCCGTTGAAGTAGAATTGTTTCTTGGTAGCTACATCTCTTATCGCCCATGCTCCTCTACGACAATCGTGGAACAACTCGTCATAATAAACTTCTACTATACTATCGTTAATCTTATAGTACATTAGTTTACCAACTCCTGTAGCATTATGATTGAATCTATCTTGTCTTCTGAGTTCAACATCTCTTTTACTTCCTCAGTTATATCTTCATCGTTAAGGAACTTCTCCAATGAATTATAGTAATAGAATCTTAAGTTGTCGTATAGATTACTACGTATCCTAGAAATTATAAAAGCATCATTAGAGTTGGGGTAACTATAGTAATCAGAATCATCACCAGATACAATATTAAATCCTCCTGATTTAGAAAAGGTTATCTTCCACACTTTACCTCCTTTCCAATAAGAACCTTCTTTGTGTATTACAGAAAAAGTTTCATTTGTATTATAAAGTTCTTTAATCTTATTATAGCATATTATTACTAAAGCATCAAGTAGTTTGTAACTAAATCTTATCTTATTAGCTTCTTCTTTTATTAACTCAGGATTATCAATCGCATCTTTAAGCATACCTCGTAGAGAACTATGGCTTCTACAGTTCTCTTCTATTAAAAGTATATCTGCTATTACTTCTGAGTTAGTGTAATTCATTAACAGTTCCTAGTTTCCATATTAAATATTTTCTATATTGATTTATAGTTTCTTGTAGAGGTAAGACCGTATTAGTTTCAACAGTACATTTATATTCTTTACTGTATCTGAAAGGAGCTTTGTCTGGAACTTTTAAAGTAGAGTCTCCCAGCTTACTTAGTTCTCCTAAGATATACTGGTACTTTAATTTAGTAGGGTCTTTTAGTTTAACAGTATCTTTGCAGTGGGATAGTAATCTTAGTCCGTACTTATTAATCCACTGTGGATTTTCTTTTATGAACTTTTGAAACTCCTTACCTTGAGGAATCTTTTTGTCCAGTAAACTATCTAATTCTTTACCACCTAAGACTGAACTTATCATCTGACAGAGTTCTTTTAACATGGTATGACAATAAGCAGGTTTCATATTATTTATAAGTATCTCCGCAGATTCTACGGGGAACTCAGATAAAATATATAATTGCATATTTACTTTCCTTAACGATACGTTCTTATAGACTTTGGTACAGATAATTTATCCCTTAATGATTCAATAACTAAAAATTCTTGTTTAGTGTACTCTCTTCGAGATACCGTTCTATTTAAAAGAATTTCAATAAATAGTTTTTCTTCTGGATTTAAAACCATATTCATCATCTCTCCTTAGTTTACAAGTTCTTCCATAACTTTAGATGCGTTCATTATACTATCGACTTCTGCTCTTCTACGAGAACAATCAAAACATCCTACGTAAGTTATTCTACAGTAGACTTTAACTATAGCTGTAACAACTCCGTCTATGTTTTCGTATGTTAGTATATTGCTTGTACTGGCTTGGTCGTATTCTATATTAACACAAGCATAACCAGCACTGAAATCTTTAACGTGGTTTCTTAACTCTTCATTATATAAACTGGAATGATAGTAAACATTGGGTACTACTAAATCTCTGAAGGTAATTTCATTATCTGTCTTAGCAATACATTGTACTGAAGTTCCTCTTGATGGAATGCGTTCTCTCTTTTTTCTTGGGGTCATACTTTTACCAGAACATTTAAAACCTATCATAGTGTTCTCCTTACTTAATACAACTGAGGGATTATTGGTTCTTTAACCACTTCAACTTCGGTAGCTTTATAATCGAAGTTACAGAGCATGCCTGTGAAATGAGATTCTACATTCTGTGCATACTTAATCTGACCATAAGCAACTGAGTTCTTGTTCTCTAAATAATCTGGGTTAGCTTTCTTGTGGTCTTCTATGTATTTTCTAAGTCTTTTAATTTCTTCAGAGATGCTTTCTTTTGTAAAGATGATTGCTTTTACTGTCATAGTGTTCTCCTTGTCTTAACCTTATATATTTAGTATAACAAAAGAGGCACCATAAGTCTAGTGTCTCTTTTATATTTATTAAGTTATTGTTACAATAAATGCGTAGAGGGAACAGGGGATACGCATCCGTGCACTGCCTACGTATCTCGTCGGATATTAATTAATACCCTTCAAGTTCCCAAACGCTTTATCTACAAGTATATCCTATAACTCTTCCGAGCTGGTCAGTGATTGGAACATAGCCTCCTTGTTCTAAGATGTATGTTGTTCCATAAAGATGAGGTACTACACATCCCGTCGGTTGGTATACTTGAACTGGGACAGGATAATAGTTGGTCTGGGGATAATAAGCTTGAGGTTGTTGTGCTCCTATGATTGTAGTAGGTGCATAGTTAAGGGATAGGGAATTCCCCCTAGCATAAGAAGCCTGAGTAAATCCTAACACTATAAGTAAACTAAGTATTATTCTTTTCATCTATATCTCCTTATATAATTCTTTGAAGTTACTTGTATAATTCTTTTGTTTACTATCCTCTTCATCTAATTTTATTTTATGTTCCTCGTAGATAGGGGATAAAGTATCCTGTATAGTTTTCAGAAGAGTATACAGTTCGGGGGCACCTAGTTTAGTATCTTTAATAGATATATAATTTTTATTAGCATAGATGTTGAATATCTTTTTATTGCCTTTATAAACTGTTAGCTCCTCGTACATGTCTTCCCTACTAAAAGGATTCCCTCTTTTAGCATGTACCCTGATTTTATTATAGCCTTCTATATTTAAATCTACATAATAGTTATTCTCACCATCCCAATAGCCATTTACATTTATATACTTATTAGCACATAAGCAATATACCGTGTAGTTGATATCGTTTAGCTGTTCATATACTTTCTCTTCAATAGTAACTTCAGGTTGAGTTTCTTTTTTCTTAAATATATTAAACATTTAATGACTCCTCTCTATATCTTCGGTAACTCTGTTGGTTACAGTTTTATATCCAGTAACTATTCCTAAGAATGTAAGAGGCATCCTAGTTTCTTCTAGTTGTAAGAATCCTTTGCAATCATTCTTTTTATTTATATGTATGCAAGTTGTATCCCTTTCAATATCTCTTACAGGTCTTTCTAACGGGCTACCCTTTCTATTACACTCTTCTTTTATTATAACATCAGAGTTGATACAATGATAATCATCGTCGTGTATATGAACATAGTTATCATGTATCCTATAACAGTATGCACATTCTTTACAATAAACTTTATCTGCCATGTTACTTATCCAATCATACTTAATTGTAAAACTGATAATACTCTTTTGTTATTTAAAGTATACAGATGATAATCGTTAGTATATTTAGAGTGAAGTAAGTAGAATCTTTCTCCCTTACTATTCTCGATTATCTTTTTGAAGATGACAAACTCATGGTCGACAACTTCACATTCTTCTATGAATTTATATATCTTTCCTTTTATCTTGTACTTCATTTACTAACCGCCAATACGAAACAACCGCAGGAGTTATAAACTTCTATACCTTTGAAGCTTTCGTTTTCGTATTCAGAGAAGTAATCTCTGCTACTTCCTACGAACCAAGCTCCTACTATTCCTAAAGTATTTTTAGAATAACCGCTTCCTTTTATTTCAACTCTTTTGAAAGAAGAGTCAGCACACGATACTACACAATCTTGCATACCATCGAAGTCGGAATCGTTTCTTATATAAAGATTATCCAAGTTCTTTTTGACAAATGATTTAACTGTAGCTAATGTTATTTTCTTAGTTGTCATATTCATCTCCTTGTCTTAACCTTATATAATTATATTACCATACATGGTTAGACAATACAAGTGTTATGTAACTAAACTGTTACAAACTTATTCTATACTTACTGGTTCCAAATGCCGTAATAGTATAACCAAGAAGTTTCAAACACTTAAAGGTTTCACTTGCTAAAGGATTCTCTAACTGTACCTCAATAGTATCCTTACCAGAATTAATAGTCTTCTCTAATTCCCATAACAAATATCTGAGTTCGTTCCGATGTAGGTTTGCTCTTACTATATTAGTGATAGCTTCTTGTCTGAAGAGTACGGGAGGTTCCTTTGCATAGCTACTCTCGTAGAATTCTTTTCCGTATACTTTATCTAACTCCTGAGTACACTCATAGTCTTTGTATATAGTATTCCAACTATATAACTCAGGATGTTTATTCATATAGAAATATGCACCGTGTTTATATAACTTAGCCATTATGTTTTCCTTTCGGTTTCTTTAATTCAATTACTTTTCCACATGCTTCACAGTAGAAACAATCTTTTATTATAGTTGTCCTAGCAACATTACCACACTTACAATTCATCAGTGCATTCTCCTGAATCTATTAAGTCGGTAGCTACTCTTCCGTAATGTCCTTGCAACTGCCATACTAATTTACTATCTATTAAATCTTGGAACAGTTCTACTATCTCTTCGTTATCAAGTTCGCCTTGTTCATAAGCAATGATTCTATCTACATAATCTGCCATTAGTTACTAAGCTCCTCTAACTTCTTATTAATCTTTTCTTGTACTCTTTCTTTACTATCATTGGAATTATTAATCTGAATTACTTTAAATCCTTTATTGCAAAGTTCTTTATTAATCTTAGATAGGTACTCAGATGTATATTCAAAATTCCTAGCTTCTTTCTTTCCGTACTTCTCTATGAACTCAACACCGTTGATTACAGAAACATAACCAGATAAATCTTTAATACCGAAATTAATTAGTAGCATCCATCTGTCTCTAAGGGAGATTGTTATTCCAGCTTTTCTTAAGTCTTCTAATGTTTTTAAACTCATAAAGTATCTCCTACTGCTTAACCTTATATAATAAGGTTATCATATCTCATATATGAATACAAGTGTTTGTAAAGTTATTGTTACAACTTATTGATTTGTTCTTTTAGTTTCTGGAAACAGGATTTACATAAGTCGAAAGTATATTCACCAGTAGGATTAATACTTATAGAATAAGATATAGTGTTCTCACATTCATAAACATTACAGATACATCTAGGATAATCGTTACGAGTTACTTTCATAATACTACCCTTCGGTGTCTATGTAGAATGCTAATCTGTCTATTACTTTCTTGATTGCTCTTCTCATATCATCTTCTTGTCTATGTCCATACTCATTACTGAACTGGGTCAGGTCTTTCTTTAAAGCAACTAAATCTTTTTCTAACATGATTTTATGTCCTTATCTATATAATAACTTATATAATTATATTATCATATAACGTATTAAAATATAATGGGTCTATCTATATTTGTTAAGTTATTGTTACAAGATACTTTTTCTTTCTTATACGTTCCTCTTTTCTTTCCAGTGCCTTTATTCTTTTTACTATCTCCCGCAGGAACAGAAAAGATATCTCGGATATTAGCTATAATCTCTCTAGCTATCACTTCATCTACTTTAACATCTACTTCCACAGCATCCAAGAACTCAGTAACCATTTGAACTTTAGTCTTGTAACTTCTACCAAACATCTTTTCTTTATTCTCTTGATAATGTTTTTTACTATAAGCCTTAGAATATTCTTTATATTTCTCAGAAGTTCTTTGATACTCAAGACACCTAGCCTGAGCCTTCTTTCTTTTGTCTTCCATAGTATCTACTTGTTCTTTAAGAGTTTTAATCTGTTCTTTCATGATATTTACTGTAGCTTTATCTTTGCCTATATTATCTAAAACATCAACTTTCTCTTGTAGTATTTCAATAAGTCCTAATAAGTTCCTAGATGTAACCGTTCTTTTGTCAGCCATAACTATCTCCTTTTAAAATTATCTATACACAGTTACTTCCCATTAAGGGAGAATACCTACGCTCCCAGTAACTCTCCATCCTTCTTATGAATCTTGTATCCCTTCGGATGGTTCTACTTAATTTGTGCATAACCCTATTTTCTATCTGTCTTATTCTTTCCCTACCTACCCCAAGAAGTTTACCTGTTCCTTCTAAAGTTTCTTCCGAATAGTAACGAAATTCTATAACCTTTTTTTCTTTAGAAGATAGTTCATTAAATAACTTATTAATATAAATTATTGCTTCTTTCTTTTCTATCTCATAATCTAAATCAATTACTGAAGTATCGTATCTAATGTTATTCAATATTATTCTATCTATCTCGAATAGTATATCTTCGTGAGTGTAAATTTTATAGTGGTACACCTGTCTTCTTAAGTATCTAAGAGTTTCGTACTCTTTTTGGTTACTAGTGTGGCAGGGAATCTTATTATAAATTCTTACAAACTTAAGTAAGTCATCAATACTATCTGCGAGTTTACCATTCTTATTTATACAATATTTTTTCATAATCTTATATCAATCCCTGTATCTTTAAAATTAACGGAACCAAACTTGTTATGTCTAATAGAATCATTCCAAGTAATACATATAATAAAGATAGGTCGGATAAATTCTTGGAAGCAGGAATAATTATAAATAGATTTGCTAATATCAATAATACTATTGCAAAATACATGTATATATCTCCTTTTAAAGTTCGTCATTTTTCTTAAGAGCCGCAAGGTTCTTAACCAAATATTCTTAAAGTCCTATAATCATTATAATGGTATTTAATATCTTGGTATATCTTATCTCCTTCAGAAGTTTTTGATTTATGGGTAATAGTTTTAATAGTATCTTCTTTAATATACATAGCTTCTACTGAAGGACTGACAATTATATTAACTTCTTTATTCTTAAGTTTAGGAACTATGCCTTCTTGTTTTTCTATTTCATTTACTACTTGTTTTAATTCTGTCAAACTTAAATACATATATGTCTCCTTATCTATTTCGGTACTAATAATTAATATAGCATGTATGAAATAAGAAGTCAACATATTGTTAAAATTTATTAAGCTAAAGGTTTACTAGCGAATTAAACATATTGAATATAAAGAAAAAGCTTGATACCTTGACTATTGGTCAGCGGGTGGCAAGCTTACAGGAAATAGATTATGGAGATAATTCAAAAGAAAATATGGGGTTTTATATCAACACGTCCCTGAAACCCCACGAAAATCGAGCCGTGGAATAGAAAGCTACAATCTACCACGCACCGTTTCAATCCTTGAACCAGTGGCTAACCTGTTGGTAGTACTCTAAAGTTTTAAGTACCCGCTACCTCGGAGCACTGTACACATATAATAGTCAAGCTTTCTTATATTCTATTACATGCCGTTATACTATTACTATTGTTTTAAAGAAACTAATAGAACCGATAAACTATTAGAATGAGTGTATAGCAATATAGAAGTTGTTATCGGTTTTTATTCTTGAGTTATTACTATCTCTTTAGTTATGATACCATCGTTTGACATTACCAGAATAGAATCAATGTCATCTATTAGTTTATCATTACTTATAGGTATTGCTATCAGTTGTGGCATAGGAGGAATCTGTCTCAACATAGTATGTGTTTTAATTCCTCTAGGTATGAGTTCTTTTATCTCCCCTGCTTTTACTAATGTGTTTGCAAGTTTTATTAACTTCATTACTTCTGGTTCATTGTTATTTAAAGTGAGTACTATTCTTTCCATCTATTTCTCCTTATGATTTAATAGGGTTGTCCGTCTGATATATTATCAAACTCTCCGTTGATATCGTATCTTCTTTTCTGATAGTTATCTGAGAGCATCATAGCAAAGTTAGCTATGTCGGCACACTTCTCTGATAGTTCATCTACTGAGGTATCCCCCATCGGATATATTTGTTTTAATGATACGAGTCTTTTATCTAACTCATCCAGTAGGAACTTACGATTGCAAGGTTCCTCTGACCAATGGGTTTTATGTACGTTATCCATTAGTCTTTTAAACATTATGTTAGAGAAGTTATGTATTGATTTAATTAAGTTGAGTGGTGTGTTCATCGTTTATCTCTCCTTATATTTCTTGACATCTATTACTATAACATTCTTCACATAGAGTTACTTCTATTTGTTCATCGTTTATCTCTTTGGCATAAGGGCAGTGAGTCTCTATCACAGTCTTGTCTTGGGTACCACAGTCTTGGCATGTTAAATATTCTTCTGGGATATTAATCTCTACCATTTATTCTTCCTCTAGTCTTATTGATATGTTACAGATGTCAGGTTCCCAATCTACTGAATGTAATTCACATCCATCATCCCATAGGTCTCCTACATGTTGTTTACATACGTGAGAGTATCTATCATAGATAGCTTTCACTCCGTCGGGAGGATAGACTATAGTATAGTCAGCATCTTTCTTACAGGGAATAAAGCAACAATATTTAGTACCAGAAGGATTGTAGCAGATAGACCTATTTCCTGTTAGCCTATCTACCAGTCCACTCCAATAGAAACTTATGTAGGCAAATATATTATTTATTTTCATTTAGATTATATTAAATTTCTTAAGTATGTTATATAAATTATGAGGATTTACTACACTTGAGTTAGTATCAAATAATACTTTACAATGGAATAAAGCATCTGTTACTAACTCAGAACAGAAGAACTTCTTCTCCGATTCTTTTGTTTTAATCTTTGAATTAATTCCATGAAGTCCAGACATCAAAGCTTGGTAGAAATCGTAAGGTCTACCATTCACATCATTGACAAAAGTTCTCAGGGCATTAGCATCAAACCTTTCTCTAGCACTTAGAGTTAGAGGGAAACATTCTTTACCTTGAGTTCTGTTTAATGCTTCGGATAGAGGAACTATCCTCACTCCCGCAGTTTGAGCTTCCAACATATTTTCAGAGTCAACTGCTATTCCCGCATGGGAATACTTAGACCAAGTAAATATACGAATAACTTGTCCCATTAAGTCAGCAGGTTCAAAGAAGATTACATCTCCCGCTTGTAATTTTGGATATTGTTTTTGTTTCTTACTGAATAACATTTCTATTCTCCTATTGTTTATATGATTTATTATGTAGCATTGACAATAGTTTCATAAGACAACTGAACTTTAGTTGGGTCTAATGCTTGATAGTTTCCTTTGTCCTCGAAAGCAAATTCAACATTGTTTACTGTATATGTATTCTTTACTCCATGTATATCTGTTATAGATATTAAATCTCCCGCTCTTGGTAATAGTACTATGGTTAGATTATCAGCTACTACAGTTCCACCTACCACTAATTTCATCATATATCTTTCTCCTTTATTATTGTATTATATATCCCAGCTCACTTCTAATACTCTATCCGTCTCTGTTGTTTTTTGTATGGTTACTTTGTATCCTTGCTCTTGATAATGGGATACTATTTCATCAGATAATGAAATAGGAATCTCATCTACTTTGATACTAAGTTTACCATAATGTACTCTACCTTCTATCTTATTATCAATGATAGCTATATTAGATTCTAATGTTTCTTTACGAACTCCTTCAGCAGATTTTGTC